TCGCGCGACGAGGCGTCGGCCTATATGGACGCCCTCATGGCGCAGTTTATCGCCACGGAGTTCGCGAAACGTGGCGGGCAGGCCGGTGAGATGAAAAAGGGAGTGACCTAATGGATCCACTGACATCCGCCATCGTCGGCCATCTCGTCGGCGACTACATCATCCAAACGGACTGGATGGCCCTCAACAAGAAGAAGCCGGGAATGGCCGGATTGTTTCCGTGCGTTGTGCATTGCGTGCTGTGGGCGTGCAGCGTGATGTTGTTCTCGGGCTGCTGGTCGATCCCCTTGGCGGCGCTGCTGTTCAGCACACACCTCGTCCAAGACGGCACGTCGATCGTGCGCGACTGGATGCGACTCGTCGGCCAAGAGCAGTTTGCGACCGGGGCTTGCTCGCCTTGGTCGATCATCGTCGTGGACAACGTACTCCACATCGTGACCATCTGGCTCGTGTGGAGGTTCTGGTTGTGACAGCCGAAGAAAGGCAATACGCCGCCGGTGCCATCGAGCGGGCGAGACAACTGATCGAGGCCATCGGCGATCTGGATGCGGCGTTCGATATTCGTTGCACCCGCTCCTGCTACGCCCAGTTCAATGCCCGTGGCGAGGCGCAGGCCATCCCCAACAAGCTCCTGCTGGATGTCATCGCCACCGGGCTGGTGACGCTCAAGAAGCAACACGAGGCCGAGTTGGCGGTAATAACCCTCACGAAGCCTGCGGAGCCGCCACTGTGAACGCGCAAGACATGTTCGAGCTATCTCTCTCGGAATTCCGCGAGACCGTCGCCCCGATATACGCGGAATGCGAGGCCATGCTCTTGGCGATTGCCGGTCTGCGCGTCGCGCTCTCGGCTTCGTCCGACTCGGTGTCTTACAGGGACACCGGTTTTCATCTCGGAGACGGCAGTCCGCTCATCGTGGTTTCGCGCGCAGAGGCGGTTCGCGTTCTCGATAAACTCATGGCGGATTTCTGCAAAGCATCCTTCTCGAAGTGGGCCTGTTAGCCATGAACGACCATCGCCCCGAAAAGGTCCGGCTCCTCGCCTCCTACATCGCCAGCGGCGTCATGGGCGAGTTCACGGCCGGAGTCGAGGGATTCCTCAAGTCGCTCGGCGCAGACGAATCCAACGCGAGCGAGTTCAACGTCCGCACGTTTCAGACGGACCCCACGACCGAACACGTCTACCGCAACGCCGAACACCTCGGCACGATCCAAGCCTACGTTTCCGCAGACGCGCTCTCGTTGAGCGTGCGCTGCTTCAGGACGGAGCCGGACGCAACAGCGCCGATGGTTCCACTCGCCACGTTACTCTCGACAGGACTACGACCTTGAGCCACGACAAGAACCGAACCAGCCAGGCCGGACCACTGCAAAGCCAAGTTGCCGCGAGCAAAGTGGCCGCCGCCACCGTCGAGACCATTCGCGACGCGGGAGATGTCTTCACCGCGAAGGAGCTTCAGATCGTGATCGACGACCTGAAGAAGGGGCAAGCCACGAAAAACAAGATTCTCGATTGGCTGCTCGCGAGTATTCAGCCGCACGTCATGCAGCACATGAAGCCGCTGATGTTCCACCTGACCGACACTTGCGACGAGCGCGAGTTGGGGCAGTGCATCGACTACCTGAAACTCAAGATGCCCAACGCGGCCGACTACGTGGAGTCGTACCGCGACTGGATGACGGGCCTTGTGACGGCGCGCGTCAGGACGGCCGAGATCAAGCAGGAGTCGCTGGCGGAACTGGCATCGCAGGCGTAGGGGCGTCAGAGGTATTCCCATTCGCCGTCCGTCAGTCGCTCCAATCGCGTGTGGCAACCGGGGCGGACGAGCGTCTTGGCCTGCTGCTCGCGATTCACGGCTGATTCCGGTGTCGCGTCAGCATTGATAACGCCCTCGAAATTATCGTAGATCACCCGCATCAACTCGTCCGTTTCGTCGTCTCGTTCGGTAATGCGGAATGTTGACAGCGGAAGCGTTGGCTCGACGATCGACCATGTGACATGCACCAAGTTGTCTTGATCGCTCAAGTCGGCATCAGCCCATTGGTGTCCGTGTTCAATGGCATCCTCGATCAGCTCGTACACCGACTCCGACTCGTCGTGGTCAGCCGAGAATTGCGCTCCGCAATCGACGATCTTCCCGTCGATTAGCTTGCCACTTCCGGCCCACACCCCGTCCACCGAGATGCTGATTGTCGTGTAGTTTTCGGTTGTCGTCATGGCCGCTTCCTCTGTTCGTGTTCCCGCCACCCGCGAAGTGCGATTGGCTGAGAAACTATACAGTTGGCTCGGCCAATGTTAGCGCGAAATCTCGTCACCGCCGCCGGAGTTTGCGTTCCGCCTCTTTGCGATCGGCTTCTCGACGCTCCCGCTGCTGGCTCTCACTGAGGGGGTAGTGGGAGTCGCAGTGGAACAAAACACGGCCGTCAACGACCGTGCCTTTCGTGACAGGTTTCGAGCGGCAGTGAAAGCACGATGCCGAAGCCCAGAACTCGCGTATCGCCGCCTTCTGTTCCGCGACCGCCATCTTTGTGTTCGGGTCGTTTTCGATTCGCTCGCGACGCATTCTCTCGGCCTCAATCAGCGGCGCGGCCCAACGCATCATACTGCTCGCAAACCGTGGGTATTCCCGTGGCGCAGGCGTGTCCCTGCGCCACCAGACCGGAGGGACGCCGCGACCTAATCGCACGAACTTCAGCCGCTTGATTCTCAGGCGAGTCGCGGCGGCCAAGACACCAAAGTCCGCGATCCGATCACGGACACCGAATGGCTGTTGCGTGCCATCGAACCCGGATGGGCCGTAGCTGAGCGTGCCCGGAGCGATGACATTGGCGGCGTCGCTCCATGTGGCATTGATCGCATGAAGAATCTCGTCGCGTGTCATTCCGTCTCCTGCGTTGGAGCGAGCCGATACCCCAGCCAGTCGCAGACGGCCAGAAAGAAATCCGCCTTGGGCTGCGAGTAGCACTGCATGAACGAGGTCAGGGCATGAGCCGAGACGCCGATCTCGGGCGCGAGTGCCTTCGGAAAACGGATGTCGCGGTCACGCATGACGCGGTAGACCTTCGCACGGGCTTCATCGACCGTCATTGCATCACCCCCGCTTCTCGCGACAGGGCGGGATCGTTCGGGATCGCGAACAACTCGCCGTGAGCAAGTCGGATCTGGCTGATCTCGCGCCGCCGAAGGAAGGCGTCGAGCGCGTATTCCACCTTCGCGTAGGCTTCCGCACGGGCCAGGTGCCCAGCGCTGCCGGAGATGTGCCCCCGCAGAAACAGGTCACGCAACTTGATCGCCGCGATGTCTTCCCCGTTCGTGATCACGCCGCTGATGAAGCAATCGACGAACTCCTTCAGTCGCACCGGGTCTTGCGTAAACGTAGCTCGCGCCACAGGGGCCACGACCGCGACCGACGTGATCCCCTTTTTGTTGCAGTTCAAACCCAGTTTGTACGCAGTGCGAATCGCGTCCGAGTACAGTTCAAACCACTCGCGCAACTGCTCGTTGGTCGCGAATCGCACCCAGACCGGCTCCGAGTTGCAGGACATCAGCATGCGCTTCAGTGTCGCAACTTCCGCCCGCGTCGCACGAACCCCGCTGATCGTGATCGCGTCGGACGCCGAGCGTGAGCTGCCGAGGTTGACGTTCATCGCGCTGCGCAGGCCACGATAGACCCACATCCACGCCGAGACGCCCGTGTTGACGATCGCCGTCAGTCGCGTCTGGCCGTCCACGAGTTGGCCATCGGGGTTGAACGCGATCCCCTCGTGCGTGGTCTCGAATGTCCCGGCCTCCAGCGCGCGAGTGAGAGCCTCTAGGCCCGACGCGCGGATCAGGCGGTTGGGCGCTTTATCGGCGAGCATTTTCTCGGCCCGCTGCGAGGTAATCAGCTCTAGCGACCACGTTCCGACGTTCGGCTTAATCATTGTTCTCGTTGTCCTGAAAGGGTTGTAAACAAAGAGGCTCCCGCTGACATCCAGCAGGCTTGGGGCCAGCAATAATCAGCCGAGTGGCTCGTCGGGAATCCGGAACTCCCACGACGTGATCTTCTTCCTCAGTTGGTCAAGTGCATTCGCGCGATCGCGCTCCGTCTCGTACCTGGCCCACACTCGCCACCCGTTGTTCTGAAAGCCGAAGTAAACCTTCCCGGTGTAACATGCTTCAATCGCCAAGGTCTTCTTGCCGTGTTTGCGTCGATGCCGTAGGGCGGGTTCTTCAATGGGCGGGGGTCGGTGATCTCGGTCACGCATCGTCGCCACCTTGATCGAGCCGGTCGTAGTAGTCGCTGCGCAGGTAGCCGACGGACTCAGACATTTCGCAGCCGGGAGGCATGATCCCGGCGAAGTTTGTGGCGATGCTCACCAGCCGCACGGTCCCCGCGACAATCTCGACCGCCCCGACCGTGTGTTCGGAGTCTTGGTCGGTGAATTGGCCCTGCTGGAGGTCTCCCTTGCTTTCGTGCAGCCTGTAAATGGAGTTGACGACGGCGAGGAAGTGGACGGGGCGCTTCGCCAGCATCAGCGGGGCTTCTTCGTCGTCATCACTGGGGGCGTGCCCGTCGTGATCGACGGCGAACACGGCGTGGTATCCCGGCGCGGCGATGAGTTGGACAATCCGGCACTCCCGAGTTGTCAGCCCCTCGCCCTCGCCTTCCGCGCCTTCCTCGCTGTCGTCGCCTCGATAGTGGCCCACGTCGTCAAAATTGTCGTCAGGATTGTCGTCGTCGTCATCAATCGCCATATACGTTGCCTCCTAGCGTTAAAGCCCCAGCCTGCCGGACCTCATTCATCTGGCCAGTCGTCTACCTTTTCTCCGTCGTGACAGAAGCAAGTGGCGACGCCCCTCCAGTCGCAGGACGGGCAGGTGTTGCGACGCGACACGGTCAGTACGTGACCGTTTCGGCACCGGTAGGTTCTGGCGCGGCAATTGTCGTCGTGGTTATGACCTACGGGTGATTCGCACCCGACCAACGTCGCCATCGTCCCGCCGTGAGACATCTGCTCTCCGCATGTCGCGCAGATCATGATTGCCGCCTTTCTGAATCATGGTTTCGCGGCCACGACTAAAGCCCCAGCCTGCCGCAAATCTCAGCCACGATGGGCGAGCGCATGTTGTCCTCGCGCGTGAACCGCACGACGGCCATCGACGCGAGCATCTCGGGCGTCGAGAGTTGCCGCACGGTCTCGATCAGCGGACTGATGCCGCCGATGTCCTGCTGGCGCTCGTCCCCGGTGAAGATCAGCTTGGTCCCGTGGTCGATGCGGGTCAGGATCATTTCCAGTTGGATGCGGCTGGCATTCTGGGATTCGTCGAGGATCAGGATCGAATCCTTGTAGGACGCCCCGCGCATCAGCTCCAGCGGCGTGATGCGCAGCATGTCCCGCGCGAGCAACGCTTCGATGTCCGCCACGCTGAAGAAGGCTCCCAGCGAATCCAGCAGTGGCGACATGAACGGTGTCACCTTGGCGTTGAGATCGCCCGGCAGAAACCCGAGGTGATCGCCACCGCACTGGATGATGGGCCGCGACAGGATTAGGCGTTGCGTCCGGCCTGATGTTAGCTCGCGTGCCGCATAGCCCGCCGCCATGAAACTCTTGCCCGTGCCCGAGCAGCCCAGCCCGAAGACGATCGTGTTTTTGGCCATCGCTTCAAGGTAGGCAACCTGATTCGGCCTCGTCGCCGAGAGGCGTTGCAGCAGAACTGGCTTGAAGTTTCTTTCGGATTCCGGCGCGACAGGAGCGGGAGGAATCTCGCGCGGAGCAGACTTCGTGCGCGGCTTGGCAGCCGCTTTGCGCTGTCGTGAACTCGGCTTCGGCTTGGCGTGGGCCACAGTGTTCCTTTGAGGGAGGGGTAATGTCTACGAAACAGCCTGTGCAGTCAGGGTGGGCACTGATTCCGCCAGCAGCGACCGGGCCTCGTCACGCTCAATCATGTCATGCCTCCATGACTCGCTCATCGCAAACGGGACCGAGACCTCAAGCGCGAGCCGAAAGGCGACTTCTCGTTCGGCTGCATTGAGTCGAGTACGAATCGCGGCGCGAGAGATCATGCAATCTCCATCTAAAACGATCTTCATCCAGAGGATCGTTCCGTGTACGACGCGAGTGCCACGGACGACCCGATCCGAGAGGAACTTTGACTGCTTCTCTAAATAATCCGATAACCATTCCGCCGACGGTTGTTTTTTTGAGTCAGAAACATCAAGACTCTCGAAAAACTGAAAAATGTTCCCGATCTTGCCGAGGGTGCAATCGGCCGGAGGCGGCAACTTGGGATCAAACTCTTCATTGGTGTTTAGCACAATGTTCCTTTGAGGGAGGGGACGCTTCGTCTGTCTACGGTTAGCCGTCTAACTCTGATTCGATCATTCGGAATGTGGAGAGCTGCTCCACACTAGGCCGCACTGGCACGTCCCGTTATTCGCCTGACACCGCTCCCACGGGCCTTGCGTCTTCGCCGCGTGAAGTGCGTGCAGTCGCTGGATATTTAACATCAGCCTCCCCTAACTGGCAGCCGATCACCCATTCCGCGAAGGCGGCGGGCAATCTCTCGGTTCGCCGCAATCTGGCGATCGTTGTCGCGCGGCGTGTCGCCGGACCTCCACTCGCATGATTCCAGATAATCCGCCGCATTCTCACAGGCGTGATACAGATCGGCGAACCACTGGCTGTCTCGCCTGTAGTCAGGCACAGAAGCCTCACTCGTTTTTTCCATGACAATCCTACCTCAATGTGAAGTTGCCGGTGACGTGTCCGGATGGCTCTTTGCATGGCCTCGACTATCCGTTCCCCATCGTCGCCGATGGTTGGCGTTTGCATACCGTCCCCTCGGTTGGGCCTGTCTAATTTTCCCGAGTGTCACCGCAGTTACGATTGCGGCTCGTCGCACCCGCTGTCGTCGCGTCTCGTGCAATCACGGAATTGGTCGCGTCCCAATTCGCCGGTTACGTTCCCACCGGTCTGCAAGCAGGTTTAGTCAGCGTCTTTCCTACGTCGTGGAGTCATGTTTGATTTAGGGTGATGCCCACTGCTTCGCGTTGTTTACCGACTGGCTCCCGGCGACCCATGTTCCAGTTTCGGTTTCCATCTAACACACTGGTCCCATCGGGTTTCCTATCCACGCATTCGAGAGCGGCACCCATCCCGCCATGCCATCTTCGCATTGCAATACATGAGTCGCCGAGTCGAACGACGCGGGGCGGTGAATGAAGCCGCTCCTACACCCACTCACGCCTGACTGTTCTCCAGATCACGCATCACTATTGGCCAGCCGCTGGAAACGCTCCACGGCTTCACGGGTTGTCAGGACAGTCGCGCCATCGCGGAACCATCCCATGATCGCCAGCTTCCCTGACGACAACTGGATCCCGAACGTGCGCCAGCGGTAGAGAACTTGGCGCGAGGGACGCATCGCGAACATCCCCGCCGCGTCCTTGAACGAGATCGGGGTCTCACTGAGCGCCTGTTCGAGCGGCATGCGCCCGAGCTTGCGGGGCGGTACGGGCTTGGTCGCCGCTGCCTTGACCTTCTTCTTCGCCACTCGCGCCTCGATTCCTTGTCGGTAAATAATCAGAACATCCGTGACGATTCTTGCGGTCTGTCGCGATCGTGTCAACCCTCGCCTCTCGTCAATACGGTCAACGAACCGCGTCAAGTCGCGTCGGAGTTCGGCGCGGCATCGACAAGGATGGACTTTCTGGCGGGATTGCTCTCGCCGCCAAGCCACCGAAAGCGAGACGCGATGAAGCTGATCAAAGACATCCTGAAGGCCGCGACATATCGCCCGGATTCGGCTAACCCCGAGTTCACGGTCGATGTCACGACGGATGTGTTGGATCACTGGTCGCGCACGTTCAGCGACATGAAGACCGCCGAGATCGGCATCCCCGTCCCGTGGGAGCATCCGCCGCGCGGTGATGAGAACAGCGATCCCCTCGAATGGGCCAACCGCAAGCAGGGCGATCCGCGCAGTAACGCCGGGTGGGTGGACTCGATCTACCGCGAAGGCGACACGCTGTTCGCTGTCCTCGATATCGACGACCGCTATGCCGACGACCTGCAAAAGTCCGGCTGCTACGTCTCGCCCAAGTTTGGCGGAACGTGGACCGACTCGCTCTCGCGCAAGTGGGAAAACCCGATCCACCACATCGCGCTGACGACGAAGCCCGTGGCGGTCAATCAAAGCCGAACTTTCAGCCCCGTGGCCTCGCCGGTCTTGGCGTTCTCGCGGGCTATGTGTTTCTCGACCAGCCAATGGTCACAACCGGAGGACGAATCAGTGACACTGACTCCCGAAGAGGCCATCGACCGCATCCTGCAAAACCCCGACGTTCTGGCGCGCGCCGCTCAAAAGCTCGGCGTGCATGAATTCTCGGCCACGCCCGGCATGGGGATGCCCCCCGGTATGCCGCAAGGCGAGGACGACGGTTACGGTTACGCCCCCGCGCCAGAACCAGCACCCGAACAGAACGAAGCCCCCGACGCCGTGGCGACCTGTATGCAGATCATGCACTCGCTCTCGCAGACGCTCCACGAGGGGATGATGGCAATGGCCAAGCTCCACGGAGTCGATGTGGGCGACAACGACGAAGACGACATGGCCCCCCCTGCTCCCCCGATGGCTCCTCCGGCTCCCGCCCCGATGGCCAGTCCCGCTGTGGTCTCGATGAGTCGCGATCAGTTGATTGGCAACCCGCTCTACGCCGCGCTGGAACACAAGCAAACCAAGATGGAACGGCAGTCACTCGCCGAACGCATCGAGGGGCTGTTTGACACCGGCCGCGCCACGCGCGTCAAGGCGGATGAGTTGGTGGCCGCCGTCGGTCAGTACGAGTTCAGCCGCCAGAACGACCTGAAAAACGTCCTGCTCCTCGAACGCATCAAGGTCTTGGAAGAGACCCAGCCCGGCAGCGCGATCCCTTCGGGGAACGAGACCGAGTTCAGCCGTGCCGCGCAGGCCATGAACCATAACTCCGAGTTCCGATCCTCCGAAGAGATGACCGATGAGCGGGCCGAGGAAATCCTCGCCATGCACGGCCTTGTTCGTCAGTAGGCAATGAAATCGCCTAGACAGTTCCACAAAAAGTCAATTGCCACCCCGCCCAATCAGGAGTCGTCACAATGTCAGCCATCGGATACGGAAACAGCCTGCCAGGCATCACGGATCGTCGCAACAGCGTGGAGACCGACATTGGTTTCCAGAGTCGCTTCGGCATGTTCGCGACGTATGACGCCCTTGGCATCATCGCCTCGACCGCACGCGATCCCCTGCACGTCGGTTACGAAATGCAGCTACGTGCGGGCCTGCTCATGGCCAACATCGCTGGCTCATGGACGCAGTACGACGCGGACGCCAACGACGGCTCCCAGTTCTGTTCGGGTGTGTTGGCTCGCGAAGTCTTCGTACTCGACCCTTCGACGGGCAACGCAATCTCCAAGCCCGGCCTCATCGCCACCTCGGGCAACCTCAAGGTTTCCGAGAGCCAAGCCTACGGACTCGACGCCCGTGCCCGAGCGCAGCTCAAGGCCCAAGGCTTCACGTTCGACGACATGGCCACGTCTCCCGCCGTGTTGGGCCACACCTACGCCGGTGCCAAGTCGGTGACGGCCGCCACGACCCTGACCTCGGCGGACTACGGTCGCTTGATCGTCTCTGTCGGTGCCGGTGCCCTGACCCACACGCTGCCTGCTCTCGTCAACGGAGCCGTGATCGAGATCCTCAACGCCGCTGACCAGAACATGACCGTCTCCAGCGCGGCGACCAACGACATCGTGGCCGTCAACGACCTGTCGGCTTCGACCGTCGCCGCCTCGACCACCGCAATGAAGATCGGTGCCCGGTTCCAGTTCGTCGGCACCTACATCGGAGGCACGCTCAAGTGGGTGTTTTCCGATCGGTCGGCTGGCGCAGTCACCATCACCGTCACCTGATTCCCGCCCGAGTGCGACCACACGTTTTCAGAAGATTCAAAACAGTTCTACACAACAAGGAGTTTGAGTTATGGCCACCGATGCTTCCATCAGCGAGTTGCTGACCACGCTGTACACCGCGAAAGCAATTTCGACGGTGGCCGCGACTTCCTCCCCGATTCTCGGGCTGTTCGGCTTCAATGGGAACGATCCCAAGTCGGATGGCAAGAACCTCTTGCGTGTCGGCAAACGCAAGAGTGGTTGGGATATCTTCGACGACACCCGCACGGCCGCGTCGTTCCGTGCGCCAGCGGCTCCCGCCGCGACGGTGGCACGCAATCCGGTCGGTCGGGTCGAGATCGTCTTCCCTCGCATGGCGGAAAAGCTCCCCCTGCTGCACGACGACCTGAACAACTTCCGCAAGATCGGTGGCGGTTACTCCGACTACGATCCACGCGGGATCGACTACATCACCAAGCAACAGCGGTATCTCGGCCAACGGGCCGCGAACTTCCGCCTGTTGATGACCGCTGGCATGATGCGCGGCAACCTGTACGGCCACCAAGTCGGTGACACCACGTACTACGATTTCGATTCGACGGCAGCCATCAACACGATCAGTTGGCGCATCCCCACCGGGAACACGCTCCAGTTGAACATGACCGGCGACGGGAACATCATCGACGCCAGTTGGGCCACGGTCGCTTCGACGGACATCCCCCGTCACCTGAGCGCCATCAACGCCGCGTTCGAGTACACCAGCGGCTCGCGTCTCGACGTGGCCGTGATCAACTCGAAGACGTGGGATTTGATTAAGACCAACACGCTGGTGCAGCGACAAGCCGGTTCCTCGAACCGCGTCTTCAAGGTCGATAAGCGTGATGTCGGCATGGGCTTCAACGGCAAGCCGTTGACGAACCGTGTGGGTGAGATCGACGCGGCCAACTTCGTCGAGTTCATCATCACCGATGCCGTGATGGATGTCGGCCCGCCGCACACGCTGCGACGCGAGAAGCTGATCCCTGACAACTACGCCTGGTTCGGCCCTCAGCCCGACAAAGACCTGATGGAGATGCTCATCGGTTCGGAAGTCGTCAGCGAAGGCCACGGCAAGGCCCCGAGCGAGAAGTACGGCACCTACGCCTACAGCAAAGAAAACGATGACCCTGCGGTGGTCGAGTTGTACTCCGGAGACAACGCCTGCCCAGCCCTCTACGTCCCCGCCGCCACGGCTTGGGCGCAAGTGGTGTTCTGATCGGTTTCGCGACTGACAACCCCGGCGGGGCGGGTTCACTCCCGTCCCGCCGTTTTTTATTACCACACGGGACATCGTTCATGGCGGTCATCATTGGTTCGACGAAGACGATCGACAATCGGGACGACCGCAAGGAAATCCGGATCGCGCTGGAGAAGTTGCAGCCCGAGGCCCGCATCAAGTTTCTGAAATGGGCCTTGGCCTTGGCTCCCATCAATCTCGGTTCACGGGGTCAAAACCCCCTGCGAGCGACCGACAAGGGCGACAAGAAAACCAACCCGTTCCCGTGGGGATCGGTCGAGCAAGTCTACTTCGATTTGATGATGGCGATCTCGCAGTACGCGGTCCCATCGGATGTGGTGGTGATCGAGCTGGAGCGACGAGCCGCTAAGAAACTCGTCGGGCTGTCATCCTTTGACAGCTACTGAAAGGACGGCCGTTCGTGGGGTTCTACAGCACCAACGTCGATGTCAAACGCTACATCAACCTGTGCGCGTTGCCCGCCCTGACCACCGGGGATTTGTCGTCCGTCACGGTCGATGAAGACCAGATTGAGTTCGCCCGCGAATACGCCTTTGAAGACATCAACGGCTACATCGTCAACCAGTACGACCTGACCACAGCCAACGCGGTCAAGCCGAACTGGTTGTCGCACACCGAAGCGATTTTCATTTGCGTCTGGATTTTCCGACACAGCGCCAACGGGGCCATCCCGCCGGGCTTGCAACAGTTTTATGACGAGCGGCTGATGGCGCTCCAGCAGATATCGCAGGGCCAACGCCAGATACCCGGCCTCTCGGTGCGATCCGATCCCGGTGTCTCGATGTCGAACCTGCACGTCGATCAACGCTACGACAGCCACAAGATCCGAACCGAGCCGTGGACCAATACGGGCGATCAACGGTCGGTGGTGGTGCGCAACAACAGCACGAACATCCCGTTTGAGTAAGCACACAAGATGTCAGGAACGCTGGTCCGTGCCGCTGTTCGAGACCTGATTCGCTCCCACTTGGGGATTCAGGATCGGCAGTGCCTCGTGACCGACAGTCCCGGCAATGCCCCGCCCGATGCGTCTCAGTTGTTCATCGCGATCCATCCGGGCCGCTGGCGACGCTGGGGCGCGTGGAAGCTGGGTCCGACGTTCGACGAAGAGTTTGCCTGCCGGGTGACGGTGAGCGTCAAGGCGGGGTCGATTCAACCACAGTGGTGGGGCGAGAAGTTCATTCAGAAGGCTTGCGCGATCTCCAGTTGTGGAGCCGGGATTGAGGCGATCTGCCGCGAGATCGCCACGATGCTCCACGACAACAACGAGTTGGCCTGTGCCCTCAACACTCAGGTGGGGGACACCCAATTCACCGGCGGTTTGTTTTTTGCCGATGGCGGTGAGGCCGAGTCGAGAACGGCCTCGTGGTGGCGCTGCCCGACCACCAAGGAAGCCCCGGCCATCGGGTTGTCCCAGACACTGTACTTCGACGGGATACGACGGACTCAAGCATCACAAGAGGCGAACTAAATGGCCGACGACGCACCCCGCAAGGTTTCCACACACCTCATCGTCCTCGACGCGAACGGCCCGATTTTCTCGGGCGTCAAACGCTACCGCGTGGCCTGTACCCCGGAATCCAAGCTGCCGGAATCGGCGTCCAACGTCGCGTTCCGCAGTGTCATCACCTGTCCACTGTGCCTCGACACGGAAGAGTTCGCGATTCTCGAAGAAGAAATGGATGGCGGTTCCGCAGCAGATCGAGCCGCCGCCAAGGCGATCAAGGCCAAGGCGGCCGCGAAGGCGGCTGCTGCCAGCCCGGCTCCCGCTCCCGTCGAGAGCGACGCACCGAGTTCTACCTGACCACCAAACACGCCACGCACATCCTGACAAGGAGTCATCATCATGGCCTTGACCACGGGTTTTCAGTCGGGTTCTTACACGGGCACCTACAACGCAAACGACATCGGCTTGATTCAGGACGCCTTCCGGATCCAGCAGACGTTTGAAGCACAGGGCGTGCGCGCCGACTACTACGGTGACTCCGTGATCGACCTGATCCTGCGTGGCGGCAATGCGTTCTGCATCTTCGAGGGGCTGAAATGGGCCTCGATCTCGGCCATCGTCGGCGGCCCGACGAACATCGGCGTGATGGGGATCGCCAACATGGGCGCTTTCGTTGGAAACTGCGGACTGTCGAAGGTGATGGTTCTCACGGCGCGGGCCTCGTCCTGTACGGTCGCACCCGCCTCGATCACGGCGGCCAGCACATTCTTGGCGGAAGGATTCAACGTGGAGTATTCGCTTGGCAACTCCCTGCGGACCCTGCCGATCATGCTGCGGATGCTACCAACGCTTATCTCGTCCGAAGTCAAGTGGTACGAGATGGCCTGACGTGTTGAGTCGCTGCGGGAGCCAACGTGCCCAGACCTGACCATACTGACGATGAGCTTCCGGAGTTCCCCTACGACGAGGGGAACCCGGACTCTTCGTTGCCGGACGAGGACGCTCAGCAGCCCGCCGCATCCGGGCGCGACGACCTGCACCACGCCAAGGCTCAACTCGACGACGACGGCCCCACCGTGGGCGAAGCCGCCAAGAGCATCGCCAAGTCCGCTGACCTGAACACAGACGCGATCCAGTCACTCGTCAGCGCCGTGGAACAACTCGCGTCCTCCCTGCCGGGCACAACACCCAGCCAGTCCACGACACTGGCCACGCCATCGCCCGCGACACCCGCCGACGAGACTCCATCCAAGACGCCCCCGCTCGACCTCAGCCGCGTCACGGCAGGGCTAGACCGCATCTACTCGGCGATCGTGGACGGGAAGTCATCGTCCGCCGCGCCATCCGCATCGCCCGCGCCGTCCGCCGCATCACCATCCGCATCGCCCGCGCCGTTCGTCTCGCCCAATCTCGTCCCCGGCCAGAAGTCTGGCGTCGATAAGGTTCCCGCCGCTCTCACCGAGGGCGAGTACGTCATGCGCCCCGAAGCCGTCAAGACGCACGGCCTCGACTTCATGGAGGAGATCAACGCCGCCAAGGCTCCCGCCGCGAGCGAGCCGGTCAAGGGGCACTCGATCGGCGGGTTCATTGCCGGAGCAGCATCGAAGGCCGGTAAGGCTGTTGTCGGGGCAGCGAAGGCGACGAAATCAGCCTATAGCGGCGTCATGGGTGCCGCTGATAGCGCCGAGAGCGCAGTGAAATCGGGGTTGAAAACCGCAGCGCCCTACGTGGCCAGCGAACAAGACACGCAGTCCATCGTCACCGGCGGCGAAGCAGGCGGCGGCTTCTACAATTCCTACAAGGAAGCCACTCGCTCCGCACAAGCCCCGCAGAACGCCCCCAGCATCGGCAACTCGGCCGCTTCAGCGGCGGTGTCCGGAGCGCTCACCGGCGGCCCACTCGCCGGAGCCGTCGCGGGAGTCGTCGCAGGCTTCAAAGCGGTCGGAGAATCCGCCAACGCAGCCTCGAAAAATCTGGAGTCCTACAGCGCCGAGATCGCCACGGCCAACGCGGAAGCCAATGTCGCGCAGATTACGGGAGACATGGACCGGGCTTCGGCGGTTGGCGAGGACGTGGCAAGGCACACCAATGTCACGAGTGACATCAGCCAGTCGAACCAGAACCTCGAAGCGGGCTTAATGAAGGCGGGCTTGGCGATCATGAATCCACTGCTGGAACTCATTGAGCCACTGATCGGGTTCGTGAATCAGGTTCTCGGCGGCATGGCAGCCGAGGCACTCAAGTACCTCGCCTACATCGGCGAGTGCATTGGGAAAATGCTGGAGTGCTGGCCGTTCAGCCAGCAGGGCACCGAAGCACAGATGAAGAAATTCGGGGACGATCTCCGGAAAGCGGCCAAGGGGATTGAAGACCTCGTGGATACCGCCAAGAAGGACGACGATGAAGGCGGTCTCGACATTGACCAATTCATGAACCAGTTCCTGCAAGGTCACGGGATGGGCGACGATCAGGACCAGCACAAGTTCAGCGCGGTCCGAAACGTCGGCCCCAAGAAAAAGCCGAAGTCGAAGAAAGACTGGAATGCCGCTGGCGGCGCGTTCGGCTAACTACAACGGAAGGGCATCGCTATGGCACTTCCCGGCATCGGAAGAGTCTCCTACAACGGGCTGGAATTCGACGGCCCGATGATTAGCTCCAAGGTGAGCATCGAGAACGTGCGCGGAGAAGACGACCGCGCCGTGATCTACAGCAACGTCACGATCGAGATCAAGGCGACGATCAGCCTCGGCGACTACAGCGGAGTCGCTTGCATTATCCACCCGGATGACATCGGTTCCGGCGGATACTTGACCATCACGGATCGCATTCGGCACATGCTGTCTCAGGACGGCAAGCCACTGATCTTCGAGGACAAGATCTTCCACAAGTTCCACGTCAACACGACGTTCGGAGACGGCTACGATCTCGTGGATGTGAACTATGGGCCGCGCACCAAGGTCGGCTCGATCGTCCCCATCATGGCCAATAAGGCGTTCGAGGTCGTCTGGTCCGTGACGGCTGCTGTCGGGCAATGCCCGGAAATAATCGGAGACGGCCCGACTGGCTACGAGGTGCAGTCATGGAAACGCGACGACATCAAGCAGGTCTGCTACCGCGTGGACTGGTCGGCCGACCATCGGGGCTACACCTCACGCACGGTGACGGGCTTCATCGAGATCGTGTCGGCTCCGGCACTAGAACAGCCCGAGAACGTCATCACCGTCTCAGCGGACGACTACCGAGACCGACTGACGATCCACATGCCTAAGGCGTTCCGGAGAACCGAGAACAAGTGGTCCCTGAACGAGAAGCGCGACCGAATTTCCTTCACGGTTGTCGATCAGGAATGCGACAGCCCAAACCCCTACCCTCCCGGTGTCGTGGCGATGGAGGTCATCCATAAGGTCGCGATCGGGGCGGACTCAGGTTTCACCAAAGGCGTCAGCGAGTTATCTGGTTCGTGCGAGGTCGCCAACCCGCTCCCGACATCCGAAGCATGGGAGAAGCTGTACCCGATCATCGACAAGCGGATAAAGGCAGCCCGAGACGCTTACGGTGGCATTTTGCTGACAAATGTCAGCATCACGGAGTACCTGTTCGCGCGCAAGGTCTCGTTCTCGATCAGCTTCTATAAGCTGTCCGCCTCACCCTACGGGTTCATCAAGTCGGCAGGCCTGTTCACCCCGGTGTCAGATGGCAACGATGGCTGGTTGGAATGGCGCAAGTCCATGTACGGCCAGAGCGAGACCTCCAACGACGAGACCTATGAGCGGGCAATGCCGACAGGGGGGCCAGAGGAGACTCGCCTGCCGTGGGCGCGTCGCTCGATCGCGAACCTGTCCTACGAGCCGAGCGACGACAAGCTGGTGACGCCCTGTACCAGCCAGCCCTTTGAGGTCACGGTCCACAACCAGAGGATTGACCCGTTCCCGAACGACCTTCAGTCGGCACTGAAGAACGTCTGCCCGGCACCGGAAAAGAGCTACGTGAAATACGATAACGCCCTGGAGCTGGTTTCAGAGCAAGACATTAGCTGCTTTAAGGAGCAGCCGATAGAGGGTACGGCTAGTGACACCTACACAAAACCATCAACAGCAGACAAGGAGCCAATCCCCGGTTCGCAAGACCCGGATGTGAACCGTAACCGCATGTCGTATTCCGGCGAAACGATTAAAATCTGGATGATCGGCAAAGCCTGTCGGGTTGGCGTGTCTCCCGAGATGCCGGAGTTTGCTAAAGACCTGATCGACACCAAGAAAGTCGTGATAGGGAAAGACAAAAGCAAAACATCCAGCAAGAAGTTGCTGGGGTGTACCGTCTATGTGCGGTCATGGAAGGTGGAACTCACCGTGGCGACAGAACTCACCGCGTTGCTGCCCGACCTCGATGACCTCGCCAAGAAGCTGTTCAAGACACCTGTCGTCCCCGAAGGGATGGAGTGGGACGAGGCGTGACGCCTACTTGGACGCCGGTTTCTTCTTGCTCGCGACGTAGGCCGCGCGCTGCTGTCGCACCACGGCATCGTCGATGCGCTCCACCCCGAAGTTCCTGCCGGAAAAGTCGCGTTTGAGCCTCGCGCCACCGCAGTTTGCTCTGCCGTTTACTGCGCAATGTTCGCGCGACTCAGCCTATCTTGTCGCTCACATGGTATTGGTGGCAGTTCGTGAGCCTCACTGGCCCGGCCTTGAAGGTGTTGGAGTGAATGTCGATGTTTTTCGATATCCATTGAAACAGCGGTCTCGTGTAGCTTTCATCAAACTCTTTGTCTGTATCGTGAATTGCGGAGCGGCAGCCGCCCTCGCTTTGGATCGCGATCGTCGTGTCTTTCATCATCGCCAGTAGAGCCACGGAAGCCCCGAGGTTCCACAGCGATTGATGCGACCAGCCCGTGGCCAGTGAATTACGGTCGAACACGAACACATCCCGCTTGCCGGGGAGGTGCGTTCGCTCCGCCATCACAGGGCAGTACGGCATGTGTTTCCGTAGATGCTTCAGTACACCCTTGATTTCCGAGTCAGACTTCTCGGGCGATAGAGGTTCGTGGACAACCTCCGGCTCCGGCTCCACGGCAGTCGCGTCCTTGATCGCCACCGTGAGGTTTGCCACCCGCTGCTGCAAGCGGTGTGTTTCCAGTCGCAACTCGTCCCGCTCGCGCTCAACGGCCTTGGATCGCTCAATAGACGCCTCCTTGAGTTCTATCGCCAGAGCCTCCGTGGCCTCAGCGGCAGCCAGCCGCGTTCGCAACACGTTGACGGCTTCCTTCAGCTTCCGCAACTTCCCGAGGCCACTCACGTCGCGACTGAGATACCCCGAAAGATCCTCGAACTGCTTCTTGACTTGCGCGATCACTATTTTGGACTCCACATATCAGCCGGGACTCGCGCCTGCTGCGGAGGCTGATTCGGGGCGAGGGATTTTATGTGCTTGGTGAGTCGGTTGAGGATGTGGAAGAACTCATCCACATTCGTCACCCGCTCCCCATGCGTGAGGATGCTCTCCAAGACGGTCTCGGCCGACTTGAGGGCGCGCAGCAAGACAACATCTTTCGGCAGCGAGGCGCATGGCCTGCCAGTCAGCCGAGACTTGATTTCCGGATCGTCATGCACAGCCGAGAGGCGATCCGAGTAGACGCTGTAGGGGTTGGCTGATTTCGGAGCCGCGTCGAAGAACGCGACCATGTAAGGCGCAGCATCAGCCACCGAGATGCGAGACTGCTTCAGCGTGTTCAGGAAGCCCACGACGGGATTCGTGGCCTGTTCCAGAACCGAGTTGCCATGAATGTGCGGACGCAACTCCAGTAGCATCGCGTCTGGCAAGGCAGGGCCGCCCATGCGGGAGATTCGAGACTGTAGCTCCACCGCTTCGGCAATACGCTTGAGGTCAGCCGCTTTCCAGCCTCCCATCTGAGCCACCTCGTTGTGACTCAGGCCGCGATCCACAACCAGAACCTCAACCGCCCGGCGGCGAGTCCACTCGGCGGGTTCGGCTCGCCCCTGCATACGAGCATTGGCTAGCACGCGAATCGAAGCGAGCATGTCTCCGGAATCGGTTTCCACGATGTACGCCGACACGCGCGTCGTTCCGTTCAAGGCGGCTGCTGACAGTCGCTGCACGCCATCCAGAACACGAAACCCGCCGTCCGACCGAGACAGGATCGGAGCGGGAGCGGGCGAACCGGATTCCATCAGCGTCGCGTACTCCATCACGGCGTCTTCGCGGATCGCGACCGGGCGGCCGATGTTCTCCCGATCCCATTCAGGACATAAGTCCTCCGGCAGACGCAGCCCGTTGGTGTAATCGAACTTGACGCCCAGCGAGGTGAGGAAGTTTTCGGTGCGACTGTCCGTCGTAAACATGATGGAAAGGGTTCCGGAGAGATCGGCGCAAACTGAACAGTCGCTAGTACGCAAAACTCAGGGACCAAGACACAAAAAAGTGCGGTCCCGGCTCGGTTTTACTCAAAAAAGTCGCGTTTGAGCCGCGCGCCACCTGTGCTAGTTTCGATGGAACTGCTTAGAAAGTTCCATTGTTGACCTACAGGAAGCCGCACAGATGTCCGACGACGTGATTGATTTCGATGGCGATGCCGTGGTGATTTCGTTTCGCGGCAAGAAGTACGACCTGCTCGCCGCCGACGAGATCGACGAGATTCATTCCGAAATCCGCCGACTCGATTCGCTGATCAAGCCCGAGGATCGCCTCAGTGGCGAAGACGGCTCGCCCGCCAAGTGCCCCAACGGGGAAGACGCGGACGGCGAGTCCCTGCCGTTCACGCACGGCAACGGCTTGGCATTCACCAATCTGCTCAAGGCGCACTTCAACGCCAAGCACGCGCTCATCGCCCCGACGGCCACGGTCTACGCGATCTACCGGCAACTCCTCCTGAAAAAGGAGACCTACGAAAGTTTTTTCGTGAATGGGCCGAGTTCGCCACCACCTTTGGCTTCCCGCCCCCCCCAGGCTTCCGCCGACGCAGCGCTCGAAACGCTGCGATCCACCATGCAAGGCGTTTCCGAGCAGCTCACCGCCTTGAAGAGTTCTACGACCGAATCCTCGACACCAAGTACCGAGAGCGTGACCTCCTAATCGAGGCCACCGGTGACGTGGAACGCGCCAACAAGTTGTTCCGCAAACGTGTTGCCGACGACATGGAGGCCCGTGTCCGTAACGGACAGGTGAAATAATCATGGTTGCCGACAACAAGCCGGACAGCATGTCATCCAAAGACCTGCTGGAAATCCAGACGACGGCCTATCTGCCCCCGCCGAATCATCGCGGCACGATGAACGACATGGGCCTGCCCATGTTCACGCTGCGGCAGGTCGAACTGATGCGGCGCGATGAGCAAGTCAAGCTGGGCGAGCGCATCCTCAAAGCCCCCTTGATGCACATCAAGTTCGAGGTCTCCGGCCGTCCCGACGTGGCGGCCTTCGCCCAACAGCAGATGCTCCGCGCATGGGACTCGGTGATCCCCAAGCTCACGACGGCCATGTGGTACAAGGTCTGTTGCGGCGAGCCGATCTACCGCAAGAACCAGACGACGAAGCAGATGGAGATCGCCGGGCTGAACGACTTCCATCCGTCTGACTGCGATTTCCTAGAGATCGACAAGAAGCTCGTCGGCATCCGCGTCACCGATCGCGGTTCTGTCGCGTCCGAACCGCATGACCTCTACGGCATGAAGGCGTTCCACTACATCCACCGCCAGCAGTTCGGCTCGCGCGATGGCGTTTCGGAGCTGGAAGGAGCCTATCGGCCGTGGCTGACCAAGACGGGGCGCGACGGGGCGCTTGCGTGTCTCACGCTGTGGAATTATAAGAATGCCTTCAACAGTGGCATGATGTTCCATCCACCGGGCGAGTACCAGTGGACCGACGGCAACGGCATGACGCAGATTATGCCCTACCGAGACATCGCCCGGCAGGCGATGGAGCGTAACAAGACTGGAAACGTCATGGCGTTTCCATCAGTCTTCGATGAGAAGGGGAATCTCCTGTGGCGCTACGAACAGCCCAAGATCAACGGCGATGGCTCGGGACTGATCCAGTACGTCGAGCAACTCAACACCGAGATGCTGCGCGGGATGGGCATCCCCGACGACATCATCAGCCAGACGAGCGGCACGGGATCGTATGCCGGTCGGTCGATTCCGTTCCAAGCGTTCCTCACCAGCCAGAACGACACCGTCAAGGCGATGTTTCAGGCGGTCGAGAAACAGATCGTCGCGCATCTCTGCTGGTGGAACTTCCAGTCGCGGGACTTCGAGTTCCACGGCGTCGAAGTGGATCGCGCCAAGCTGCTGCCGATCGACCAGCCCGAAGCCCCACCGGGAGCGACCCCGCCCGACATGAGCGGCGGCGGTGAAGACCCGAACGCGGCGATGGCGGACCCCCAACAGGCCGCGATGCTCGCCGCAGCCCAACAACAGCAGATGGCCGGAGCCGCTCCGCCCGCCTGAATGTTTTCAGAATAGTTGAGTAAGTTCTTGAGGCCAATCGCTTGACCGCCGCTGCCCCCAACTTCGGAATCGCCTACGCCTCACTTGGTGGCCAGCCCATCGTCACGGCGCGGAGCGCGATCCAGTCGTTCGACAAGCAGGACTGGGACGAGTCCGTCTTCGAGGGCCGCGCCAATTCGTTCACGTCACCCCTCGGCGAAGAGTACGGCTATGGCAAAGTTCTGATGATACGGTCCAGTCTGGACGTGCTGGACACGACCACACGCTACAAGCTGAAGTTTGGCGTCGGGCAGGAAGGCAATGAGATCGAGCTGGACGGCATCTACATTCGCAAGGCCAAGCGAATCAGCCCCGGAGTCGCCCACGAAGACAAGGCGCTCTATCTCGTCGATCTCGTGGACACCCGGTACAAGCTGGCCAAGCTGCGCAAGAATGGCGTCTATCAGTTCAACTGCCGCCGGACGGGCGGGACGGCCGACAGCTACGACGAGGCCACGCTCGACAACACCTATCCCCCGGCACGAGCATGGACCTGGATTCGTGTGATCGAGCATCTCTGGGGTCTACTGAACACCGAAGACCCCTCCCTGATCGGCACGTTCAGCGCCCATCCAAACGTGGACCTGCTGGAGGACTTCAATTATCCAGACGAAATCCTCCCCGAGAACCTGCGGTACGATGGCCTGTCGCTGTGGGAAGCCCTGAACGATGTGGTGCGCCGCGTCGGCTGCGCCATCGTGTTCGACAACGCCTTCGTCCACAACTTCTTTCTCGTGCGGCTGGGAAGCATTGGTGGCGGCGTCTACCCAGAAGACGTGCCGCAGTTCCACAGCCAAGGCGGCTCGAAGGTCACGGTCACGAGCGCCAGTACGGCCTATTGGTCCGCCGGAAACACGACCCGCATACTCGGGGACGGGCTGTTTGCCGACGACGAGGTGTTGCAGGGCGAGTTAGTCGTTCCCAACATTATTGATGTCATGTTCCCGACCTCCTTCGACGATCAGGCGTCCGGCGAACTGACGAGCGAGTACGGCCGCTGGTATCCCAAGTCCATCACCGGAGCGACGCTGCCCGCGACGGACTATTGCGACATGGGCGGCCGCGTGCCGCTCCCCTCCAATAACCCCTTCAGCCGCCACATCGTCTACGAGACCAAGCACGCCCGATTTGCTGCGGCTGCGGACACGACGCCCAACAACGACGCGGACCTCGATCTACGGGCCAGAAAGATCGCCGAGGACGTGTACCGCACGCTCGTGGACTGTGCCGGTGCCCACGTCTCCTACGCGGGCATCCACTACGACGACGACAGCAACCCCACGATCCCCGGCAAGACGGTCTCGGAAGTGACCTGGGGCGACTTCGGCAACGGCCTGCGGACGGACATCTATCGCTCCCCGCCCGACCTGATGCCCACCAAGCGCCCCATCCGTGTCCTCGACGCTAAAGGCGGCGTCGGCGGCAAAATCTGGTTCAAGGTGATCTCCATCTCCATCTACTACTGGGAGTTGCCGGGTTGCGAATACATCAGGGCGGAAGTGACTCAGAAGTCGTGTGACGCCAACGTAAACATTGGCGATATAGTTTACATTTTCGACCCGTTTTTCTGCTGGTTCAACCTGCCGATTGCCATCATGATGCGAATCACCGGGACCGCCACGTTCGCGGAAAACGGCTTCTGGGACGGCGTGACCCCGCTCGTGTGTGGCGTCACTCCCGGCAAGTGCTTCTGGTCGGTGGATAGCGTCTGCTGTCTGGAGGAAGACTATGGCGCGTTCTAGGCCGCTGATTTCAGATGGGTCAGACCCGATTGTCGGTGGCCCCAAGTGTCTTTCACATCACGCGGGAGTTAGCACAGGCATTGAAGATTGGTGTTGCTGCTGCAATCCCTGTCTCTATACCCGACCCATCAGCTTGCAGAACCCCTGCCGCTGTGTGCCGAAGCTGCTCTGTTTCGTGTTCCGTGGTGATGCCGGTCAGCGACCTTGCTGTGATGAAATCACGCTGCACGCATTCGCCAGCCTCCGAGGCACCATATTTACATACTACTCTGTAACATTTTCCGGGGGTGTTGATATCGTGCTGTCAATCGGCAGCGATTGTAAACTCGCGTCTACGGCAGCAGAGATATCTGACGGTAATCCGGCGTTCTGGAAACTCCACTCCACCGCGTTAGGGATCGACGAAACGTACAGGATTGACGGCAGCATCACGACGTGCCTAGCCCCTCCTCCTATCTCAATTGCCGGAGTCACAATAGAGACGGACACTGGCCCATGTGTAGGTACGGTCACGCTGGAGTCATATAGATCAGTCAAGCTCCCGTTCAACCGAATAGACCGGCTTCCGAACGTAGATATTGCCATCCCGCCACGTACCGATCCACTTTGCAAGTGTGATTTTGCAGCTAAGACGCTGTGCGTCTGGGGTGTACGGAAACATAATCAGCCAGACGAAGGCGTCGAGTTTGTGTGGGACGAAGCCCTGAACGACCGCTGGACCTACTCTCCGCCATGCGGCGGCTTGCTATCTCAAGAGCATATCTACCTCCGAGGCGATGTTGACGGGAACTGTTATTTAGAGCTTGATTTCGTGCAGTCTGGCGACACGACCAACGACTGGGCTGTTCCGCCAAACTCATTCGACGGCAACAATCCGCACGACATTCGACCGGGGATGCTACGGGTTGAGTCCTGCGTCTGCGGGTTATTCGTCAGCGACTACAAAGGACAACTAGACGACAACAGGCGAGTCGTCATCACTGGCGGATACTGCGAAAGGTATATGTACAGCCACTGTGATAAGTGCCGTTGCGTTCCCGAGAAGTTGTGTGCTTGGGGTAGCATCGACGGCGAAGTTTTTCAGGGCCAACTGACGTGGGACGGCGAAAAGTGGGCCAGTGCTGGCACGGCCTACATAGCCCCGTTTTCGTTGATCCTAGAGAAGGGCGACTGCTCTGGTTTGCCCTCTGGTAGACCTGATCCTAAGACCTGCGGGCTTCGAGCTGGCGGCACATTTCTTGTGCCGTTTAACAAGGGAACAATCACCGAATGTGGGCCGCGTTTGTCGTTTGACCTGTCGGCTGGATTTGATCCAGCACACCCCACTATTCACAACTTCTTGTTCGGGAGGGCAAGCCTCTGTGGCGGCTGCAAAGAGAACCAATGTGGACCATGCCTAATGCGGTGCGGTGGCCCGCCGCAGGTAATTTACGCAGACTTCGAGGCAGTCGTCTCACGGGGTCACTATCCCTACGATGACCCCACAATGCCGCCGGTAATGGACCCGGACGAACTCTGCACCATCCAAGTGCAACTGATGTACTATACGAGATGGATGGGCTCGTCTTTAGGGTGCGGCTACATGGGAACTGTGCTGATACCCGGTGGAGGTATATTTATCGTCGAATGGAGCTTCACTCCGCTGGACTTATGGTCACTAACTAGGATTAGCCCTACCGGAGTCACGCAGACTCAACTTGGTCTTTCTATTACATGGCCTTATCAGGTGTGCGATCCAATGGAATGGGTCAGCCCTTGGCAGACAGCCTACCTTATGGCTCGCCTTTGTGCGTGGGGACCAGAGGTTGAGGATCATCCCATCATCGCCATTAGCAAATGGCGAGTAACGGTCACGGAGTAAATCATGGGTGATTGCGATGAGTTTTTTCCCGGTAGCCGACGCCGACAAATCTGCGAAGGGCAGTCCGAGTTGCCGATCGACACGGTAAACAAATTCCGCGTGATGTGGGGTAAGGAGCCGTTTGGATTAGGGGACGACGGCAAAACGTACACCCTAAAAGAATCCAGCGGTGTGGTTGTGCGAATTGTTCCCCGAACAGCAGACGCGGCAACCGGTGCCGCCTGCTGTGGAAGAAACAACAGGACGCCCGAGCCAATCCGTAGAATGGTGGACGGGACTGGAGTTGGTGGACGATTGATCGAGATGTTCAAGGCTGCGGGTTTCGAGTCCTGCCAAGCCTGTTACGACCTCGCCGCGAGAATGAATGCGTGGGGACCAGAAGGCTGCACCACGAATATGAGCGTGATCGTCGCTGACATCCTGCCACGGGCGTTGGCGTGGGAGAGCAGCAAGGTCGGCTGGTGGGCCAAGCTCCTCCCCGAAGCCGTTACGGAAGCCGCAATCAAGTTGATGGTCGAGCAGGCGATAGCGACCGCCAAGCCGCTGGAGTGGACAATTGACGCTCCAGCACCTACGGGACCAAGGCAACGACCACGGGTCGTCCCTACGGCACCGGTCGTGTCGCTACAGACCGACCGCAAGATCGGAACCGTCACCCAGCCAGCAGAAATCGCGAAGCAAGACGGTTGGTGGAATGATGCGGACGTGCAACAGCAACACCGTGACCGAGCGACGAGATTCATCAAGACGATCCCGCGATACCCGGACCACTTTGAGGGGCGAGGCATCGTCATCACGGGAGGCGGAAAATACTTCGTCTCGGCCTACATCACGATCCGAGTCATCCGGCACGTTGACTGCAAGCTGCCCATCGAACTCTGGTATCTCGACGGCGAGATGGACGACGAGATGGTCGGCATGGTGGCCGAGTACGGTGTCACCTGTCACAACGCGAGCGAGCTTGCACGAGGCACGGGCTACTTCCTTGACCACTGGTGGAAGGGGTGGCAGCTTAAAGCGTTCGCGTTGCTGCACTCTTCATTCAGGGAAGTGTTGATGCTGGATGCCGACAGCTACCCGGTTCGCGATCCTTCTTTCGTCTTCGACTGGCCGGAGTACCTCAAAACGGGAGCGATTATCTGGCCGGATATTGGATCAAGTGCGAGATTGTTCCCACCACTTGCCGCTCGTGTTCTCGGTGTGCCTCAGTTCACGGAAGGGTCAGCAGAATCAGGGCAGTTGGTGTTCAACAAAGAGTTGACATGGCAGGCGTTGTGTTTGGCGAAACATTACAACGCCGATGCGGATTACATGTACCACATCGTTTACGGTGACAAGGACACTTTCCCTGCTGCGATGCACCGACTCGGCTTGCCTTACTCGCGAATGAATCTGAAGTGCAGGTTCAACGGGCCGGGAATCCAACAACTCGACCAAAATGGCGAGACGCTGTTCAACCATCGAATCCATGACAAGTTCAGAATCTTCTCAACAAAATTTGACAGCACCAGTCAGCGTGGCGTGTCGCATCAGTTCGCCACCGGGTGGCTTCACGAACATTTCTGCCACGATGTCCTGAAGGAGTTGAGCAAAAAATGGGGGAACTGATTCAGAAGCCGTGGGGGAACTACGTCGATCACCACCGCTCACCGGAGTGCGTCTTCAAAATCATCACGGTGAATCCTCACGCTCGTTTGTCGCTGCAATATCATCTCGGGCGATCTGAGGTTTGGCTGTGCCTATCCGGTGTCGGCGAAGCGGTCGCAGGTCATCAGACACAGCAACTCCAATCAGGCTGCAAGATCGAGATCGGTATTGGTGAAACCCATCAGTTGCGAAACGTCGGAGACGGGCCGTTGATTGTTGCAGAGATGCAGTGCGGTGAGTGCGACGAAAACGATATCGTCCGCATCGAAGACGATTACGGAAGGTGACTGACAGTGGGCGACAACACTTCATCGCAAGATCACTTCACATGGCAGCAGCAGCATGTCGTCGATGTCCGAGATTCGGCTTTCGCGGCACGCACTTACATCGAGCATCGTGATTTGCGGCGAGTGATCCTACAAGCACTCGGGCACGTCCCAGTCCGCACTCGTGCCGCTGAGTTTGGCTCTGGCTTCGGCCGCATCACTCCCGTACTGACGGAATACGCTCTGTCGGTCACTGGCTTCGAGCGTGAGGCCGCGTTCATTACAGAGTCCAAGTCGCTCTTCCCCGATATCTCCTTCGATCACGTTGAGTCCCTGTCTCGCGTCCCGGCTCCAGACGCATCATTCGACCTCGTTCTCACATTCACCGTACTCCAGCATTTGACGGACGAGTCCCTGCGACTCGTAGTGGCGGAAATCATCCGAGTCCTGCGTCCGTCAGGCGTGCTGATTCTGTGCGAAGAGACCGATGTCTCCCAGCGGACGGGCGATGTGTTCGACCCGAACGGCATCTGTACGATAGGTCGTTCTGTAGACACGTATGCGAAGCTGCTCCAGCCACTCACGTTGTCTGCGACACACCCACGCCGAATCGAGCCAACATATCCGAGATCGGAAGTTGGCACGTATATGACGTTTGTTAGACCGAGTCCACCAGTTTGAAAGATTGAAGATGCTCTCGCTCAATAAGGTCGCCAACGTCAACGACTTCGCCGATCAGGACTTCCTCAACAGCCTGCGAAAGTACGGCGCGTGCTGCGTGGCTCAATACCCGCTCATCCCGATTGAGCAGCAGCACCGCAAGGCATGGGAGGTGGGCATGGTCGTCCACGCCCTCGACCGACTGGGAGCGATCACGCCGACAGCGGAAATCCTCGGCATCGGTGTCGCGAAAGAGGAAACGATCAGCCTCTTGTCGCCGCACGTTAAGCGGCTGTTTGCCACGGATATCTACTGCGATCCGAACTCATGGGGTGACTGGCACGGCACAGATTTGATGATCGACGCGAGTCGGTTTCTGGGTCAACCCTACAACCGACGCCGCGTCGTCTGGCAGCACGTTGACGGTCGCAGCCTGCCCTACGAAGACAACTCGTTCGACGCGATCTTCTCTTGCAGTTCGTTTGAACACTTCGGGAGCGAGGCTGATATTCGACAGGCCATCGGCGAGGCATGTCGCGTCCTCAAGCCGGGTGGCGTGGCCGTGATTTCGACCGAGTTCAAAATCAGTGGGCCGCGCGACTGGTTTTGTAACGTCCAATTGTTCGACGCCGCGAGAATTCAACGGGTGTGGCTCGACGGGATCGGCTGGCAACTCACGTCGCCGCTCGATCTGACACTGGATGACACCGCGTACATCGACTACGAGCGCTCGATTCACGACGAGGCGTACAAGCTCACTGCTCACCCGCACATCAAGCTCGACAACGGCGAGTTTCGATGGACGAGCATCAACCTGACACTCGTGAAGTGAGTCAGACTCGAAGGCAATTCGCTGAATCACAACCCGATCAGCGATCTGCACCAGCCCGCATTGCTTGCACGAGATGATCGGTGACGGAGCCGCTACCTGGGGGAGCTGGCACCGGCGGCACCTAATCACGACATCTTCGCCCGTCGAGGTCCGGACGATCTGGATCGTGACCGCGACCCCCCACGAAACGAGCATGGTTGCGAGGACGGCGAGGAGCGGCTTGAACATGACGGGCCGACTTGCTTGAGGAGTTTCGCGACGCGCTCACGGGCCGAATGGCGGTGGGCGAGGGCGCGATACTGCTCGCGGAAAGCAAGTAAACCGACAAAATCCAGACTTTCGGAAAAAACTACCACTTGCCGATCGGGCACTTGGCGGTGGGATGTGCAACCTTGGCCATCCAGCGCGAAGTGTTCTCTGCAATGCACTTGCAGCCGCAGAGCGTGCAGTGGGCGTCCACCAGCTTCGGGCAGGCGTTGCAGATGTCGAGCCGGGGCTGCATCTCCTCGTTCGTCAGCAGGCCGGGCCGGAGCGTCACGTAGCGCCAGACAGTCTGGGCCGAGACGCCAAGGAACGACGTGATCATCTCGCCCGTCGTCAGCGACCTGACGAGGACCGGCGGTGCCTCCTTCTCCGGCAAGGCGTCCAGCGGCGCGAAACCCCAGAGGGCGCGGCGCTTGTTGCACTTTTCCAGCGTCAGCCCTTCGCGCGTGCATTCGCAGATGTCGCGCACATGCCGGTGAATGTGATCGCAGTCGCCCACGGTGCGTCCCCGCCCTGTTGATTTCTTCTGAATAAAAGAAGATTCTACGCGATTCTGTTGAACCTGAAAGTGGAATCGGCGTAGTAAGGGGTCAGTCAGCCCCGGTGAGCCGCACGAGCCTTGGCGAGAGGATGCCCTCCCTGTTCCTCGATCTTTCAGTCGCTGCCCCACTCCAGCGATGCCCATCGGCGGCGAGTGGGTTTTTTCAAAATGGTGGATTCGGCAAAGGCAAAGCGTCGGTTTGCTAATGCCGTCTGTGTACCGCGTCCACGCCTGCGAGGATGCACAGTCGCCACCGCCCGTTTGGCTGGACCGGATAAACAGCCGTTTTTTCAGTCGAAAGTCGCCCCAAAGAAAGGAATCGTCGCGTGGATTTTTTCGACGCCCTCGCCAGCCTGTTCGGCTACGTCCCCAAGGCCGACTCCGACGACCAACTGCGGCGGCTGCGCGAGTCGCTCGCCTCACTGGCGGACGCGGAGTCACGGGCCTGCCGCGCGGAGGATGCCCTCTTCGCCAAGAGCGCCGTGATCGACTCGCTCTACGAAGCCCTCCTGCCGGGAGAGGAGGCCCCCGAGCAACTCGGCGCACTCGTAGCCGACATCAAGGATCAGTGGCGGGCCATTCGCCACGAAGCGGCCGAGATGCGGTCTCGTGCGCTGTCTGTCTCTCAGATCGCAGCCGACATCGCCCAGATCAAGCAGCAAGTCGCCCTCATCGTCTACTAAACGGAGTTGCCGCTTTGTCCACCACTCACAAGCCCTGCGAAGCCGTCTGGCACAACAAGGTCCGTCTCGACTGCTGCCCCGCTTGGCAGGACTTCACCACGTTCTCTGCATGGGTGAAGACGAGCCGTGACTTCCGCTCACTGCGCAGGCGAAACGAGTCGCTCCCTTACTCGCCGGGAAATTGCTTCTGGGCAAACAACACGCCGCGCGGTGACGCCTTCATCGAGAAGGTGATCGCGTTGCGGGAGTCGCTCCTCGGCGAGTCTCGCGAGCAGGCGGAAGACTGGTTCGTCACTGTGTCCCATCAGCGGCGCTACTTCTGGTTCAACGAGAACAAAGGCAAGGTGGCATCGTGACACAAAATACGTTCGGAGAACACGCTTGGGCGTTCGCCGAGGAAGCGATTGCAGCATTACCTGACGGAATTCTGTCGGCCGGGATCGGGAACGATCTCGTGAAACAAAGCGGGTTCTCGCACCGTGAGGTTCTCGGCCTGATGCAGCCAGTGATTGAGCATTTGATCGACGGAGGAGCAAACAAGCTGGGGCTGGGCGACCTGGATGTTTACGCGAGGCGGCGAGGCAAGGCGATTGATTTTGGAACGCGGCTGGATTTCGAGGAACTGGGGTGGTCGATTTTGTGCGACACACTTGATGCGGGTGAAGCATGAAGCGCGGCAAGCGCACGGAACGACAGTCGTCCCTCGTGGCACTACGTCGCCAGCAGTGCTGTGCGTACCGCGAGCAAAGCGAGGGTGAATGCGAAGTCGCGCACGTCCTTGAGAAGTCGCCCGAGTACGTGAAGTTCTCGGCCAACCACTGCCTGCCGTGGCTGGAGGTCCACCATCTCTACGGCCGCGGCAACGAGGCCAGCGAGTGCTTTGAAAACTACCTGCTCGTCGAGAAGTCCTGTCACGACTTCGGACATGACCTCTCACCCCGAGGCTTCGAGTTGGCCTGCCTCTACGTGAAACTCGTCGAGCAGCGGGCTGACAGAACCGTCCTCGAAAAGCTGTGCGGCATGGCCAGCCTCGAAGGTCGGATCGCCTATCTCGCGAACGACCAGACCGAGTTCTTCACCGGGCTGGCGAAAGATTTGATGTGGTTTCTGGAAGGCGGTGGCGAGCGTCATGGCAAATAACACGAACACGCTTTTCGACAGAGATGAGTATCGAGTGAAGCCTGATGTTGTGCGTTCGCTCTATTGTGAGCAGGACGACATCCTGTTTGCGATCCGAGACCTGCATTGCCCTGACGGCTTTGATTGTGACATGACTTTCGGAAACGGCATGTTTTGGAAAAACCTGCCTCGCCCGAAACACTGCTTCGACGTGACGCCATTGCATCACGGCGTGGTTCAGGCGGATTCACGCGCCCTGCCGTTGCCCAGAGAGAGTCTTTCGAGTGCCGTTTTTGATCCGCCGTTCTTGACCTACGTGAAAGAAGGACGGGACCACAAAGGCGGCGCGGTGGCGATGACGGCCCGCTTCGGCGGGTACTACAGCTACGCAGACCTAGAGGACCACTACCGCGACACGATCAGCGAGGCGTACCGCGTGCTGAAGCGGAAAGGCAAACTGATCTTCAAGTGTCAGGACATCGTTCATAATCACCGGCTGCACTGCACGCACGTCAAGGTCATCAACATGGCCGAGAGCGAGGGCTTTCGGGTGCGAGACATGTTCGTGCTTGGGGCAAAGTCGCGGATGCCGGGTCCGCAAGCTGGCCAGCAGCGACACGCGAGGGTGTGGCATTCGTACTTCTTGGTTCTGGAGAAGAACTAGCAGGCGACTCTCTTAATGAAGGCGGTGCCGCGTGAAACTCGAAGAAATCATCGTCGGGCAATACTACTGGTGCTGCGACCGTATCGCTGGTGGCGAAGCTCGGCGGTCTCTCGTGAAAGCCGTCATTCCGCCGCGCGAACACTCCGAGTTCCACTCGGGCGGTTTTGTCGTCCTCCAAGGCCGGTCTGCCCGAGCGATCCCGGTGGCCTGCGTCATGGCGAAGGTCGTGTGGTAGCCGATCACGTCACCCCGGCACAAACCACAATCGTCACTGAGGCCGTGGCGTGAGCGCTGGCGAGATCGAGCGTTCTGAGGGAGGCCGAGATCGCGGCGCTCGAAGGGTTGTGGATCAATGCCTCGCCACCCGGTGTGAGCGACAGCCCCAAGCCCAGCGCGGCGTAGCCGTTCGCGGCCCCCGGCACGATCGTCACCAACGCCGTGTTCGTAGACGCGGCCTTGATGTGGATCGACCGCACCTTGAGTCCCGTCAGGTTCACCGTCGGCAGCGAGGTCCGCGTCAGCGCCGCCAGATTCACCGTGGCGACACCGGCCGCGAGCGTGATCGTGTTCGACCAGCCCTGTGTGACATCGACCGCCGAGCTGGCGCTGTAGTTGTACGGCATCCCCGTGATTCCGTAGGTGATGACGGGATCCGTGGCGGCGACCGCGTTGTCGAGTACGATGGTTTCTTTGACAAGCAGTTGGATCGCAATCGAGGCTTTGGCCGACATCTCTGGCATCTCCGCAGGCGGGCTTCGTTCAGAACAGTTTCTGGGATTCTACTACGCAAGCAGCGTTACGACACCGCGACTTTGACGCCGAACAGGAACTCGTGCGCCGTGGCGAGGTCGCGGCTGAAGTTGAACTTCTGCTTGGCTGGGTCAAACGTCTTGTTGAACGGCGACTTGACCTGATGCGGCTGGAACGGAATCCAGACGCTATGCTCGCGCTGGTTGTACTTTCCTCCGTTGTCCCGAATGCCGTCGTAGCCGTGCTGCTGGAGCGTCTGCGTCACCCAATCGGGGATGCTCGTCCAAGCGTGGGTCGTGTTGTTGGCTCTGTCGTCCGCCAGTCGCGACATGAAGTCTTTACCGCTGACGTGCCGCTTGTCCCATTGATCGGCCCCGCTCCCCTTCTTGCCTCGCTGTCGCTTCGCGGCTTGCGCGATCGCCGCGTGAACCTCGTCAGGAATCGCCGTCGTGTGGAGCGGGTTCTTGATGCTGAGGTGCATCGGGAAAATGGCCGGGTACTCGGCGTGTGGGTCGTGATGCTGCGCGCCTTCGACTCCGGCGTGCTTGAGGACATCCAGAAAACGATGCTCCTGCCCGTACAGCGAGCCGCTGTCCAGCCATGAGTCAACCAGTGCCTTCAGGGCGTTGCCGCGATGCTCCTTGATGGCGTGATCGTATCCACCGTTCCCCCTGAGATGGCCCTCGGGTCTGACCTCAAAGTTCTCGCCGGTCTCATCGTCGGTCGAAATTCGCGGCGCGAGTGCGGCAATCTTCGCCCGCTGTTCATGCGGCATCGAGTGCCAAGCGCGGTCGATGTCCATTGGCTGGCGATAGCCCTGAACGGGCAGCTTGAAGTGCTGCGCGTAATTGTCGGGCATCTCCATGCTGGTGTCTTGCTTGCCCGTGGCGTAGCCCTTGGCGATTTCCGGGTCGTCAGTGAAGAACGCCATCGGCCCCGAGGTGGCCCGCTTAGGATCGAACTTGCCGGAACCGGAGATACGATCCGCGCGTCTGGCCCCGTGGTACACCATTTTGGGCGTCCCGTCTTCGTTAATGACTTGGCTCCCGTGGTGCCACGACTTGAACTCGGGGGCTTGCGTGTAATGCACCTGCGGCGGACTGATGTCCGGCAACTTCACTCGCGACTGGCGCGGCTTCTTGGTGGGTGCTGGCGTCGCCGGGGCTGCGGGGGCGGGTTGCGGCGCGGGCTGCGGCATCACGGGCGCTGATCCAGCGGGAACCACGGCCTCATTGCGTGCGAACTCGACTCCGGGAAGGAGCGTGCGCAGGGCGGCGAACAACGCGCGGGAAAAGCTGGTCGTGTCGTCGCCCGTGACCTTAAACGCCTTACCGGGCTTCTCGCTGATGTGGGCGTGCAGCTTGTCCAGCGGCCAATTGCTGTTCACGGTGTAGAACACGGCCGAGCTGCCCTTTTTGTTGATGTGAACCACGCCTTCCCGGCTCCCGATCTTCCGCTTCAGCGAGGCCAACTGAGCTTCCGTCGCTCCCTTCGACCCCCAGTGCCCGCCCCAGGTGCCGTCGTCCTTGCGGAGTGACCGGACTTCGGGGCGTTTGGTGGACTCGCGACTGCCCGACAGTTCGTGCGACGACAGCACGCCGAACAGGTTGTCGAACGCCGCGTTGATCGACTTCCGTTCGTCACCGCTGGCTTCCGGGTACGGCTTGACGCCGAACATGCGGTACTCAGGCAAATCATTGTGCTTCTCGTAGGCGAGGAAGTCATCGCGACCCTTGTTGCCCTTGATCTTGTCGTAGATGTACGACTCGAAGGCGCGGGCCGCCAATTCGTGGTCTTTGGCCCAGTAGTCCGCCTTGGTCCCGCGATCCATCTTCTCGGCTTCGCTCAGGAACTCGGAGCGGACGCTCTTGGTCTTCTCCTTCTGCTCGGCCGCATCCGCCAGACGGCCCTTGGATGTGGCATGGCTGGTCCGCGCCGACTCGATCTCGGCGACAAGGCCACTGAGTTTCCCGTCCGTAGCCGAGTAGCCCTTGTTGCCCCGCAGTGCCTTATGGAGATCGGACAGCTTGGCGACGTTGGCAGCCATCGAATGACCCCACTTCAGCGAGCGGCTGTTGGCGGGGGTGTCTGCGGAACTCTGCCCGTGACGGATCATCTCGCCGCCTTCTCCCGCCAGAATCTTCGCCGACAACTCATCGACCTGCTTCAGTACCTCGTCGCTGGCCGGGAGACCGCGCTTGCCCTTGTAGTGCTGATAGCCGGTGGTCTTGCTGTAGTCGAAGGCCATCTGCCTGCGGAACTCGTCCAGCTTCCGCTGGATCGTCTCCAGATTCTGGGTGTGGTACTTCTCGTGACTGCTCGCATCTTCCTTGTACTTCATCGGCCGCGTCTTGATCGCGGACATGACCTGCGTCATCGCCTCGGCGACTTCCTTGCGGAAACCTGCCTTGGAGCCGTAAGCCCGCAGCCCACTCGATGCGTAATCGTCCTCGGCGGCCCCGCCCGTCTTGACCGTCGCGGCCCCGTCCTCGCCCGCTGTCCAGTCGCTCGACGCCTTGCCGTTCAGCCGTCCCACCCAATGGTCGAGCGCGTGCATCCACTCGTGAGCCAGCGATCCAGCCCCGTGCATCTTCGTCAGGTTGATCACGACGCCCTTGCGGTTGTAGTGCGCCCGTGCCCCAGTCAGCCCCTTGCCGTGTGAGCCGAACCCGAGACCCAAGTCCCCATCCAGTGACAGCGACTTCGCCGGAACCCCGAGGATGTCGGCCATGTCGGTGAGCGAGTCGTAGGCATGGTTCAGGATGTGTTGCCGTTCGGGCGAGTTGTTCCAGTTGCCGAACGTGACGCCCCGGAAGCCGAACTTCTGGAAGTCCGACACGTCGGCGTCTTTGCCACCCAGCCGATGCGTCTGGCCCTCGCGCACGATCTCTTCCAAGCGGGGATGGATCGAGTCCGTCAGGGCCGTCTTGGTCTCGATCAGCGACTTGGCGTTGAACGCCATGTACTTCATTGCCTCATCCTTGGACGCGAACCCGTCCTTCAGAACGGGCTGCTTCCGGTGAGTGATGTTGCGGTAGATGCCGTAGTTCGGCGCGTCGTCAGTGCCGTAGTTCTTGACCGAGTGTGCCCGTGCGACTTCCGCCATCGGGATCATCGCTTCGGCTTGCTCTGGTGTGTCGAACGTCGCGATCTGCCGCTGTCGTCCGCCACCAGTGCCATCGTGGATGACCGCGTACTTACCGTCCTTCGTCACGTTGACCGAGTAGCCCTTGCGCCAGGCGGGCTGGTCGCTTTTCTTCTTGCCGCTGGCTCCTTCGCCAACACCGGTCCACTTCTGGTCCTTCCGCGCCCCAGCCAGCTTCTCACCGAAGTCCGCGAGCCGCGACACAGTGGCGTTCTGCTCGTCTTGCGGCAGGCTCTCGGCCTCACCTTTGTCGGACGCCCCTTCGTAGCCCGGCTGATCGCCAGCCGGTGCCCTGATCGGTGCCTCGGCGGCCACGGGTGGCTTGGCGGGAGGTTCGGGTTTGTCGTCGCTCGGCCCGTAGCCCGCTGGCGTGACATCCGTGACCGACGCCCCCTTGAATCCCTTGGCTTCCATCTTCGCGACGAGGCTGGCGATGTGCTTGGCGCGGGCCTCCCCTTCTAGCCACGTCGCGTTCGATGCGGCCTTCGGTTCTTCCTTGGCAGGAGCCTCAGCCGGTGCGTCGGCGATCGACTCCAGCGGCGTCGCGTCCCCTTCCCTCTGTGGCTCATGCCCGCGTTCCCGAATCGCCTCTTCCGCCATCCGTCGAGCTTCCTTCGGATCGGGATCCGAGCGAGTGACATCCGTCCCGTCCGGCAGTGTTGCCAAGGCGTACCAGCGGTTTTTCTGCCCGTAGTTCTCCAGCGTGATCGGGATGCCGCCCGGTTTCGTTTGTTGCGGTTGCGGCGTCTCTTCGACGGTCTCCGCAGCGGCCTCTTGCGACTCGTTCTTCGGTGCGAACTCGCCCGGCTTGTACTGGTCGTGCGCCGTCTTCACCCGCACCACCTTCGACTCGTCCCACCCGAAACTCTTCTGCGACTTCACGGGCGCAACTGGCTGGTCTGCGTAGCCACCCTTGGCGTCAGCTTCAGACTCGAACGCGAACCCGACCTGACCTTTGGAGGGCTTGATGCGGCTGAACTCGTGCGTCGCCAAGAGCCGCTTGCGCATGGTCTCGGTGGCCTTCTTGAGGTATCCGCTGACGGCCTGACGCGAGATGCCCCGCTCGTCCGCGTAGTCCGAAGCCGACTGGCCGTTGACGTGAACCCCCACGAAGGCATCTCGCTCACTGGGGGGCAGCGTCATCAGTGCCCGGTGGATGTGCTGATGCTGGCCCTCGGAGAGCTTGATGCTCTGCCGGTGCGTGTCCTTGAGGTTCGCGGCCATCGTGCTGCCGTCATCCCCGGCGATGTCGATGCTCACCGTCTTGGCGCGCGCATTCCGTCGCGCCGACTTCTGGTGCTTGCTGTGCGCGACGTTGGTCGCCACCACATGCAGCCATGTCGAGAACTTCGCCTTGGCGGGATCGAAGCTGTCGCGGTTCTTCCAGACGCGGGTTTGCACGTCGGCAATGAAGTCGTCGAGATCAGAGTCCCGGTAGCCGAAATTCCGGCCAATGTGAGCGATCAGGCCGGACGACTTCACGAGTTGGTCGCCGACATCGCCAGCGGATGCCTCGCCCTGCACCGGAGCGGGGGCTTCCGGCTTGGGATCACTCTTCGTCGGTGACGGTGCGGCGTGAGTCGCCTTCGGGGCGAACTCTCCGGGCTTCTTGCCGTCGTGGGCGGACGTTTCCCGCTCGATCGACTCTTCGTCGAACATCGACTTCTGATTCCGAGCGGGTTTGACGCGGGTGAATTCCAACACCACCGCCATCGCGTCGAGTTCCGCGCGCGAGAACGCCTGCACGCCTTGGGACCGCAGATGAGCCAGCCCCTGCGCGAGAGCCTCTTGGTCCGCCCCCTTGTGGTCGATGTGCAAAAAGTTGTCGTAGAGATTGACCTTCGCCCCGGATTGCTTCAGGGACTCCACTGCGGCCCGGTGACGCTTCTGCACGCCCGTGAGTCGCACGGCACGCGGACCCACCGAATTGATGACATCCCGCTCGTGGCTCCCGGTCGTCGGCTGAATGCTGGGACCGTCGTACTGGCTGGCCACGGCCGCAATATGCTTGTGGTGCTTTGGATCGACCTGGCTCGTGTGCCGCGACAGGATCGACGCCATCTCGCGGAAGTGATCGTCGGAGGGGTCTTCGTACTGGCTCAGTTGCACGCCACGCAGCCGATCCGCATTGAGGAAGCCGCGACCGAGCTTTTGATTGCGAGGATCACGGTCCTCGTGCGCCAGCGACCTGATGTGATGCGCGAGAACCTGCTTCTGGACATACTGGAGCGGCGTCGCCTCGGGCCGGGCTGGCGGTTTAGGGGCGGACTCCGCACCCATGTCAGGGAACGACTGTTGCCGCATCGCGCCATCCGAGAACTGCATCGCCAGCAGGAAGTTGGCCGCTTCCGTGAACTCACGGCTGAAGTGGGTCGCCCCTTCGTCGCTGTTCTGCATCCGGGCACGCAATTCGGCGGCGGCTCGCTTCTGGCCGTGCTGCTCCAGCGTGGAGATCACCGAGGATGCCTGTGCGGCGGGAACCCGCTTCCCGGCCATGATCGCGTCCGACCACTGCTTGACCTGCTGCAACTTCTCCGGCGAGGCCGGTGCCTTCCTGAATCGGTTTGTGACAGACTGCGCGGCACGACCTACCGCATCCCCAACGGGCGCGAGCGTCCTGTCGATGGCATTGAATCCCGGCTCCAGCCGCTTGCCAACGGCGTCGGCCTTGTCCAGAAACTTGTTGCCGTACTCGTCGAACTTCTGGAAGAAGTTACCCAGCCCGCCCTCCAGATGCTCTTTCAGCTTCCCTTGCTTGGCGGCATCGAGCATCGCGGCAAAACGCTCGCGCGTCGTCGGCTTGGCGGCAGACTGCGGGTTGGACTGGTGGTAATTGCCATAGGCTTGGTCGATACGTTTCCACACTTCCTCCTTGGGTATCCCCTCTTCCATCGCCCCGGCGTGTTCGAGATACTCCTTGCTGTCAGGGTGATTCAAGAACGCATTGATGGCGCTCTTTCGGGCAGCGTCGCTAAACATGCCCTTGGCGACATGAGGGCCAATCGGAGCAGACGGCGCGGACTGGTCGCCAACTGAGCCGGGCGGCGCGGTATTTCTACCGCCGTGTTGGGTTAGCTTGGTTGCGAACAAGCCTTGATCTCGCAACTGGTCTCGCGCGTGTTCTTCATGGTCGGCGTAAATGTGCCCATTGGTTTCGAGTCCAGTGTTATCCATCGCCTCGTATTTGTAGCCGGGCTGTTTCCGTGTCGGTGGTCCCGTCTTCGCGGCCGCCCCGTAGCCCTGCGCTGTCGCTCCGTTCATGCTGCCGGAGAGAGTGCCGCTGCCGAACTCGTCGCGCATGCGATCTACTTCCGATGAAGCTGGCGCGGGCGAGGACGCTGCTGCCTTCAACTCCGTGGCTTCAAACTTGCCGCGTCGCTCCCGTGGCTGACGAACTGCCGCCTGCTGTTGGCGCTGGCCAAGATTCCCCAAGGCGTGCATCACGTTGCCGAACGTCGGCTGAACGAGGCCGCGCTGTTTCGATTGCCGCTGTGATTGATTCGAGGCGGGAGCCTTCGCCTGCATGTAGGGCTTGCCGTGGAAGTCCGCATAGGCGTCGAGCAGCCGCGCGTGTTGCTCCTCGGTCGAGGTCGCGTCGTTCACGCCGTGGTGTTCGATGTGCTTCTGTGCGTCGGGATGAACCGCAAACCGCCGGAGCCGATTCGGCTCAACGAGTGGCGAATACGCATCGACTGGCTTGCTCGCGCTCTTCTCGGCTGCGGTTGGCTTTGCCGATGCAATCCCGAGATACCTTGCCATGTCCGCAGGCGGCGACTCCTCTCCGGACAGCCATCTCGCCATTTGGTCGCGATGCACCGTGTTCTTGACACCCGTCTCGCGGGTGTCATCGGGTGACGATTCAATTTTCTGGCGAAACCCGTCGCGTTCTTCCTCCCTCTCGTCATCACTAAGTGAAGGGAAGTAGCCATCAGGCCGCTTCACGCCGGGCATCCTCCCTGTTGTCGGGTGGTCGCCAAGAAACTCCCGTGCATAGCGTCGATATTCGGCTGGCAGTAAAAAACCCTTGCGAGGCACCTCGCCATCCGCGACCGTGACCGGCTGCGTCGCTGGTGACACCGCCACTGGCGAGGATGGTGTCTGAGCTTGCGGCTGGGCGGAACTGGAGGCCATTCGCCGAGGGTCACGCCGTCCAGTAGCTGCCCGCGATGCCATCGCCTGCGACGGCAACACCGCCGCTTGAGTCGGCAAGGAGGGATGCGTGGCGTCAGGCGAGGCCGCTGGCGGTGTCGCAGCAGCGGCTGGTACGGCAGCTTGACTTGCGTGATGCGCCATGAAGGCCGCTTCCGCCCGCTTGTTCCATTCCTTCTTGTCGATCGAGGGGTCGTTGGCTCCGTGAGCCTGCATCAGCGACGCCGCTGCGGGGTGCGTGGCAAACGCGGCAATCGCCTTCCTGCGTTGCTCGGGCTGGCCATGCGAAACGAACCCCGGCACCGGCACGTTCGCTGCCATCTTCGCGTTCTCGTCCACCCCGGCCTGAACCGAAGCGGCGGCATTTACCGCAGATTGTGCCGCCTTCTGGGCCTCATGCGCCTTGAGGTGTGCGCCGATTTGATCGGCGGCCTGACCGAACTGCGGGCGTTTCACCGGATGCGACTGCTGCGAAAGAATTATCTGCGCCGCCCTCATGGCGTGAATGTCGCCATCGAAAGCCTTGCCGATGTCGCCGCTGTGCGATGCGATCTGGTCAACGTGCGATTGCGCGTGCGGGATGCCGCCCCTAAACGGCGCTGCCACGGGGGCTGCTGCGGCAGCCGCCGGAGTCTTGGCGACCTGCTCTCCCGGCAAAGCAAACTCAATCGGATACGAAAATAGCGCACGCGCGGCAGCGCGATCTTCAGGCGACAGATTCATGCTCGGCCCCGAATCCAGTGGAAATGTCTTGACGATTCCGCCAGATCATACCACGCACGGGGCGGCAAACAATTCGAGGTTTTCCAGATCAGTCGCCGTCGAACGGATAGAACACGACGCCGCCATAGCCGCTGTCTGGCTCACCCGCACCGCACTCAGGGCAGGTCTCCCACGAAAACGACAGGTGGTCTCGGATGGAGTATTTGATGTGCGTCAGTTCAGATTCATTCGCCAGAACAACGGCCCCGCACGAAACGCAATCGCCGCTCCACGCCTCGCCCGTTTCCGGTTGTCCTTCTCGCAACACTCGCATCCGCCAAACACCTTTCCTTAATCGCCGTCGCCGGACTTCCAATCGTCCGTCTCGTGCTGCTCAAACCGCTGGAGTGCGTCTGCCAGCTCGGCCAAGTAGCCTCCGGGGGCACGGTCCAAGACCTGCAACGCGATCTGAATCCGGTCCACAATCGGGACTTTTTGCCAGCACTTCTGGCAGATTTCCACGCCCGCCGCGCCGCAGTGACTGGATTGGTTCAGCGGCTGCTGACAGGACCAGCACGCGGGGTCTCCGTGCGGATTCTGCGGCGGCGGCTTGCGGTGGTGAAACATGGTGTGATCGTATGGCGGCGAGAACCGAAGTCAATCCCTCGCCGCCGCATCGGCGAGCATCAACTCAAATGCCTCGATCTCGTCCCGAGAAAACTCCCTCGGCGTCTTCGGCTTCCGAAAGAACGAGGCCACCTTCGAGATAAGCGAAGAGGTCTTCGACGGCGCTGGCGGCTGGGGTGTCGCTGGCTTCGGCAGTGACGGACTGGGCGGGGACGGCTTGAAGGTCAGCTTGCCGGGGTCGTATCCGTCCAGTCTTTCGGCGGGCCTGCCGGTGGTGGTGCCCGGCGCGAGTTCCGATTTGCGGCCCTGAAAACTGCGCTCGATGTAGTGTTCGCCCTTGAACCCGCGCCGCAACGACGCCGCGCGAGGAATGTAGTCCGTCGCGCCGGTCCCGGCCAACGAGAACGGGTACTGATGAGCGACCTTGCTTCCGCGCACGCGGAGCCGATCCCACACGAATCCGCCCTTGCTCGGGGCCGCTTCCATCCCCTCATAGACCGACTTTGGCGTCCCGATGTACCGATAGACCGGGCCGCTGCCGCCCTCCTTGTTCTTGTACCGGACGATCATGTTGCCTTGACCTTCGTTGCCCTGTTTTTCCCACGAATAACTGTGGACGTTACTCGATTCGACCGGGACTTCCGGCGACCACTTCGACTCGTGGACCTGCTCCGGCTCGTCTCCCGCCGGGGCCGAGGAAGGCGGCGTCTGTGGCGTCGGCGGTGTCGGCTTCTTGCGGAACCAGTCCATCAACCCGAACTCGACCGGCGCAAAGTCGGCGAGATCGCGGGAGAACTCTTCCGAATCGGCCGCGAACTCCACCGGGCCGATGCTGTCGAGCGAGCGCGAGAACTCGGCGGGCTTGATCGCGTCGCGAACCTGCTCGTCGGTGAACGTCTCGTACTTGCCGTCGGCGTTCTTCTTGACCCAGCCGTCGCCTGCCTTGACCTTCTTGCCCTCGGCGGTGCGTCCGTCGAATTTGTTGCCGAAGTAGCCGTGCTGACGGGCCTCGGCGGGGCTGATGAGCGGAGCCGGAACGAGCGCGGCGAGCATGTCCGAGTATTTCTTCAGTCGCGGAATGAACCCTCCTTTGTCCTGCTTGTGCGTATCGTTCATCAGCTCCGAGAGCAGTTCCTGAACGTAGTGCGAACCGGGGACGAGCTTTTCGTGGGCCTTGTATATCCGTGGCTTGCCGCTCGCCCATCTGTCGGCTCGATTGTGGAGTTCGTTCTTCTCCCATTCAATGTCGTCGGCGGATCGCCGAGACCCGTAATGCGACTTTTTCCATTCCTCATCCGTGATCGCCGCATCTCGTTCGATAATAGGCTTCCATGCTGCTTCCATGCTGCTGTGGACCTCTGGCTCAAGTCGATCCTTCAGCTTCGCGATCCCCTCCTTGCCGATCTTCTCCGCAAGACGCAGCCACTCATCGAGAATCGGTGTGGCCCCCTCGTATCGAGGCTCGGCCTTCAGGTCGAGCAACCGCCCCAGTGGCCCGCTGGCGATCTCGTTCCACTGCCGCTGTTCTTCCCGTCGCTCCTTCTCGGCGGCGATCTCATCGGGGGTCATCTCCACCCGCTTCTCGCGCTGGCGTCCGTTCTCGTTCGGCTTCGGTGGCGTGAACAAGTCGCCCTTGGACTTCTCCCGCTTCGGTTTGAGCTTCTTGGCCGCTTGGCTGTCGATGCCGTGGATCGGCATGAACCTGCCGCCGATGTAGAACACGCCGTTGACTTCGGAGACCTTGCCACCGATCGGTGCGCGGAGCTGCCAGTCGCCGTTCTTGAGACGGCGCACTTCCCCGCCGCCGTGCTTGGCTGACAGGGCTTTGGCTTCCTCGTGATGCTCGGGCGGCACGTCCGATTCCTGCACGTCGAAGAGTTGGTCTTGCTTCGTGGCGACGTTCTCACCGGGTGCGTCGTCGAGGTGTGATTCGACCGGGGACTCGAAGTCGAACGCGACCTGCCCCTTGGCGGGCTTACGGGCGAACTCGACGGGACCGAACTCTTCGGAATCTCCGAATAGTTCAACCGGCCCAAAGTCGTCTTCGCGAGAGAACGACTGCGGCTTCTCTGCCTTCTTCGACTCCGGAAGCGACCGCAGGATCTCGTCCACTTCGCCGATCAGCTTGCGGGCCTCTTCGGCATTCCGCTTCGTCCATGCCGTGATCGCGGCGTCCTTCGAGGCGTCATAGTGGGCCGTGCTGTCCTTGTAGCCGCGCGTCGCGTCGATGTAGTTCCGGCTCACGATCTTCTTGCCCGCGTGCGTCACCGGCGCACCCGACGAGTTGTAGAGCAGCTTCTTCAACTGCCCGTAGACCGTGTTGATCTTGGCAGCGGCGGACTCGAACGCCTTGCGCTGCGCTGCCGTGATTTCGTTGTGGTTCTTCACGCCCGACTCGGCCATGATCTTCCAGAACGGTGCGCTGGAGCCGAGGTGCGTGTGGTGCTGGCCGTGCTTGTCGGTGTCGCCGAACCGATGCCCCAGCGTGTCGAACGTCTCCCACACATTGGAGAGGAAGTCGCGATTCGCGGCCCAGACCGCCTTCTTGGCGAGGCGTTCCCCGGAATCTCCTTCCCCGAACTTCGTGACGCATTCCGAGCCGACGCCCATCGTCCACTTCTCGGCATCGTTCTGGATGTAGTAGATGTTTTTGATGTCGTGCCCACACAGTCCGCAGCAGGCGGATTGAGGGCCACCGTCCCAGACCACGGGAACCGGCTTGTAGCCCGATGGCATCTCGAATTCGGGGACGGTGACGCCCTCGCCTTTGTCGCCTTCGACTTCCTTCATTCCCTTGACCGCCACGGCGGACCAGCCCTGTGGAGCCGTTCCGGTGTAGAGGTACGTCGCATGAACCATCTCGTCGTGACTCAGGCCTTTGTCGCCCGACTTGTTGGCCGACGCCTTGGCAATGGCCTCGCGCTTCGTCAGCCCCGCCGGGCCAGCTTGCGGTTTCTCTTCTGGCTTTCCGTCAGACTTTGCGTCACGTTTTTCTGACGCAAACCCCGACGCCTCGTGCTGCTCGCGCTGCTCGTCCGTCAGGTAGAACCGCACGTTGTGGTGTTCCGGCCCCGTGCGGCTGATGGCATCCGCATCCACCAGCGACTTGAGGGCGCGTGTCGTCGGGTTAGCCAGTGGGTCGAGCGCGTCGTGATCCGTGTGCCCCGTGTGGTGGTGGATGTCGGGCAGGCCAAATTGCCCGCCGTTCATCAGGTAGTTCTTGATCTGGTGATGCAGCTTGTCCGCGAACCGCCCTGCATCGTCGCGCGGGTGGGCCTCTTCGTCCCAATCGAACGCGCCTTGGCCGGTGGCGGGTTTGCGCGAGAACTGGTTCGTCTCTGCGTCGTGAGGAATCGTAATTCCGAACTTCTGTTGCAGTGGGACGACTCCACCAGACTCATCCCGATCAAATGCGTAGGCGGACTTGCCTTCGTAGTTGGCGGGGTGGCGAATCATCGCCTCGCGTGTCCGGAAGTCCTTGTTTCGACCAGCGTTTGCGTGGTATCCGAGTCCGCCATAGAACCGCTTCAACCTGCCGACCGACGACGCACCGAATGAATCGTCCGGCGTCAACAAGACGCGCATTCCGTGCTTGTCGGCAAACCCATGCAGGTCATTCATGTAGGCCGTCCCTCGCCCTTGTCCGCGATGCTCCTTGGGCACCTTGACTGAATGGAGTGTGATGTCTCCATTCTTGGCGCTCGCGAAACTTTCGACACCCGCCTCGCCCCACTTATCTCGGTGCGACTTGAGGGCGACGTTCGTTGCGTGGTCAACGTGTTTTTGCGCCGCGTGATTATCTCCGCTTGCCACTGCGTCGGAGTATCTCTGCTCGAATGGATGCGGAACCTCACTGTCACGCGACATCTGGACGGTTGACGGCGGACGTTGCGAAACCTGATACGTGGGTTTCCCAGACCACTTTTCTAGCTGCTCCCGCGCGGCGTCGTGCATCCCCCACTCGTCGTGTCCTTCCGGGTCTTGGGTCTCCGTGGCACCGCCGAACCCCTTCGGTTTGATGCTCAACCCCCTCGCGGACGAGTGTAGTTTATGCTGCGACTGCCAGGCTTCCTCTGGCGTCATGCCCTTCGAGTCTAAGACATCATGGAGCATCTGCCTGTATTTCGAGGCTTTGTCGAGTTGCTTCGGCCTCGTGTATTTGATGCCGTGCTTCTCAGCCAGTCTGCTCAGTTCGCTGAAGTCGTCGTCTTCGCGGTTGTGGCCATACGCGCCGTCCCGTTCAGGATCGAGCGCACTCACGCTGCCGACATCGTAGATCGCCGCGTTGCCGTTGTGGTCGAGTCCGGCCTGAACTTGATCGCCCAGCCTGTACCCGGCGCTGTGCATCCCCGAGAGCGTGTCCTGCAACTGCTGGATGTGCTTTTCGGTGAGCGGCGATGTCGTGTCCACCTTGGGCATCACAGCGAACGACCGCCCGTCATGGTTGACCCCGTACTGCGGCAGAATCCCGAGAACGCCCTTGGAGCGGAGGTGCTTCGTGGCCTTGACTGAGTTGTCGATGATCGCGTTCGCTGCGTCTGGACTGCGTAGCCCGTTGCCCTCATGGTACGGAGTGATGACCGCCGCCTTCACGACCGTGCCGTTTCCGGCATCGTAGACCGCGTTGTCGTTCCCCTTGCCGATGTACTTCCCGCCGCCCGACAGGACGTGGTCGAGTGTCTTGTGGCCCGAGTTGGCGGGATGGCCCAGGTGCCCGTGGAGTTCATCCAAAAATCGCTCGACGTGCTGCGTTGGCGCGCGGAACTTCGACCAGTCCTTCCCGGCGTGGTCGAGGGTCACAAAATGCGTCAATCCGTCAGTCTTGCCCGTCTTGAGCGTCGCTCGGAACGGCGCGTTGGTGCGAGTCTCGGGGATGTCCACTTGCCGCGTGCCGTCGTGTGCCGTCTCAATCTGCGGGCGTTTCGACTTCACGGCGTCGAACGGCAATTCCTGCTGCCCCGGCAGTGGCGATCGCCCGAACTCGACCGGCCCGAAGTCGCGGCTGAAGGTGATGCGGTTGTCCTGCGGGTCGAACGCCCCGCTGTTGCCGATGGCGGACTTGATCTGGTGGGGATGGAAGGCGATGTGAAAGTCGTGTTCGCCAGATCGAGGGGCAAGCGGAGCGTCCATCTGCGTCTGCTTAATTGTGATTCCATCGAAGCCCTTCTTCGCCATGTGCTGCCTGAAGTTCGCGAAGTCGTCTCGCGTCAGATGGCGAGGATGCGTGGCGGTGCTGCCGAAATGCTGTTGCACGACGGGAAGAATCCAGTCCCGCTTCATGGCGTGAAACGGGTCTTTCTCAAGGTCGCCACGCGTGTCACCGTCGTTGTAAACGCGAACTCGCTGGCCGTTGAGGTTCTCGTGCCTGTAGTCGCCCGCGTGCGGCTCGATAATGAGCGGCTTCTTAACGCTCAGGTAGACCGGCTTGATGTGCTGCCCGTGGCCTTGTCCGAACTCGCCAGCGACCTCTGGTTTGTTTGTGAAATAGTGCCCAAGCGCCGTTGTGCTGGCGGATGTCGTCCCGCCGAGCGCGTCGTCACTGAACTCGTCAAACAGCGCGTTCGTCCCGTGATAGACCACCTTGGGCGTCCCGTCTTCGTGAACCACATGGCTCCCCTCGTGCCACTTCTTGAACGCTGGTGTCTGCGTGTGGTGGACCTGACTCGGCGGATCAGCGCTAAACTCCACCGGCCCAAAGTCGCGGCTGAAGTTGGTCGAGTTTTCGCTCACCGTGTCGATTTGCTTCGGGTGAAACGCGACGATTTCATTGCGGCGAGCCACCCCCTCTGGTGACACCGAGTGGGAGATAACGCCGTCGTGTCCGTGTTTCGTCAGTGCATCCGTGAACTTCTGTGGCCCGTAGTGAAGGATCGCGAGTCGCAAGTTGCCCTTCTGCTTCAAGGCCGCAGAGAACTCAGGGTCTCCGATGGCGTTATCAACATGCGAGTTTTCCGCTGCCTCTCGTTTCTTCCATTCGGGGTGCAGGGAGGATGTCTCGTGGATATTAAGTGGGGTTTGTAAGCGAACCTTCGCAGCAATGACTCGGTTTCCCCACTGCTTTGGATTCCCACCCTTGGCATAGAAGTAGTGACCGAATCCGAGATGCCCAAGGTTTCCGCTTCTGGCCCCCGCGCGGGATGCGTCGAAACCACTAAAACTTGCGTTCGTGCCGTGGTAAACAACAGACGGCGAACCGTCTGGCTCAACGAGCGCCCCGTGGTCCGAGACGCTGAACTCCACCGGCCCGAAGTCGCGGCTGAAGGTGATCCGGTTGTCCTGCGGGTCGAACGCCCCGCTGTTGCCGATGGCTGACTTAATCTGGTGGGGATGAAAGGCCGCGATTGTCTTGTTTTCACCGCTCCCGAGTATCATCCCGTCGTGCCCCTGCTTCTCCAGATGCGCGCGGGCATCCGCGTGTCCGTGTGCCCCAAACTGGCGGATCAATGGGCCGAGGCTCTCGGCGCGGTACGGATTCTTCAGGCTCAAATAGGCGGGGATCACATTGCCGCCCTCTTCGGCGTTCGTGGTGCCAGCGTATTCGTTCGCGAGCGATGGTGTTTCTGAGAAAAAGAACGAGCCGCCCACGCTGTGCCAGCCGGGGCTTGTTTTGCTTTTGTCGAATGCTTCAATCGGAGACCGCGTCCCGTGGTAGACCACCTTCGGCTTTCCGTCCTCGTGAACCACATGGCTCCCCTCGTGCCACTTCTTGAACGCTGGTGTCTGCGTGTGGTGGACCTGACTCGGCGGATCAGCGCTAAACTCCACCGGCCCGATCTCATCCAGTGACCGACTGAACTGGCCGACAGAACCGCCCACATGCCCGCGTCGATCTCGAAACGTCGCGCGGTCGTGGCCGTGTGTCGCCGTACCCAGAAAGCGCGAGTTCCCGTCGCGGAAGGTCAGTTGGTTCCCGTTCCGTGTGACGTAGCCGATGACGTGGCCTTCCCGGCTGCGGACCACTCCCCGACGTGACGGATCGCGGGCGAGGCGGGCGAGTGAGGCGAGACCATCCGCGCGACTGCCAGGCATGTCCTGAATCACCGCCTGAATCGCCGAGACCGAGACGCCGAGCGCCGCCGCAATCGACTCGACGGAATCGGAGCGGCTCCACGAACTCGGGTCGAAGGAGGTCTCGGCGGTATCTCCGGCCGGACTCCACTCGTCGGAATCAGACAGCGACTCGTCCTCACTGTCGTCGCGGAAGTGAATCCCCTCTGTGCTGAAATCGCGAGGACGGCCACCGACGACCATTGATGCGGCTAGGTCCGCGATCTCACTGGATGTGCGCGACGGCATCTGCGCTGACCCTTCGCGAATCAGTTCCACCATCTTCCGCTGGTTGTCGGTGTCCCCGTATTGCCAGCCAAGCTCCGGGTGCGTGCGGAGCAGTGAGTCAGCCTTAATGTCCCCGTCGGGAATCTCGTCCTCGACGCTGCGGATCGTGTGCGCGTTCAAGCCCGTCAATCGCCGCGCCTCAGCCTTAGCGGCCTCCAATGGGAAGTTCGCCTCCGCGTAGGCCACCATCGCCCTGGGGATCGACGCAATCACCTCGTCGATGTCGGCCCCGTACACCTTGGCCGCGCGTCGAACCGCGCTGTCTTCCTCGGCCCCACGCTCCCATAGCCGCCGTTCCACTTCCTTGTGCCGGGCGATGTCTTGCTGACGCTGGTAGTCCGGGCGTGTCTGGCGGAGGTAGTCGTCCAGTTGCGCTTTCACCGTGTTGCGGGCCTCAACCAGCGGCTCCAGCTTATTGTTGAGCGCCTCCTTCACTCCTGCCTGCGCAATCTCGGCGCTGGAGTAGCCATTGGCCTTCAGGGCGGCGATGTCCACTCTTTTGGAGAGGAACGCATCGCGCAGTTCGCGGATGCGGGCGATTTCGGCTTCCATCTGCTCAAGCTGAGGCTCCAGCTTCTCACCCGCTGCGTGGTCTGGCTGCGGCCTGTCCCCCAACCAGCTTGGGCGAGGCAGATCGTTCCCGAGAATCTGACTCAGGGGATTCTGCTTCCAGAACTGATAAGGCTTGGCTCGCGGGTCCAGTTCGGGCGCGGGCTGAAACGTCTCGGCGGGCTGCTGCGCAAGCCGCTCCTCGGTCTCCGCAGTGCGGGCGTCGTCCTCGATCCGCAGTTCGTGGCCGTTGCCGCCGTCTCGCGGGACGGAGTGCGCGGCAGTCACCGGCCGCGACGTGATCGGCAACCCCGTCTGGTCGTCGAACCCACGCGCCACGTCGATCGCCGAGACCGTCGGCACGGGATGCGTCTTCGCTGCCGCCATGTCGCGACGATAGGCCGCCACATGCTCGTCGCTGCCGAGCGCCTTGGCTTGGGCGGGTGTCAGTTCATGCCCGCGCACCCCCGCCGCGTAGGCGTGATGCTGGCGAGCTTCCCGTCGTTCCCGAGATTCGTCCGACTCGTCGATCAGGTCTTCGACTTCCTCGCCCAGCAGGCCGGGACAGCCCTTGTCGATCACCCCGTCGTCGTCCACATGCACGGATGAGCCGCCGACTTTCGTCCAGCCCGATTCCCCGTTGTCCGTCGGGGCTTTCTTCTTTTTCCCGGCCTTTTCTTCTTCCTTGAGAACGTCGTGGTGCGTCCGCTTCTTGTCGATCAGGCGTCGAAACGGCTGCGTCGGCAGGGTGTGCGACCGCCCGAATTCGACAGGACCGAACTCGTCATCGCGGGAGAAGGATTGCGTCTCGTGATCTTTCGCGGCACGCATGATGTCCCCGTAGTTGAGTGGGTTGCCCGTCTCGGGGTTGGATGTGCCGTGCCAGCCCGTGATCGACTTCGCGCCAGACATCTGCGCGGCGAGAAGTCTTCGTCGATTCGAGGACTGCATCACGCCGGGCTTACCATCCACGTCGTACACGCTGATCGGGGGCGGCTTGTGGCCATCCTTGAGCCAGTTGACGTAGGCCGTGACGGAGCCGCTTTTCTTCATGTGGGCGCGTTCGTAATCCGCCGACTGCTCATGTTCGCTGCTATTGAGCTTTGAGGGATCGAACTCTCTCAGGAAATCCACATAGGCTTCGTTGGTGTTACCCGTGGAGTGTCGAGGCCAGCCGATTCTCGCCGTCCCGAGTGGATGATCCTCGTAGTCAAGCGTCGGCCCCACGACATCGTGCATCTGGCTGCTGGGGGCGACATATCTGGCGCGCCGCGCCAGTTCGTCCGGATGCGTCTCCAGCACACTCTTGACGGCGGCGGGCGGGATGTTGAACCGCTGGGCAACAGCGTGATGCACCGGCGAGAACTCTTCGGCCTGTTCGTGAAACGCGAACTCCCCCTGCCCCGGCAGCGGCTTGGGCTTCTTCGCCTCCTCATCGGCGATTGACTCCAGCAGTGACGGCCGGGGAGCCACTGGCGTCTTCGGACGACCCGGCGACGGCGCGCGTGGGGCGGCACTCGCCCCAAACAGCGACTTCTGCCCCGGCAGTGCGCCTTGGGAGAACTCCACAGAATCGCCCGTACAGTTCTGAAAAACAGCGGCGAGGGCGTCGAGATCGAGGTGGCTCATCGGGTGTCAGTCCTGCTGGGTATCTTCTCGGAACCAGTCTTCAAGCGTCGCTGTGACATCGCCAACCGGCAGGATGATCTGGTTGGCTGATGTGGCCCACGAGAATCCGCCGCTGCTCGCGTTGTGACGCCTCTCTTCAGATTCGGGGACGTAATGGTCGGAGACGCGGAACCTGTGCCCCGTGTCGCGATTCTTGTAATAGCGGGAAGACCCGCTTTGGTTCTCCAATTCGTAGCCTCTAGCGACGAGCCAGCCGTTCGCCTCTTGCTGCTGCCGAGATAGCTTCTCGGATTCCCGCCGCTCTGCCTCGGCACCAATTAGCGCATTGCCCATTATGTGCCGATAGTGCATTCCAGCGCGGCCGGATTTCATGACCTCGTAGGCAGCTTCTTTGACGGGTCCGGTTGCGTTTTCCATGACGTGCGAAAGTGCCGAGTCGCTCGCCGAGCGAAGCGATTCGGATGCTGCGGAGACTTTGTTTTTCCGCCCGCTCGCCAGCGAGGCGGCTTGATTGGCGGAATCTAGGGCTGACGAAAACTCCCCCGCATTCTCCGGCTGCCCCCGTGGATGATCGGCTTCGTTCCACGCCGAGAACTCCACCGGCCCGATCTCGTCGAGGGAGCGAGAGAAGGACTGCGGAGTGGCGGGCTGCGTTCGGCTGAACTGGACGCAGCGCAAGTGACGCGCCGCTTCGTGTCGTTCACGGATGCCGTCCATGAGCGCCGAAATTCGCACCAAAGGATCATGGTCGCGACTGAACTGCCGCCCACCGTTCACGATCAGGCCGATCCGGTCGATCAGGTTCAATCGCTCCGGCGGCAGGACATCGGGATTCCGTCCGTTGTGCCAGACCGCCTTGTCGTAGGCGTGCATCTCGTTTCCGAGTTTCAGGTACGCCGCCTTCTGCTGCGGGTCATCGCGCGCAACCTCCCAGAGGGCTTCATAGTCCTCTCCATGAAAAATCGGATACGTGTCTTCGCCAGCCATTTTGCGTCCTTGAGTTCGTGAATCTGGCAATTCTACCGCCGAGTCAGTCGCGATCAAACGCGGGATTTAGTGCCGAATCTTCGCCTTCCGCTTCCGGACCTTCTTGGGCGGCACCACGGCATTGGGATCAACCACCACCGGAATCATCGCCGTCCCCATCATGCGGCAGCAGGTCGGACACCAGCGCCACCCCGCCTCGCCCGTCTTGTCGTAGTGCTTCCCGTGATCCCCCAACGGGATGTAAGGCAGCATCTGCCCCGGCGTCGCCCCGCAGACCGTGTTCTGGATCCCGCTCCCCACGTAGTGGATCGGAGGGTTCGCGTCCGGGGTGAACGCCGAATAGCAAAATGAATCATCGTCGCGTTCCATCGCCTGGTTCCTGTCTGTCGTTGAAAGTGCCAATAAAACGTCTTGAAAGTTCTGCTGTAACTACATGCCGCTCATGGCATCTTCTCGCTCGCGATCCAGCGTCTCCGCTCGCTGTCGAGCAAAGTTAATCTTCATCATCACCAAGTCTTCGCGGATGCCTCGGTTGCGGTTCTTGCGGCAGTAGATGCGATATTCGCTCGCGTCTTGGTAGGTGTCGTCGTAGCGCTTCGGCCAGAACGGCATCAGGACCACATCGGCATCCATCCCCATCGCGGCCGAGTCGCGAATGTCGGCCAGTTGCGGAGTCGGGTCGGGGCGTTTGTCGATGTCGCGGTTCAGCTGCGCCAGCAAGATCACGCGAATCCCATGCTTCATGGCGACCCCCTTCATGCGGGCGGATACGTCCGCAACCTTCTCCTGCTTGTTGAAACCTTCCCCGACCAGAATCTGGGCGTAGTCCACGCAGACCACCTTCACGCCGTGCTTTTTGACGGCTTCCGCGATCTCGCGCTCAGCGCGGCCGATCGTGTGGCACTTCTCCGTCACCCAGATCGGGGCCGAATTGGCAAAGTGTTCCTTGGCTTCAAACCGGAGTTGCTTCGAGGACTTCATCCACTCGGAGTCAGGCATCGCCGAGACCATCGCCATCGTTCGTGACGCCAGCATCGCCGAGGCCATTTCCTCGGAGACGATCATGCCAGGGACGCCGTGAGAGGCCGCGGCGTGCAGCCACTGGAGGCCCAGCAGCGTCTTCCCGATGCTCGTCGAGGCGGCAATCACAATCAACTCGCCAGGGGCCGACCCGCGAATCAGCAGGTCGATGTCGCCGATCCCATCGTACAGCGACGGGCTGATGCCCGCCTCAAGATCGTCGATCATCTCATCGACCAATTCGGACAGGGGCCGGAGGCGGCGGACGGCCGTGTCTGATGCCATCTCCCCGAGTGACGCCGCCGCCTTGAGCGCGGCTTCCACAACCTCGCCCTCGTCGGAGGTGGCGTTGTAGGACGACTCGATCAGCTTGCGGCCGATCTCAATGGCCTTGCGCCTGTTCGACCGAGACACCACGACGCTCGCGTAGTAGGCCGCGTGGGCTGAGTGCGGGACGGTTTCGAGGATTTCCATCAGGTACTGCGGGCCACCCACTTCAGCCAGTGACCCGCGAGACTCCAGTTCCTGCGCCAGCATCACGACATCCACAGCGGAGTCGGACTCAGACAGGGACACGATCGCCGAGTAGATCGCGCCGTGAGTGTCGGCGTAGAAGTCCGCCGCCTGAATCAGCGGCTGCACCTCGGCAAGCCTGTTCGGATCGAGCATCAGTGCCCCGAGCAGGCTGCGCTCGGCGGTCAGGTCTTGCGGGGGTAGTCGGCAGTCGTTCGGTTTCATGTTCAAAATGGGGCGTCCTGTGAGAGTTGGGCGAGAAGTTCATCACCAAGATTCAAGTGCGGTCGTGCTGGAGTCAGTGGCGGATTTTCCGTCGTGCGCCGCGTTTGGAGTACCTTCGATGGGTCGGGCGCGGAGACTCGCGGCTTGGGGGGATGGCCAGACAGACCACGCGACTTTTCCCACACATCGACGCCCCACTCGGCCGGGTCTTCTGCGTATCCCCCGGACTTCAGCCACGCCGCAGGTGCCGGAATTCCTGTTCTGGGAGAAGTCGCGACAAACTTGGACGCCCCGTATTCCGCTGCCTTGGCCAACAGGTGATCTACGCACCGTTGATCGTCCCAGCCGTGCCTGTCGCGGAGATTGACCATCTCGACTTCCAGTGCCTCATCAACGTCATTCGGCTTAACTTTCTTCGGATACGCTGCGATGAACTGATCGACCCATTTGTTCAGTGGAGTCATGAGCATCAGTCGGTCAGCTTTCGCCTGGTCTTCCTTCGATAGCCCCACCGGAAGGGATCGCCACTCGGAACCGTCATGAGCGGCTGGGTCATGGCCTTTCAGAATCGAAGATGCAGGGAGAGAGAAATCTTCTTTTTCTTTCTTTGAAGCTGATTCTGATTCTGAAGCTGCTTCTGATGTACTGACAGTGCTGACATTCTCTGACATTCTCTGACATTCTCTGACATCCTCTGACGCTTTCTTTCGTTCTCTCGTCTGTCGCTGATGTTCGGCGTTCTTGATCTTTCTGTCTTCCGCGTCAAGTTTTTCGCGGTATTTTCCGTGGTTCAGCAGGCACCAGCCACCATCGACGGCCTTGATGCGTCGGCCATCAAAGTCCTTGGTGCGCGAGTATTTGTCGGGGGACAGCAGGCGATTCAAGCTCTCCTCGGTTTCCTCAATTGTTAGCCGCGCGATGGTAGCGAGGCCCGGAATCGACGACTGGACCTCTCCGTACTTGTCCGCCATCGCGAGCATCGTGATCCAGAGGACTTTGGTTTCCTTCGACTCGCCCCAGATCGTGGAAGCGAGAATTGAACCAAACAGCTTCGTGTAACCGTTCATGTGAACCGCTCCGTCAGGTGATGTCAGGTGATGTCAGGTGATGTCAGGTTTTTTCGTGACGCCCAACGAGTCTGGCCCGCGCGTGAAAAAAGCGTCGCGAAAGCGCCCCTACCACAGGACTTTCGCGACGCCACCAAGCCCCCAAAGGGGAACCTGAATTGAATTTGCTCGCCGCTCGCCGTGGTAGGGCTACGCGACATTTGTTTTTGCCATCCTATCAACCGACTCGGAAGAATCAAGAACTTCCTTGAATCTTCTGAAAGCTAAGGGGCAGCGACCGGTTCCTTGGCGACACTCAACCGCGCCGCCTGCTGCTCGGCCTCATCCGCCCAATCCATCAAGTGCCCGGCGAGCTTCCGCGCCACCTTCGGGCCAAGCGAGAACCTCAAGGTCTCACACCGCTCGATCTGCGCGGTCCCGGCCCCCACAAACTCGACTTGCCGCTCGTAGACCGACAGCACCGCCTCGATCTCGGGGACGATCTCGCCCTCGACCAAGTTGTGCCGGATGTTTCTTGCCGTCGAAAATAGCTCTTTCATCGGAAGTTTTGCTCCGGACCTCTTGCGAGGCGTTCAGGGATTGCAACACACGTCGTGGAAGGCATCTGCCGTTTCGGCCAAGCTGCTTTGACTAATAAGGTTCCCCGACTCCATCAGCATCTTAGACAGATAAGCCATGTCTATTGCTATACACTCATTAACATCACGAGACCCCTGGCCCGACTCCCAGTGCGAGCGTTTCTCTATCGAGACCTCTTCTCGATCACCAATGGTTCCGTCGGCGTCTGATTCGATCGTCACACTGATCTTCCATCGCTGCTTTGCCATCAACCTTGCCCCCCTGTCTCTTTCTTTGTTTCGAGGACGTAAGCCTTGCTCTCCTCGTCCCACACAATCCCCGGATACTGGAGTTCCTCCTGCAACGCCCGCCACAGCACCTTGGCGTGGTTCGAGCCTTTCGCGTTGAGCCTCTTCAGCAACTCCGTGATGTCGCTGACTCCGTAATCCCACAACCTCGGCACGGTGACGACTCTCAGATGTCCGCTCCCGGCTTTTTTCAACGCAATGTTTAACATTTCAGAGAACTCATACTCCCCAGCCTTGCCGACGACGCACATATCGCGGCCGCTGTCCACGATGCCCGCTGCCTGCGGATTCAGATACTCAATTACGACTTCCCCGAACTCGTTGATCTTCCAAAGGAAGCATGTCACACCCGTCTTAGGGGCTTCAAAGATCGAGTCATAAAACGACATCTGTATACACCTTTTTATAACGTGTGCCCGCAATTACTTTTATGCACCGACAAACCTCACGCCCACTACTACGCCAATCCCCATTTCAGGTTCAAGCGAAATCGTCATCGCCGAAGAGATTGCAACAACTAGCGGGACCAGTCGTACTCGCCACTATTTACCCAGCCCAGCTTTTCCATCGCCGCCGTGAACGACTCCAGACCCTCATCGACCCAGTCCATCGCACTCAGCTTGCAGACCACGGCCGACATATGCTCGTGCCAAGAATACTCCATGATTGTGAAGTCCAGAAAATTGAAGTCTGCGACTCCTTCAACCGTGTCAATCGGGAACACGCTCGAACCAACCGGCAACAGCACCGGCATCGCCACGAGTTTCACGAAGTCTTCGCACCATTGATGATCTGCGTTGTCTGAGCAGCGCATCATCAGCAGTACCGGTGCCGCGATAACTGTTGGAAATCCCATTGTCGTCTCCTTTAGTGTGCGAAAGGTTACTACGCCAATCCCCATTCAATGTTAATCAGAAATCGTCGTCGCCAAAAAGATTCCCCGACATCGCCAGCCGCTTGGCCTTCAGGGTGATTTTCTTCTGCGGAGGAGTCGCGATCACCACTGGGGTTAGCGGCGGCAGGCCGACGGCGGCTCGCCCGGCGTCAGTCAGCGTGAAGGACAAGGTGCCGGATTTCGTGGTTGCCACGAAATCGCCCCGTTCGGCATCCGTTGGTTCCGGCATATCCGGCACCCACACGAAGCCCATCCGATAGGCGTCATTCACCAGCGGGAGGATGCGCGCGTCGTGGTACGAGCCATAGAGATCATGGCAAATCGTGGCCACCGAGTTGCAGTCCTCGAAGCTGACAAGGAAGCGTCGCAAGGTTTCGTTTATTGAGTAGCCAGCCATGCCATCCTCGCTTTCGTAAGTTCGACCTGGCACTCGCGGTTGTCGATCCCGTGACCGACGCGCCCGAGAGACACCGCCGCGTCGATAGTTGTGCCAGATCCACTGAAGGGGTCTAGTACGATCCCGCCGGGGTTCGTGAGTGCCTCAATGAACGGCGAGATCAGCTTTTTCGGGTAAGGAGCCTCGTTGGAAGACGCGCCCGACCAGCCGAGATGCCCGCCGCCAACAGTGACTCGATGCACATCGCGGGGTCGAGCCAGCTTGCCCGTCGGGTACTCGTTGCCAAGCCGTCGCTCCCCGGTCTCGGTGCGTTGCCGGAATCGCCCGCCGTTGGTGAACTTCGGCGGTGTCGCGATCGCTTCCCAGTTCCAGACGTGCGGCTTCTTCCTGTCCTTGAACGCGAGGACGTATTCCCAGTCGTTGCCGAACCAGTCCTTCCGATTCGGCGGCGCGTTCTTATGCCACACGACCGGGCGTTCCACCAGCAGGCCGCGATCGTCGCATTCGATCATCAGCCGCTCGCAGGCCGCGTTATACTGCCCGGCCTTGACGGAGCCGTTCACCACGAAGATCGCGTAGCCCCGGCTGAGGCGCGTCGAGGCCACGACGACATCGGCCATCCACGAGGCCCACTCCTTCGGAGAGAGGGGCTTGTTCTTCCCGCCGATATAGCGCCGCATCTTTCCGCAGTACGGGGGCGAGCCAATGACGAGATCGACACTCTCGGGCGACATCGCGCGCATCACCTCAAGGCAATCACCGACTTGGACCGACCAGGCTGCTTGTTCGTCACTCAATTGGAAATCCTTTTCATCGCTGTTTTAGAGCAGCATCGTGGCCGCTGTGATGATCTCACCCATCAGGGTGTAGCACTTCCGGCCGTTCCCGCTCGGCCACTCTTCCCGATAGAGCCGTTCTATCGCGTCCCAGTTCTCGTAAATTGCGTTCCAGACGCGACCATGTTTGACATCAGACAGACGCGGCAGCTTGACCCGCAGCTCCGGCACGGCATCGAGTAGCCTCGCGCACCGCCCGAAATCGGCGGGATCGTGCGGATGATTGTTTTCTATGAAGAGGCCGCGATCCGACAACACAGACGCGAGATACTTACTACTCAGTCCGGTGTCATCTGAGATGAACCATGCGTCCAGTCCCATGTCCGCGCGAGCCAGCCGCTCCGGCGTTCGCAGCACGCGGACAATCTCATCCGCAGCCGCGATGGTGGCGTTCAGGTGACGTGGGCAGAGCGAGAGCGTCTTCCCGTGCTTGGCGGCGAGGTGATTCCAGATCGCTGCCAGCAGGCCAATCTGGCCGACGAAGATCGAACCGTCAGCGTTGGGCGGGTCGATCTCCGGATCCGCATCATCGTCGAGGTCGCTCGCTTCCTCAGAGTCGTCGCGGTTCCGCAGCGCATCGGCCCTCAATTTGCCGATCTCGTCCAGCAGCTCGCCGTTTTGCTTGGACAGTTCGTCGCGATCCGCCGTCACGGATTCCAGCCAGTCCAAGACTTGGGTGATCTCTCCCATCCTCACAGCAGGCCAGCCATCCGGCTCGTGATCGTCTTCGAGCAGCCGCAGTTTCGCGATTGTGTCATCAATCAGCATTTCAGTTCCCCGAGTAGTGTTCGACCGTAAACCGCAAGTCGTCGTCCATGTCCGTCATGCCACCCGGTGAGAGCATCCACGCCAGATAGGAGCGTGGGACATCCTGCCAGAGCATCCCTTTGTGCTTGCCGAACTTGCATCGCGACAGCAGGATCGGTTCGGCGACCCACTGCATCAGATACTCGACCGTGCGTTGCTCGTCGGTCGTCGCACGGGCCAGCACTTCCGTCAGTTCACGCAGCAGCAGGCACGCCGTCACGACCGCATCGGGGAAGGCCCGGTGCATCGGTAACAGCTTGATCTCGGCGGGGATATCGAGCTTCAGGTGATACCGCAGGAACTGGTTTCCATACGATTCCAAGTCCGGCCACAGCTTCTGAGCCAGCCGCATCGTGCAGAGAAACGGCCGCTTGATTTCGGGCAGGAACGCCGAGTCGAACCGTGCGTTGTGGGCCACAGGGAGCAACGACGAACGAAGCAGGTCGAGTTGAAACACGGCGAGTTCCAGTGTCGGCTCGCCAATCACGTCATGATCCACCAGATGGTGGATGGCCGACGCCGCAGCCGGAATCGGAACCAGAGGGTCAACAAGACTCCCTCTAGTCCCCAAGACGAGTACACCCTCCGTGAGCGAGCAAGGGACGGCGGCGATCTCAACCACCCGGTGGATTGCCGGGTCCAGACCTGTCGTCTCGATGTCAATCACATCGAACTCTGTATCTATAATGTTCACTTGTTTTTCCTCGCTTGGAGCATCGCATCCGCGTAAATGTAACGAGCCTTCGCTTCCGCCATTTTATAATGCACGGCAGGGAGATAGTCGTCTTCCTTGATCCCAAGGAACCGGGCAACATCACCAATGGACGTTCCCGAGATGGAATCCACCACCCCAATCCGCGCGTTCACCGCAAAGTGATCCCGCAGCGTGAGGCCCGTCGAGTTCGTGTGGAAGACTTCATCCGTAACAGTCATTGAATACTCAAGCATCGGATAAACCGGCCCCCCGTCGTCGATATAGTCGGCGTCAATCGGATGTTCGCTGTCGGACATATATCCCTGCTTTCTAAAGAAAAAACCGTCGCCGCCTGCCCCGCAGAGTGCTGCGCCACGGGGCTGGATGCGCTCCAGCGACGACGGCCTTGGAGATTCACTTCACGAACTGTTTGACCGCGTTGTGCTGATTGAGCAGGTCCATTGCGACCCGCGCTTCGACGGAACCCGCCTTCGTGGCCAAGTACCGGTCAAGCAGCCGCAAGGAGAACTCGCACAGGTGGTGCGACTGCCCGCTCTCGGGGGAATCCGCCTTGGGGCGGCGATCCACCTTCGTGCGTTGCCGCGTGGTGCCGATAATGTTGTTGCGTCCAACATGAGCGGACTTCTTGCTGCCTAAGTTTGGTATCACGATCGTCACTTCGCGGACTCCTTCGGGTAATGGTAAGCCGCTGGCCAAGGTCCGCCTCGACCGCGCGTATGACTCTTGATGATCGCCACGGGAGCGAGTAGCCCCACTCCCGACGCGGTGGTAAACAGCACTGTGCTAGGGTCCGCCTGCGAGACCCCGTAGAACTCGATCACGTCGTCCACGGCGAACGCGAATCGCCCGATGGAGAACTCGGCGGTGACGACGCGCTCATACTCACGCATCGCTGGACTCGACTTCACTGGTCGGGTTCGGTTGATACGCCCACTGGCGGTTCAACTGACCAAACAGGGCGCCTCGGTCCTTCTCGGCGGCGTCCAATTTCTCGCCAAGCCGCAGCAACGTGGCCTCGAAAGTAACGCGATCGGCTGTGTAAACCCGAGTTGAGTTTTGAAAACTGCGATCTCTCGACGCGAGTGCCCATCGGCACCACACCGCATCCATGCAGGACACGAGACCCACCAGTAATAGGACCACTCCGGTATCCGTCATTTCGCACCCACTTCCGTGGTTTGAGTTTCCAGTGGCCGCGCGCGCGGAACGAACGTAAGTTCACCGCGATAGATCGCGACTTCCGGGCCGAAGTCGAAGCCGAGCCGCACGCGGTTGCCTCGGATCTCTTGGAATGAGACCGTGCCGATGTATTCCCCGGTGACGACGTTTGTCAGCCGGACTTCATTGTTTTTGAGATCGCGAGTTAGCACCAACATGGTTTTCGATTCCGTTCGTTTGTGAGTGAGTGAGTGAGTTTCAAATCGACGATTCGTCTTCGGTGTCACCCAGTGGCTGGCCGCTGTGGCGACAGCACGGGCGAAAATCCTCATTGAGCGCCACGTCGCCGATCTCGATCAGCCGTCGAATCGCATCGACGGCGGCACTGCGGCTGATGACCCAGTGATTCGGCAGGTCGAGCAATGACAGCTCGAGTGCCAGCGGCGATTGCGATTCGGTTTCCGGCTCGGATTGTGCCACTGAGCCAGCAATGTCATCGGGCAGACTGAACGCGGCGTAGACCGTATCGACGCAGGCCGCGATGTCCTGTCGAGCCAGCTTGTCAGCACCGATCGCCCCGAGTCTCGCCACCTCAGATGCCGCTTCGCGACTCAGGCGATCCTGTTCCGCGCGCTGTGCGGCAGCGGCAGCTTCCAGCCGGGCGCGTTCGGCGTCGTTCGCTTCTCGCTCGCGGTCGATTCGGCGTTGTTCCGCCCGCTGAGCCGCCGCCGCGTCGTCCTGCTTCTTGCGTTCAGCGGCGAGTAACTCTTCCTGTTCGCGTCGGAGGCGGGCCAGTTCTGCGCGTTCGAGCCGCAGGGCTTCCGCCTCGTCGGCCAGCCGCTTCTTCTCGATGGCTTCGGCGGCTTCGCGTTCAATCCGGTTCAGCGTCTCGATCTTGACGCGGGCCAGTTCAGCGAGGAACTCGTCCTCCTTCATCAGCCGCAAGAACTTCTCGGACACCGCACCGCCCGCCTCCACGATCATGGCGTGACGGGCCGCAAACACCGCGTCCTCTTTTTCCTTGGCGAGCCGCGCGATCTCGCGCTCGACAAGCTCCTCCTGATTCGTCAGGTGCAGCTCGATCGGCTCGATCAGCGACGTGAGCCGCTTGGCTTCCGCGTCCACCTTCTGGCCGTAGCGGAGCGACTCCTCCTTCGCTTCCTTGCGCGTTTTTTCGATGGCAACGCGAGCGCCACGACAGAGCAGCCGCGCCGCCTTGACAACCTTCAGGCCTTCCTTGTCTTCGATCCCCGCCACCGTGAGCGGCAGGTATTTCGCCGACATCTCCGAGATCGTCTCCTTCGTCACCGAATAGAGAATCATGGACTGCGTGGCGGGTTCCTTGGCAATGGTCTTCGTGGTCACGTTGCGTCCTTACAGTTGGTGAAAAAAACAGTTTAGAACTTACTTCTGGGCTGAATTGCCGAGATCGCCGATCCGGGCGTCGAACGCGGCCATCGCCACCGACAGCTCGTTCTTCGTCGTGCCTTTGGATCCCCGCAGCTTGGCGAGCATCACGTCGGCTTCCTGTACTGACCGAGCGTCTTGGAGGTCGTACAGAAACTCGGAAAACGCGCCGGATTTCTCGGATTTATTGAGGGGCTGGTCGCCGTCGGATTCGCTCTCGCCGCGCTCGTCACTTTGGGGTTCGAGGTCCGCCACGGCTGAGGTCGTCTGGTGCGAGGCGCCTTCCGTGGCCACCGTAAAAGACGGCGATGGCTGCGATTCCTGTGTGATGCGGGCCGTCTTCTGTGCCGCCAGTCGCTCGGCGAGTGCGTCCTGCTTGGGCTTGGCCTCGGCGGCTTGGCTCGACTCGTGCTGATCGCGCAGGCGGTCCATCTCCTCCTTGCAGTACATCGCGGCCAGCGTGCTAGGGAACGCCTTGCGGAGTGCCGACGATTCCGCACATTTCACGATCATTCCCGCTGGGTCCGTCGCCCATCGGCTGCGGCCCGTGTTGAACGTGGATAGATTCAGTGAATCGTAGGACGCAATATTCCGGTCTCGGCGGTGAACTCGCGCCCACGCTCCAACCAGAACCTCGCCATTCAAAAGCAGATCACCCTGCCGCTCCGTGATGGCGTCTCCGCGAGCGACGACGACACCGGATTCCATGCCGTCAAATTCCGGGCTGGCCTCTGCTCGTTTGAGCATGGCCGAGTGAGCGGTGATGAGACTGAACTGTGGCCCATCCTTCCCGTCGTACCCGCATAAAAAACAGTCATTTGTCCACGGATTCAGGCTCTGCGCCTTCGAGAGCATAATGAACTTCATGACCTGCTCATCGGTCGGCAACTTCCCCGACTTCGTGGGGATGCACAAAAACTGCTTCACTCGCGAGAGCGTCAGGTGAATCTCCTCCTGCTCGCCAAGGGGGATGAAGCTGATGGTCTGCTCTTTCGGCCTGCTTGCGACAACAGACGTGTGCTGTGATGCGGTGGTAGTAGTCGTCGTCATAGTGCGGCCCCTGTCAGAAGTTTGTTGCCCGACTCAATCGCGGGCGTACTCGTCCCGCTCAGTTTTTGTTCTTTCAGCTTCGAGTGCCGCAGCACGCGGAACGTCGATTCCTCGACCGTGTAAGACTTCCGCGTCTGCTGCCGGTATGAAAAAGTTCCGCCCGGCCATGACGCGCCATCCGCATCCCCGAGAGACGCGAGCAACGCGGCCTGTGCCGTCTCCTTCAACTTGCTGGCCTTGGACGCCATGTCCGCAGCGGCGAGGTATTCCATCGCCAATTCTTCAGGGACCGGGACGATCTTCCCCTCGGTGCGACACATCCGCTTCACGGTGTCGAGATGCGGGATCTCGCTCGGCGGACAGCGTGTCAGGACGTGATCTCGCCAGAACCGTTCAGACTCTTCTAAAATCATGTTCTGCAAGGAATCGTGTCGCTCGACCACATACATCAGGAATCCGCGACCGCCGATCAGCGCGGGCACCCAGGTCTTGGACTCGCCCGTGACGAGCATCTGGGAGTTGACCTGAAGAATGATCGCATCAGGCAGCGCGTCGCCGCCATCTCCCCATGCGTCGAAGTCAGCAGGCCCGACGATCCCGTGGGACTTGGCTTCCACTGGCTCGCCCGTTGGCAGCCGCCCGTCCAGAGTGCAGGCGTTGATCCCGTTTGAGTGAATCAGGAACTGAGCCGGAAGGATTTCCCCGAGTTGCTGCGATGCCCACTGGAGGATCACCGGCTCCAGCAGGTTCCCCGCTTCGGTCGCATCGTTGCCATCCCAGCGAGTGAGCGGCTCCGTCTTGTCGAGGTACACGTCCCGCGCGTTGCGGTACGGGCTGGCACCCAGAATGGCCGCCACATCCGTCGCCGTCACGTACCCCTTGCGGCGTTCGAGTTCCATCGGAGAGAGAGACATGATTCACCTCACAGCTTGATGTCAAAAAACCAGCACACCACGCCCGCCACCACCGCGATGGACGGGCCGATCAGTTGCTCGCAGCCGAACTCAAGGCACATCGCAATCCGCCTTCCTGAAGAACTCGCGCACCAGCCCGGCAAACGCCAGTGAGTACGCGATCACCACACACGCCACCACGAACATCTCATCCATTGAGAACGGCATCAGTCGGATCCTTCCCCGTTGCGAGATGTGAAGGGCCGAGCCGGTTTCGGCTTCCCGTCGCAGTCGCAGCATTGTTTTGAAAGTTCTGTATTCCTCATGTGTGCTACTACGTGGAAATCGCTTGTCAGGCTCCTTTTATTTTGCCGAAATCCAGATTTCTTCGCGCAGTTGACTTGTCGTGTGATGATGCAACAATTACGCAACGCTTCTGGAACACCGGAGGCGATTCCTAGAAAAACCGCAACAGAAGAAGGGGCGGAACATGGCTGTCGAGATGTGGACTGTGCAAGAGTTGGAGTTACTCGTCGAGGATGGAATCTCGGCCTTCAAACGCATCGGGGATGTGTGCAACAAGATGCGACGAGCAGAGGTGAACGAGATCGCGCTCCAGGCCCGAACGGCCATGACGATCTACCGGCAGACACTGGTCAGACTCTCAGGGACCATCGAGTCCGAGTTCCAAGACCAGTTGAACTGCAAGCGCACCGGCATGACTCCGGCTTGGCAGATGAACCAGCGCAAGGTCGAGGCGGCCCGCAATCGCAAGGCCGCCGCCGCCAAAGACAAAGAGGAGCGGCGGAAGGACATCAAGCCACGCGAAGAAGAAGACGAGCGCAAGTGAGCCTCACGGCTGACTCGCGACGAGCTTCTTTTTGCGTCGCGAGTCCGAAGGGAACACCACGTCCACGATCACTGTGCCGGGGTTCGCCGCCTGCTGGGCCTTGGCGTGTTCGATGTCGTTGGTCTTGGCTATGGCGCAGTTGTGGGGAATGACGAGATACAAAGTGTCAGAGTCCGTTCTTTGAGAGTGGTAGTGGCAGAAATCTTGATCGCAAACATCGCGGGCCTGCTCACGGAGCGACTCCGCACGCCGTCCCATTTCGTCTTGAAATCGCCGCGAGAGTTCCAGCACCGGTGGGCCGGTGATGACGCCGCCGTAGAGGGTCTTTGATTCCAGTCTGGTGACGCAGATCGGGCAGATCGACCCGAGAATCAGATCGTGAACCCAGCCCGCCGTGGCGTCCGCAAACGGGCTGCTGATGTTGCAGTAGGAGCAATCGCTCATGGCTTGTCCTTCAAGATCACGTTGCAGATTTCGATGAGCAGAGAACCATCCAGTGGGCCTTGCTTCAACATCAACATCATCCGCAGCCGCTGGACTTGCTTCGTCATCAACACGAGCTTGGCGCAAGTCCCCGTCATGCCGAGATGCTCGACCCACGGGACTCCACAAGATCGGCACGGCGGGAGGTCGTCAGGTTCGTCTTCCATGAAGTCACCTACTCAATTGGGAATCGCGGCCGAACACCTTCCGACCAAAGCCTGCGGAACGTGTCTTCTCCGTCGTCGCCGCTCACCAGCCAATCGACGCGATGCACCATGTCGCCAACGCGACGCAGTTCGTGAGCCGTCTCGCGGAATCGAGCGAGGATGTCAGGCGGGAATGAGTCGTGGTGAGTGGGCGCGTACTTGGGGTCCACGTCCTCGTCGTACTCGATCGGCAATCCGCTGCGAGCGATCAGCTTGTCGAGCTGGTCCGCCATGTCCTCGAACCGATGCTGCTGATAGTCAAAGAATCCGCCGCTCAATTTCGCGTCTCCCCAAAAAACCGGCCGTGCGGGAGTTGAACCCGCCTACTGTTCTTCAACAGCCACAACAAGATGCCCGCGCCACTGGCTTCGTGGCAGCTAACCACTACTGACTCCAGTGCCGCTTCCGGCAGAGATTGTCGCTGCGCTTCACCGCGAGCGCCCACGGCCACCAAACATCCTGTCGCGTCGATCCTTCGACGATCCCAACAATCCTTTCGGCCTCGTGCCGCTTAGGTACATCCGTGATTCATGGCCCGCACCGCTTCCGACGCTGGGCAGGTTGGCCCGCGACGCGACTTGAGCAACAGACCTGCGGCGATCAGGCTCTCATCAGAGGCTTGACCCGCCAGCATCTGACGGCGGAAGCAGGCCATGCACGCCGTGCAGACGCCGCGTCGCTCGCTATCTCGCACGCACTTCGGGACGAGACACTTGGAGCTTGAAGCGGGCTTCGAGGTTGCGCTGGGCTTGTGCGTAATCCGTCTGGTCATCTTTTCGATCCTTCGATGGTGCCTCGGGGGGGTTCTTCGCCGCTGGACGGAACGAGGCCGCGATCCACGCCTCGGTCGTGCGGTAGCGCCCGCCGACCATGACCGCACACAGCAGGCCGGACTTCATCCAGCGCATGACCGTCTTCTCCGTGACGCCACAGATTTCGGCCGCTTGGCGAACTGTCGTTTGAGGCGTCATCGCTGCGTTCATGTCACGTTATCCTGTCGTTACCGTCGCGTTATCGTGATGATGTTTTTACAGAATGTTCTTAGATAAGTCAAACCATATTCTTTCCTCGCTCTCGCAGTGCCATTTGCTCTCTTGTTTTCGGGAAATCTCCGTAATGAGGCAAAATTCAATGGATATTGCGGTAGCCGCCGCAATAATGTGACGAATCCGTTGCGTTTCCGTTATTTACTGATCACAGCGGAACTCATGCGATTATGCGATTATGCGTGGGTATGTGGGTATGTGGGTATGTGGGTATGTGGGTATGGCTAAGAAAACGAAATCAGCAGAAACTCTCGTTGGAGCGGTTGCTCGCGCGATGCCGGATGGTCGCGTCAATCCAGCCGACACCCGCAGGGGAATTGTCTCGATGCACGCTGTTTTGACAGACGTGCAGACGTGCCGAGATATCCTGGCGTACATCGAGGCCACGGCTAAGCTGGCGATCGACCGTGGTGCCGTCAGCTTGGAAACCGACGGCGTGACGCAGCTCGATGCGGCGAGGAAGCTCCTCGGCACGGCATCGGGGCATCTCGCCAAAGCCTACCTCAGCGACGTGGCATCACGGCGACCCCACAGCGAGACACACACAGTCACCGACACAGAATAGCCACCCGGAATCTGAGACGCTTCTGAGACGCTTTGCGAAGCACGAGAGACATGTCTAGCGGTTTTTTCATCATGTTCCCAACCAGACTGTCCGACACGCAAATGACGCAAATCACTCAAAAACAACAACATACGTCAATTTTCGCCACAGAAACGGGTTGCTTCCCAAGCTTTAGACGGGGGTTCGATTCCCCTCACCCGCTTCGGTTTGCAATGTGTTGTGAGTGTTGATGTTGCGGCGAATCTTGGTAGTGAAATCTGACGGCGGGCTGAGACGGTTTTTTGGAGTGGTGAGACGCTTTCGGATGCAGCGGAAATTTGCCCGCAACATCCCGCAGCATCCCGCAATTTGTCCGCACAACATCCCGCAGCCAGTTGACTCGCCATGAGGACGCCACCGACACAACTGAAGCAGGACAAGACCACTGGCCGCGCGTTTGCACGCTGGCAGGGCAAGAAAGTCTACTTCGGTAAGTGGGACACCGCCGAGGCTTCCAAGGCGTTCGGGGCTTGGCTGGCAGGGTTGCACGCCACGCCGACGGCACCGGACCTGTCACAGAACCTGACCGTCTTGCAGTGCGTCGAGCAGTACCTCTACCACGCCGAGTCCTACTACTCGAAGGACGGGCAGACGACGCAGGAGTACCGGAACGTCTGCGCGGCGATGCAGACGCTGATCTGGCACGCGGGGGGGCCAAAGGATTTGGCGCGGGACTTCGGGCCACGGAAGCTGATCGCGCTCCAGAAGGCGATGGCGACTGAGACGGTTTCTGAGACGGTTTCGACGCTGCGATATGCGCGGAACACGATCAACTCGCGGATCGGCAAAATCCGACGCTGCTTCCGCTGGTGCGCGGCACAGGAGCTGATCCCGGCCGAGATCGTGACAGCCTTGGAGATGGTGGACGGCGTGCCCGAAGGGCGTGGGATGGCGCGGGAGTCGCCGGAGGTCGGGTCGGTCACGATCGCGACCGTGATCGCGACGTTGCCGCATCTCTCCCCCACTGTCGCGGCAATGGTGCAGGTCCAGCTCCTCTGTGGGATGCGCCCGCAGGACGTGTGTGGCATGACCTGGGGGCAGATCGATCGCACGGGCGATGTCTGGCTGTACCGCCCGCTGCGGCACAAGATGCAGCACAAGCGGCAGTCGCTCGTGAAGGCGATCCCCGTCGCCGCGCAGCAACTGCTGACACCACTACTGCGGGAGGGACGCGACGAGCTGATCTTCTCGCCGGTCGATGCCAGCGAGTTCTGGCGGTCACAGGAGCGGAAGCCGCGCACAGTGCCGAAGGTGCGGGAGTGCGCGCGGGGGCCGTATGCGACCAGCGCCTACGGGCGAGCCGTGGTCTACGCCATCGCTCGGGCGAACAAGTCGGGCGCGACGGTGCCGCACTGGACGCCCAACCAGCTACGACACGCCATCGCCTCGCAGTTGCGGGGAACGAGCGGGATCGAGGCGGCGCAGGTGTTTCTCGGCCATGCCAAGCCCGACGCGACGCTCATTTATGCGGAGCAGTCGGAGGCGCGATTGATTGAGATCGCGCGGGCGCTGGTTTCACCGCTTCCCAGTCCGTCTCCTGCGGCGAAAACTGACTGACCACGGCGATGTGCCCGGTCAGATCCTTGATCGCTCGCGCCGCAGACAGCGCCTCACTGGCCGAGGCGTAGACCGCCAACCCTACGCGCCAAAACGATGAGATACACATTGTGGCCCCTTTTGTATTCACAGCAATCCAGCACACCAGACAGGCGAGAGTCGAGCTGGCTTGAATTGGCTTGAATTGGCTTGAATTGGCTTGAATTGATGATCAAAGAGTACGCAGCAGGAAATCCGATTACCACAGTGGCTGGCTGGAATTAATGCGCCGCAGATTCGATGCAGCCGCTCAGGCCTCGCCGCCTACCATTGGGATCGCCTTGACGATTCCGTAAAGTCCTGGATACTGATGACGCCAGCCACACGAGCCGCCGTCGAAAATTCCTCTTGGAGCCAATGAAGGAGGTGATCTCACGATCAGCAATTCCGTGTGGCTGGCGCTTCTCTTTCTAAGGCAATCCCTTGCAAGTCAACTTCCAGAATCTCGGGCGTCACATCACTTGGCGCAACGGCTTGTTTGCCGCCGCCGCCCTCTTGGCTGTGGTCTGCGTGGCCAACGTCTCCGGCGCACGAGCCTACTCGGCCAGCGCGGAGGCCGACCCTGCGATTGCCCTACAGGGCTGGCTCTTGTCGGTCGCTCCCGGTGCCTTGGCGGCGCTGGCGGGCCTCGTGGCGAGCTTCCTCGGCGTGCCGCCCGAGTACGTCGCGGCGATGAAAGCCTTCGCGAAGAATCCGGACCTCGAAGCGATCGAGAAGCGGGCCGTCAACGCCGCGTTCGAGTTCATTCTCCCTCGGTTCGGTAAGTACCCGGAGCTACTGATGTCGCTGCTCCGCACCATAGCCCCACAGTTCGTCAGCGATCCCGAAGTCGCGAAAGCCATCTCGGCCCTCGGGCAAGCATTGGCTAAGAACTTCCTGTCTATTCCGGCTCCAGAGTCTGAGGTGCGCAAGACGTGATCGAGGCGACGCGCGAAGCGGAAGACGGGTTGTACCGGTTGTGTTACAGGCTCCAGTGGAAATCGGATCATGCGGCGAATTGTTCCGTGCCTAATTTTTGTGCTGGTGGGCTGCTTTCAGCCAGCACTGCCAGTGCGCCAGTTCGATCCCACGCGGCCCGCGACGCCGACGCCGATCGTTGTGACGCCACAACTGCGCGACGACGTGTTCCATCCCGCCAGTCAGTCCCAGTCACTGGCTCGGCTCGCCCAGAGGCAGTCTGAATCCGCTTCGGTCACGGATGGATCACGCCGACTCGATGCCGTGCTGAACGAGTTGGTGCGCGATGGCGTCCCCGCCGACTACTGCGCCCGCGTGCGGCTGGCGGTCACGGATGACACCGGCAAGCCGGTAATCCGCGTCGCGACGAAGCTGGCCCCCGCCCGCAATCTCACCGAGGCGGAAATCAAGAAACTTGAGGCCGCGCGATGATCGACGCCGGAACCAGTGTCGCGATTCGCTGGCTCGTGCAACGCGACCTGAAGGCCGTGGTGACGATCGAAGACAAGTGCTTTGCGTTCACTTGGTCCGCTGCGGACTTTCTGGAATGCCTGCGACAGCGCAACGCCATCGGGATGGTGGCGACGCGGGATGAGCGTGTGGTGGGGTTCATGGTCTACGAACTGCGCAAATCAGAACTACACATCCTGAACTTTGCGGTGGACCCCGAGTTGATGCGCACCGGCGTCGGCACGGCGATGCTCGACAAGCTGAAAGAGAAGATTCGGCAGCAGCGGCGGACGGTGATTACGGTCGGAGTGCGCGAGTCGAATCTCGCCGCCCAACTGTTCTTTCGCAACGCCGACTTCCTTTGCATCGGCACGGTGCGCGGATTCTACCAGCAGACCGACGAAGACGCCTACATTTTTCGTTGGGCGTTGCCCGTGTAAGGAGTGGCGATGGCCGACTTTTCAGATTTCCCAACCGGCTACGTGGACTCCCCCAAGGCGCGCGAGGTCCAGCTCGATGCGTTCGCAGCGGCGGGCGTAGACCTGACGACGCGCACCGTGGCGGGCGAGTTCCAGCGGCTCGTCTCACAGGGTGTCTCCTACGTCAATCTCCATGACGCCGAGGCGGACTTCATCCGTGGCGCGGGAGCGGGGCTAGTCCGTTCTCTGCGCAACATCACCCCCTGCGGGATTCTGGAGCCGTTCGGCCAGCAGACCGGCATCTGCAACGGGTGCAGTCACTCGACGGGTGCCTGGCTGTCGTGGTGCAACCGGTTCGTGGCGTCGGGGGACTGTCCGACGCCGCGTGAAGTGACGTTTCTGGGCGGATACTTGCTCGGCCGCGAGCTGACGATGCTGTCACGAGGCGACTCCGGGGCGTTCCCGTCGTACACCATCGCCGGGTTTCACGACTTCGGCGTGTTGCCCGTGGACTGTGGCGGCAAGTTCAACTTCCGCGCACTGCCGCCCCACGGACCCACCAGCCAAGAGTCGCTCTGCGTGCAAATGCGCGACCGACCGGCCCTCTATCCCGAGTGGCTCGAAGCGATGCACCCGCTCAAGACCCGCGTCTTCCAGCCGACGAACGAAGCGGCCGTGCTGGACTGTCTCGCCAGCCGGTATGCCGTCACGTTTGGCTCGTCGTATCAGGCGCGGGACTCGTCGCGTGCCAATCCCGTGTCGGCGCTCTACATGCTCACCGATGGCTGGGGGCGACCGGCCGGACACGAGACGTGCGGGAGCGGTTTCTTCGTCTATCGCGGCCGCGCGGGCCTGCTCAAGACCGAGTCATGGTGGAACGCCAATCAGTACCCCGGCGGCGACCATCACGAGAAGCGGGTCGTGATCCAGACCGACAGCGGACCCCGCCAGTTGTATCGCGGCCAGTGCGCCATCTGGGCGGACGAGTGGCTGCGATCGAAACCAGAATCATGGGCCGTCGGCTGGCCGGGATCGGCGGCATGAGCAAGCCGACACCCGCCCCCGGTGCGAGACGACTGGCCCGCTTCGGCGATCGGTCGAAGTACGGCAAGCGACACGTTCCCGGCGTGATGAACGCCACGGAGTCGCGGTACGCCGAAGTGCTGCAACTCAAGAAGCTAAGCGGTGAAGTCCTTGAATGGCTGTTCGAGGCCCAGACCTTCAAGTTGGCCGACGACTGCCGCTTCACGCCCGATTTCATGGTGTTGTACGCCGACGGCACGATTCAGTTCGTGGATGTCAAAGGGGGCGGGCCGATCGACCCCAAGAGCGTCGTCAAGGTGAAGTGCGCCGCCGAGAAGTTCTGGTGCTACCGGTGGTCGGTGGCCAAGGCCCGCACCAAGAAGGACGGCGGCGGTTTCGAGATCACGGATTACTAACAGAAGGGCTTTGAAGTGACCGAGCAACCTCAACGACAGATCGCTTCCCCGTGGATGTGGTGGTTCGTCACCTTCGCCATCCTGTTCTACGCCACCTCCTGCTACGGCGATCCCTACGACGCGCGGACCCGCACCGCCGCCGCCAAGGTGGCCTCCGAGGCTGCCGATCAACCGATTCTGCCCGATGCCCCGCCCAACGTGCGGTTGAGCATCAAGCGGATGGCCGTCGCGGCTGTCGGCCCCGAGGCAGAGGAGCAAGGCGTCTGCCCGGAAGAAGCGTCGGTGCTGATCTCGATCAACGGCCGACTGCATGGCAGCGGGGTCTACGTGATGCACAATGGCGTGCCGCTGTTACTGACGGCGGCGCACGTCGTCGAGGAGCATCGCGAGCCGTTCGTCATCAAGGCGGGGGACGCGGTAGCGCAGCGCGTGCTGGTCGATCACAAGACGGACATCGCCGTGCTGTACGCTGGCCCTCATGCGGCCATTGAACTGGCTCCCGCCGATCCGGCGCGCGGCGACGCCGTGACGACATGGGGCATGGACAAACACAGCACGCTGTCCGAGGTCGCAGATGTGGTGGCGGACGTGCTGGAAAACAGCGGCTGGCGTGACCTGCCGGGAATCTCCTGCCAGACCTTTCCGCCACTCGGGCGCTCGGGCGGCGGGCTGTTCCGCAATGGGGCGCTCGTGGGCGTGTTGCACTTCCGCGATCCCGCGCCACGCTCCGGGGTCTACTCGCGTCTCGCCACGCTCCGCAGCGTGTTGGAGCGCGTGAATCTCTCGGGCCGTCGGCGAGCCGTGGTCTATACCGGCGAGGACGTGCATGGGAGCAACTGGTGCGTGAACTGCCCGGCCCTCAAGGCCAAGCTGCGCGAGGGCAACGAATCACTCGACATCACCTACAGCCGGGCCGTTGCTCCCGGTGACGTGCAACTGTACCCCGCCGTCCGGTTCGTGGACCTCACGGGGACCGAGTGCTATCCCGCACGTCCCGTCGGCGGCAAACTGGAGTACCACACCGTCGCCAGTTGCGGGGAACTGCTGGAGTTCATCGAACGGAGCAACCCGCCGTGCCGGATCCCGGCCCCCGTGGCAGGCATGGGTGGACGCCGACGGGAGCAACGTGAGCAGCAGGGCCGGGCCGCGTTGTCGATGCAGGGCCGCGACCGTGTGATTGCCGCCATCGCCTACGCCCAACAGTGGGTGCCCGATTCGGAAGGCGTCACTGATCTCCAGCAACTGGCCGACGCAACCGTCTCCCTGACGTGGCAACGCAACGGGGCGAGCAAGCTCCCGCTCTTGGCCGCCGAGCAGTGGACATCTGTACAGTTGTTCGGGACGCACGGTCACTTCCGGTTCATCACCCCCAAGGGGTCAACGCCGGTGCGCGAGTTCGGGACCGGCTACCAATTGCGAACGCGGCCTGACGGGGGCGAGACGGTGCATCTGACGCCCGACCCGGTGGACATCGACCTGCGGGCACCAGGCGAAGCCCCGTCGTCGTCATCCGAGGCGTGTGGCTTCGATCCGATCACGCTCGGGCTGACGGTCATCAACGTGATCTCGGGTCTGTGGCAACTGGCTCATCCTGAGTTTTCGCTCACGTTGGGACCGGATATCGAGGTGACGGGCCGCATCAGCGGTGAGTCGCTACTCGTCGGCTTCAATTCTGATTGCCCGTCGATCGAGGCCAAGGCATGGTTCCTCCGCGCCACGTTGCGCGTCACGTCGGTCGAGGTCTCGCCGGAGCGAGTCCGGTTCCGGTTCGAGAAGAACTGGACGGGGATTACTCAGCGCGATTTGATCGTCGAGTAAGTCGCGCAGCTTGTCGTTCGCGGCGTCGAGTGCTGTGAGAAGTGCGTGTCGGTCGCGGATGCCATCCGTGGCAAGATCAAGGTAGTCACCGAAGACGTGAATTTTCCCGCTATCGGCAACGCGGTCGGGGTGATGTGCAATGGCATCTCTCGCGCGAATCGCCTCAATCTCTGCCGCTGTTGGGGTAGTCATTTTCGTCGTCCTTCTATGGTTGGTCGTAGGAAGGGTCATCCATCACGCGGTAACAGTGGTTCGGCGTCTCCGGTGTCGAGCGGTCCACGCCGATCACATTGACCCAGTGATTCCATGCTTCATCGGAGAGTAGATTGGCTGTCTCGACTGCAATACATAGCGATCGGACGCTACGGCTGTGCTGATCGCATCTCTCTCGCACCGCCCATGCCGCTAGGAAGCTGGCCGCGAACTGTCGCTTGAATTCAGCTTCATCTCGTTCGTGCATCGTGGTCTCCGGAAGAGTCGTTTTAAAACAAAAACCTAAATTTTTTCTACAAGGCGCGCTGATCAAATCAGACAGGGGATTGATGCAACACCAACGGCGCATGGTGCGGTTCCGGCGACGGGAGCATCTTGAGCGCTTCGCTTGAGGAGTAGGATTCCGACTGCGTCGGCAGAGTGACTCCAGCCTTGCGGCTGTCGTAGGACTTGAACTTGCTTGGTGGGGAGAGAGTGAGCAACCGACAGATTCCCCTACTATCCCCAGCTTTGCAGCAGTGAGGACAGGAGGCTGTCGGCTACGAAAACCTGCCCGGCGGCTTCGGTCGTTCGCAGACTCTTTCAACGGCATAGTCTCGCGTTGCCGTCGGGCCGGGGAGTTGCACCCCGTTGTCGAGCAGACCCAGATTCCACGCGGACGGCTTGCGGCAGTCACTCGCGCGGGGTCGATCAAAAAGAAAAACCCCGCGACAGTCCGTTGCAGGGAGAGTTGTCGCGGGGCATCGGTTTACGCCCGAGGGCGATAGTCGAGAGCTTAGACAGTCCTGCAACGGACTGCAAACATCATCGAGATGTTTCTTGGAATTGTCAAGGATGTTCTTTTACTAGCCTCGACCTGCTGATAGCAGCCCGATGGGTCAGCCATGCGTTTGCCATCGTTTTCGGGTGAGTCTGTCAGCTCTGCGTCAGAGGATGTCAGGTGGTGTCATCGCTGTCAGGTCATGTCAGGTGTAACGGGTGACGTAACGTAACGCGCGTTACGGGCGCGTAACGGGTGTGAACCAAACGTGAACCCACCTTCAACGAAACCGCAACGCTCGTTGAACCAAACACGAACCACCGTTGAACCCACCTTCACCCCACCTCCACGCAGAACTTTCCAGAACATCCGCTGAAGTCGCGTTGGAGTTCTGGGAGACTCCGGTCAAACTGGCTGGGACGTTCGGCCCTCACCCTGCCCCGACGCCCCGCAACATGAAGTCTCCCAACATGATTTCCCACGCCACCGGGCTGATGTCCGAAGTGTCCCTGACGCTGTTGATCCTGTTCACCGCCTCGGCGGACCTCGCCGTCAAGATGGAGGTGGCCACGCCGGACCAAATCCTGATCTTGTGGTGCCTGGTCGGTGGCCTGATCGGCTCGATCGTCTCGCTGCGGATTTTCCGCGTGAAAGACATCAACGACGGGACATGGCAACTGCTGGCGAACCTCGGCATCTCGTCGATGGTCGCCCCGATCCTGACGGACCTGGTTGGAAAATACAGCGGCTACCCCGTCGGCGTGCGATTGGCGCTGCCGGTGGCCTTGGTGCTGGGCATCGTGGGCGAACAGGCCGTGGCGCTGCTGATCCCGATCGCCAAACGCTGGTTCGTGGCCAAGGCGTCTGTCGCCGCTGGCGAGCCGCAGCAGCCCTAGTGGAACGCGATCGCTGTGATACAATCAGCATCTCCGCGAATGTTCCACCCAATTCCACTCAAGGATCCCTGTCCATGACCGTCGTTGAAATGGCTCACAGCTACGTCGAAATCGTCCAGCGCGAACGCGAGCAACTGCTCAAGCAGATCACGGAAACCAACACCCGTGTCCAGCAGTACGATCAGCACCTGAACGAGTGCCGGGAGTGCCTCGCCGCACAGGTTCCAGCCCTCGCACCGGCTCCCGATGACGTGACGCTGGCAGACGAGTAACAGAAGTTTCCAGACAGTTCTATCGAGTAAGGAGCGGCATTATGGCTGAGCGAGTGGATAGCGTTCTCGGAACAGAAGTGGTCAGCGGACTGACCACGGTCAAGATGCTGGCCTCGATCCCCTTTGAGGCGGATGGCGTCACGCGCCGACCGTGCCGCGTCCGCATCCAGTGCGATCCCGTCGTTGGCGGCGTTGCGGGCAACGCCGTGCGATACACGTCTGACGGTTCCACGCCGACGAGCGACTACGGTTTCTATCTGGCTCCGGGCAGCACTGTCGTCACAACGACCAGTTTGCAATCGCTCAAGTTTCTTGGAGTGGCTTCCCCAGCAAGACTTCACGTCCAATACGAGATTTACCCCGGCCCCCATCCCTCGTGATCTCCACAGCACCGCAATTACGGAAGGCGGGTGATCGGATCTTCACGAAAGACGAAACCGTCCGGGTGTTGCATGGCTCATTTGCCGGGCGCTGCGGTGTCGTTCTCGCGCTGGTCGGGAACGAAGAGTCGCTCTTGCTAGAGATTCAGGTTCAAGGCGAGCCGGACACGACACTGCATCAGACCTCGGCCCTGTCGCGGGTCTATGACGACCACGCCCGTACAGGAAGCAGACCCTCATGTCGCTGATCTTCCCACTGATCCCCTCGCTGAATTTAGCAGATGTCGTCAACGCGGCGACGGCGAGGTCGAATCTCGGCCTGGCCATTGGCTCAAACGTGCAAGCCTACAACGCCAACACAACCGTACTCGGCAACACTACGACCGGCACAGGGTCGATTGTACTAGCAACATCGCCGACGTTCGTCACGCCTGTACTCGGGGCCGCATCAGCAACGAGCCTCGCCTGCCCGACGTTCACATCTGCGGCTGCGATGGGGTTCACTCCTGCGAGCGGGAGCGGCTTCAGCGTCACGCTGGCGGGTGCTGGTGACTTCGCTGTCAACACGAATCAGTTGTGTGTTGATACCTCGCTCGGCAACGTCGGTATCGGCACGTCATCGCCCGGCTCTAAGCTAGAAGTATCCACGACAACCGGAACCAATGGTATAGCGATTACAAATTCAAGCGTTTCAAACAGAGGATTTATATTTTATCCTGTAACGAACGGCTCAAACACAGACGTGAGGTTTTATGAAAGCAGCCTAACGTCTGGTGACAGAGTGACATTTCAAGCTGGTGGCAACGTCGGCATCGGCACAACATCGCCATCAGCCAAACTCCACGCCATATCGACAACCGAGCAACTACGCTTGGGATATGATGCCTCGAACTACTACTCCACCACAGTCTCGTCGGCGGGGTCTGTAAATTTCGCTGCCACGGGGGCCAGTGCTGCGTTCGCCTTTAATGCTACCGTGACGGCATCCGGTGGGTTCATTACCGGAAATATTATACTTTACTCATCAACGGTCTCAGTACCGACAGCGACTAACGTCACAATCAATGTCAGGGCCAACACGTCAACAATGGCGACAGGCTACTGTTATCGCGTCAGGCTGAATACGGCGGGGACAGGTACTGTAACCGGGGCTGTCTATATCATCAACCAGACATCCATCACACCGACGTGGGTTGCGACAGCGGTATCCGTCGCTGGTAGCACGACAAATCACCCATTGCTTATAGTATCTGGCTCGAACATTCAGGTTTATCACAATCACGGCTCAACCTACTTGGTCAGCTATGTGGTTGAGACCATCGCACACAACAACGGTACTGCTAACGCAGCAACAATCTGGGGAGCAGACTCGTTATTTACCGGCACAGACAGTACGTCAATTACGACCGCATCAGGCTACGCACTTGGTGTCGGAACATCGCCATCAGCAAAAATCCACGGCATATCAACGACCGAGCAACTGAGACTCGGATACGACGCATCAAACTATTATTCAACTACAGTTTCTTCTGCTGGAGCGGTCACGTTCGATGCTGTCGGAGCAAGCTCTGGTTTTACGTTCAGTGATGCTGTAACAGTGTCCGTTGCAACGCCTCTAGTGACATTTAAGCCAACTGCTAATAATCAGGATTGTGGACTTAAGGTACTTGATAGTGTCGGTGCGATTGCCGGATATCTGTCGATTGTCCCAAATACCATCGGGACCAACTCCAAATTCTTCATGTATCTCGGCGGTGCTGCTGCTGCTGATATTAAGATGACTGTTGATGACGACGGTGTGACTAACATCAAGCGAGATGCCAGCAATTACTGCACTATAACCCCGTCTTCCGTTGGGCTAATAACTTTTGACGCTGTAGGTTCTGCTGCTGCGTTTACGTTTGCCGATAACGTAAGTGTGACCAATACGGCGGGCGACTGCATTGTAACCGCGACGGGCGGAACTCCATCTACTACAGCGGGCGATGGTTACTTACTTCTTACTTCATCTCGAACAGACACCGGCGTCGGCCACGTTTGCAAATTACGTTCAGTCGCACCATCAGCAGGTAAAGCTGACTTAGCGTTTCTAACGCAGCCATCAAACGGTGTTTACACCGAGCGAATGCGGATAGATAATGCGGGCAACGTCGGCATCGGTATGACCCCGACTTATCTCGTCGATATTCTCTCGCCGACGCTCACGAATTTCGGAACGCAATGGTTCATGCGGGCACGCGGGCCGAGCAGTTGCACGACCAACGGTACGAATTACATGCTCGCGTTCGACATGGATGTGTCGAATATGTCCGTGTCGGCTGGAGTGACAGACTCAGGCTACAGAATGGGCGTGCGAGGTGACGCCTACTCCAGTGTCGCGGGATTCGCCGGGACACTCGCAACACAATATGGAGTTTACGGCAGGGCCGGAATAAACGTCGCGACAGCGGGGGCAGCGGTCACGAATGCCGAGGGGCTGCACGGCGAGGTGTTAAATTCGGTTGCTGGCACAACAATTACCAACGGTTTCGGGCTAAAGGTCGTCAACACCGGCACGACGGGTACGATGACAAATCGCTGGGGCGTTTACGTTGATACTGCGACCGGCGGCAAGAACTATTTTTCGCACGCTGTCGGAGTTGGCTCAACGACGATATCCGCACAAATCCATGCTACATCGACGACTGAGCAACTAAGACTCGGATACGACGCCTCAAACTACTACTCGACGACAGTCTCGTCGGGTGGAGCGGTCACGTTCGATGCTGTAGGAGCCAGTGCTAGGTTTACGTTTTCCGACCCGGTAACAGCACAGTCGTCGCTCACGCTCGGAGTAGCAAGTACTACAACAGGTTCACTGGTTCTGTGCGGTAGTGGTGGGGCCAACACGCACACCATCAAAGCAGCAGCAATCCCTGCGGCAACGAATAGTTATGTCTGGCCGAGTGCCAGCCCGACAGCCAGTCAGGTGTTGACGGCATCGGCTCCGGCAACGGGAGTTGTGACGCTATCATGGTCCACGAGTAGTGTCGGTGATGTCGTGGGGCCAGCGAGTTCGACCGCCAATGCGGCCAGCGTGTTCAGTGGCACGACGGGTAAGCTGCTGCGGGCCTCGCCAACCGTGACCTATTACTCTGTCGCAGCGGGGGTCGAGGACAAGATCGAGTTCGGGGCGACGTTCAAGGACTTTCGCACGGCGACGGATGGCGCGACGGTCACATTCGACTTAGACCTTTCGGATCAGTGGCAAGTCACTTTCGCGGGCAACCGCACGCTGGCCGTCAGCAATGCCAGTATCGGGCAGGTGATCACGATTTTGCGGTATCAGGATGCGACGGGGAATCGGACGCCCACATGGTGGAGCAACATCACATGGAACAATGGTCTTGCCCCGGTCGATGACCCCACGGCAAGCGGCTGGAGCATGACGGTCCTCGCCTGCGAGGGACTCGACGCCTACAGCGTGCCGAAGTGGAAGGAAGTCTGCCGCTCGACGAGTGCCCCGCTTCGAGGCATTACGACGGCGACGGATGGTGCGACGGTCACGTTCGACCTGCGAGTCTGCCAGACGCAGCGCGTCACGTTGGCGGGCAACCGCACGCTGGCGCTGACGAGCGGCTCGTTCTACGTCGGACAGATGTTCGACATCAAGCTGACTCAAGATGCCACCGGATCACGCACTGTGACGTGGTTCAGCGCGGTCAAGTGGACAGGCGGCACGATACCGACACTCACGACCACGGCGGGCAGGAGCGACTGGTTTCGATTTATCTGCACCAACGCCAGTGGCTCTCCAACATTTGATTGCCTGGGCACGTCAATGAATTTGGTGGCGTGACCACGCCGAGGACGATGCAGTGACCGCTTCAACCGCACAACCGAGACGATACCGCGAGCAGCAGGCTGCTGAGCGTCCGTCGCTTGGCCCGTATCGACCCGTCACCGAGCCGTCGCGGATTCAGGGATCGCAGCGACTTGTCGTGACCATCGCCACGGGCGAGAAGTATCTTGCGATTTTGGGTTTGACTCGCCGACCAATGCAGGACTACTCCGAGCGCTGCGGCGCAGACTTCATCGAGATTACTGACAGCACGCAGGACTGGCCGCTCTACGAGAAGTTCCGGTTGCGAACGATTGCCGAGCGTTACGACCAGACGCTGTTTCTGGACGCGGATTGTCTCGTTCGCCGCAGGTGCCCGAACCTGTTCAGGATGTTCCCGAGCGGCGTGGCGATGCGCGATGACGCCTCGCTTTGGCCTGCCGATTGGATGCAGGCCCGTTGGACTGCGGTGATGTCGTCGCAAGGGATTGCTCGGTCGTTGCAGGAGCCGATCCGAGCGTGGAACACGGGTGTCGTGCTGTGTGACCGCGACCATGCGTTCTTGTGGGAGCCGCCAGAGCGACCGCTATCGGACGGGCACGAGTCAGAGCAAGTTTGGGTGCAGGCGACTCTGCAAGATCGGCTCGTCGAAGTGCAAGACATCGGGCCGGGATTCAATGACCAATACTACTACCCGACCTTCCGTCAAACCCTACCGCAGACGCAGATCGCTCACTTCGCACTTTGCCCTGACCGGCTGAACGAGATCGCGAAACTCAAAGCGGAATGGTGCCAGCCGTGAACGAATCAGAAGCTCTCTTGAAGATGGTCTCGCCGCGTGATCGGCGTCCCGGCGCTTGGCGTGGCGGTGTGATGCAGATCATGGTCACGCGCGCTTGCGACAAGGCGTGCTTCGGCTGTACCCAAGGGAGCAATCTGGGCGGCAAGCCCGTGTTCATGTCGCCGGATCAGTTCGAGGAATCTCTGCTCTCGCTCAAAAGCTACTTCGGCGTGATCGCGCTGTTCGGCGGCAACCCGGCCATTCACCCGCAGTTCCCTGAGCTGTGCCGAATCATGCGTCAGCACGTCCCGTATGCTCAGCGCGGCTTGTGGTGCAACCATCCGCTGGGTCACGGCGCGTTGATGCGCGAGACGTTCAACCCTTCTGTCAGCAACATCAATGTGCATCTCGATCCAGAGGCTCGGGCCGAGTTCGAGCGGGACTGGCCGGAGAACACACGGCTGCTCGGGACCGACACAGACTCACGTCACAGCCCGCCGTTCGTCGCGATGCGGGACGTGATCGCCGATGAGTCCGAGCGATGGGAGTTGATCTCAAACTGTGACGTGAATCAGCGGTGGTCGGCACTGATCGGCGTGTTCCGGGGCGAACTGCGAGGCTACTTCTGCGAGTTGGCCTACGCTCAGTCCGCACTCCATCAGCACGAGCCGGACTATCCCGACACGGGCCTGCCGATCTCTCCCGGTTGGTGGGATCAGGGGATGGACGACTTCGCTTCGCAGGCCCGCAAACACTGCCACGACTGTGGCATTCCGTTGCGTGGTCACGGAGAATTGGCCATCGGCGGACAGACCGAGCAAGTCAGTGCGACTCACGCCGCAGCGTTCCACCCGAAGCGACGAGACCGGGCTGTCGAACTGGTTCAACTGCGAACGCAGCTTGGCGCGACGCTGGACGTGGCGACGAACTACATCGAGAACGCGACGCGGATTGCGGAAGCCCCTGCTGCCGCACCGCCGGTCGATCTGGATTGCAACCCGCACACTGAACCCAGTGTCGCGGGTCTGATTCGCACGACACGCCGCGAGCTGGCTCGGATCATCGAACTGCTGCCGCCGAACGCGCGTCTGCTGGAGATCGGCACGGCCAGCGGAGGCACCGCCGCCCGGATCGCCGACGCCCGCCCTGACGTGCAGATCACCTGTATCGACATCTTCGCGGAATGGCCCGATCACTCTGTCATGCACCGGCCAGCCAACTGGAGGACCAACCAGCGGCCGAACATGCACCTCTGGGTGGGCGATGTCGCCAGCTACGCAGCCCAATGCGGGGTACTGTTTGACGTGGTGCTGATCGACGGCGACCACACCGAGGCGGGTGTCTCGCGTGACTTGGTGACGGCTCCCGAGTTGCTGGCTCCAACAGGTCTGCTGCTCGCGCACGACTACACCGATCCGAACTGGCCCGGTGTCCGAGCGGCGGTGGATCGGTTTTGCGATCAGGCATCGCAGAGCCACGACCACATTTTAGGTGGATGGAGAGTCGAGGAATGCTGCTGGTCCTTGGCAGTGCTTCGTCGATGACCCGGACACAGTACGACTGACGTGTAACTTTGACATAAGGAAAACCGTATCATGGCATCAATTACATTCGAGGGGCCGAACCCAGCAGACCTGACCGCACGCAGCACGGTCGTGGTCACGATGGCTGACGAGGCTCTACTCTCAGTGGTGCAGGCGTTCTGCGAATTAGAGGGCTATAATCCCGAGACGCATGGCGGGCCGGGGCTGTTTACGATTCAGAAAACAGTGGATTTTTGGACACAGAAGGCAGAGTACAATATACGGTCTAAGGCCCGCACAGCCGTGGACATCTCTACCGACGAGCAGGTTGGGCCGATGAAAGAGTCGATTACCATCGTGTAGCGGGCGACAGGCGGTTTTTAGGGAGCGGTATTCGCAATGGCAAAAACACTCGAAGTGAAAGCCCCCTCGGGGATGACATTGACCGCCGAAATCTTTATGCGCGGCGGCAACACGCTCATCGAGACCGTGGCGCTGACGGAGAAGACGGTTGCCAAGACGATCTACGAAGGGACGCTGGCGACCGCCTCGGGAAACAACTACGAGGTCGCGCTGAAAAGCGGCGCGAGCTACATCGGCACCGACGAGGTTTATGTGGGGACTGCGGCCACGGCGACCTATCGCGGCAGGTCGTGCGTCAACATGGATCAAGCGGCGGGCAGCGAAACGGCCGCCACGGTCATCGCCGCGATCAATGCGGCCCTCAAAACCGGGACCGTCGATACCGGCACATTCTCGCCGACCACGCTGGCGTTCGAGACGAGCCTGACGCAGAACTCGGACGAGTACACGAATCAGGCGATCCTGTGGACGACGGGAGCCAATGCGGGACTGACCTCGCGCATCGTGACCTATGCCTACGCGAACGCGAAGGACAAGTTCACGGTGGGGACGGCCCTGCCGAACACGCCGACGAGCGGAGATGCGTTCGTGATCTTGGGTCGCCTCGAATAAACACCAGTATCGTCTAAAGATTCCCCCGAAAAGCCGCGTTTGAGTGATGGGCTGGCGGGGGTAAACTGGCCAAAAACAGCCAGTTCCCGAGCATTCGCGGCTCGGAAACCGCGAGTGCCGCCACCGCACCAAGGGAATTTTCATGACGATTCAACAGTCGATCACCGTCCGAAATGCGGCTCTGGATGCGTTCGAGACCACCGCCGGGGCCACCGCCGTACTCCAGATTCGTTCGGGTTCCCAGCCCGCGACGTGCGCCACGGCCTCTAGCGGCACCCTGCTCTGTTCGATAACGCTCCCGTCAGACTGGATGTCGGCCGCTGCGTCGGGAGCCAAGGCCAAGCTCGGCACCTGGTCGGGCACGGCCGCCGCGACTGGCACCGCCGCGCACTTCCGTATTTTTGAATCGACCGCGACCACATGCCACATACAGGGTGTGGCGGGGATTCTCGGCGGCACGACCTCGACGGGTTCACTGACGCTGAACTCGACCGCCTCGACCCTGACCGCCTCGAACGCGAACATCGTCCCCGGCATGGCTGTCTCGGGGACCGGCGTCCAGTTCGGCACGACCGTGGCCTCGATCTCGGGCACGTCGCTGGTTCTCAGCCAGAACGCCTTGATTGCCGGTGCGTCTGTCACGTTGACGTTCACCAGTGACATGACGATCGACAACACGAGCATCGCGACGAGCCAGACCGTCACCGTCACCACGTTCACCCTGACCGCCGGAAATGCGTGACGCTGGCAACTCCGATCAGCATTGGAGTTGACTCGTGACGCCTTTCCAATTCTTTCTCGATGTCGGCACACCCAGACGGCTGGATGCGCCGCTCATCTTGTCTGGCGTCACGCTGGCGTCGGATGTCGCCGTCGCGCTCAATGTCGTGGCTGCGCCGACGCTCTCAGATGTCACGCTGGCGTCGGACCTCGCGCTGGGCCTGTCTCTGGTCGCGGCTCCGGCACTCGGCGATGTCAGCCTGTCCAGCGAACTGGCCGTGGGATTGGCTGTGTCCGCGAGCGCCACGCTGGGCGACGTGGTGCTATCGAGCGCTCTCGCGACGGATGTCGCGCTGGTGTCCGCAACCACGTTGGGCGACGTGACGCTCAGCGGTAATCTCGCGGTCGGGCTGGCTCTGGTGTCCGCGTCCACACTCGGCGATGTGACACTCAGCAGCGACGTGGCATCCGCGTCCGCACTGATGGCGGCCGTGGCCCTAGATGGCGTCACGCTGACGAGTGACCTCGCCGTCGAGCTGGCATTGAGCGCGACAGCCACGCTCGATGACGTGACACTGACGAGCGGCCTGACGGCGGAAGCCGCGCTGGTCGCGGGAATCACGCTGGAGGGCGTGACACTGTCGTCCGCCGCCACTGTGGGCCTGTCGCTCACCGAGAGCGCGACGCTGGCCGATGTCGTGCTGTCCAGCGACGTGACCGCAGTCCTCGCGCTGGTGGTGAACACGACGCTGGCGGGAGTGAGTCTGTCGAGCGACGTGATCAGTGCAGCGCCGGTCGTCGTGACGCTGGATGACGTGACCTTGACGGGTGCTTTGGCCGTCGCGCTGGACCTCGTATCGGCCCCGACGCTCGACAGTGTGACGCTGGCAGCCAGTGCGATGGTCGGAGTCGAGATTACCCACACGGCCACGCTCGGCGATGTTGTTTTGGTCGGGTTGGTCTCGGTCGGGTTGGTCTCGGTCGAGTCGGCAGTGGGGCTGTCTGTCACGCTGGACGACATGACCACAAACGCCACGGCGGCGGCGGGGATCGCGATCGGCGGGGTGATCGCACTGGAGAACACGTCTCTCGGGTCAGGCACAATCCGTGGACTGGTGTCGTGCGGCCTGTCGGCTACGCTCGACAACATCGTCTGCGTCTCAGAACCGGAGGAGAATTCACTCGGCACGCTCTGCGTCGCCGCGTCGCAAGTCGTCTCTTCGGGCGCGGCGCAGGTCCGCGTGCTGTGCCCCGAGGTGAGTGCCAGTCAGATCACCCATCTGGACGCCGCGCAGGTGCGGGTACTCTGTCTGGGGCTGAGTGCCGATCAAGTCGCCTGCTTGGACGCGGTGCAGGTCCAGATCCTGTCTCCGGGGCTGAGTGCCGCTCAAGTCCTCTATTCAGACGCCGCGCAGGTCCGGATACTGCACCCCGAGTTGGTCGCGGGTCAAATCGCCTATTTGGGCGCCGCGCAGGTCCGGGTACTATGTCCGGGTCTAAGTGCTGGTCAAATCGTCTACGGTGGCTCCGTCGCCGCCGTCTCTGGCTGTCCATAGTAGAATCGTCGCGAGGTTTCCCATGAGTTGCTGTGCTGCCGGGGAGGGGTCGATCGCGGGCAGCTCGGCTGTCGTGCTGGCGCGGGTGCGCGCAATCAACCAGTCCTACATCACGCGGGCCACCACGGTGTCGATCTCCCGCACGATCTATCTCGCGTCCAACAGCGCGGTTCTGAGTGGGCCGACATCGCTCGTCGTGGCGAGTACCGTATTCGACACGTTGCAGACGGACTACGGGTGGAACGCCGACGTGACCGGCTACAATTTTCGCGACGCAATCCTCGGCTCGGCGCTCACGACCGTCGGCAAGATCGTCCTCGTCTACTCCTTGGTCGATAGCGACGGCCTCACGTCGCTGTACCGGATCGAACACACCGTTAAGGCAGTCGTCTAGTTTCGTTTGTTTCGGATAAGTTCTCTCTGCGAGGCGCGGTGCATGTCGTTGATCGTGGGTTTTTGCGGGCACTCCGGAGTCGGGAAAGACACTTGTGCCCGACTCCTTCCGGTAGTGCTGCCGGGGGTTTCCGTCGATAGTGTGGCGCTGGCGGGCCGCGTCAAGTTGGTGGCGCATTCGCTCTACGGGCATCTGGGCCTTGAGCATCCCTCCCACTACGACGCGAACCGTCAGGCCCGCCACGTCAAGTTGCCGCTCATCGGCAAGTCAGCGCTGGAACTCTGGTGTGAGATCGGCGACGGGATGCGACGAGTCTACGGGAACACCTGGGTGGACCTCGCGCTCAATTATGCGAACTCCAGCACCAGCGACGTGGTCTGCGTCACGGATGTGCGCTACCCTAACGAGGCCGAGTCAATCCAACGGGCGGGCGGATTCGTCGTCAAGATTCACAACCCCCGCACCAAGCCGCTCGCGACGCAGGCCGATCACGCGCTCGACGGCTGGGCGGGTCACTACGATTACGATCTGCTCAACGACGGGACCGAGACCGACCTCGAAAACCGGCTCCACAAATTCGGCAAACATCTCGCCAAACGGCTGCAACTCGACAGAAAACAGAACTGTCTGTAAAGTTCTGCAATGAGGCAGTTTCATGCACGCCTTCGATTGGCTTTCCGACTTCACCCACCTGCTGGTCAGTCTGATCCCCAGACTGGTCGTCGTGAGGCAAACTCACGCCGGTGTGATTTTCCGGCGCGGCCTCGCCAAGAAGATCGGGCCGGGCATTCACCTCTACTGGCCGATCCTCTCCGAGTGCGTCCAAGTCTGCACGGTGAGGCAGTCGCTCAACCTCAGCTACCAGTGCCTGCTGACGGTGGACGGCCAAGCGATCGTCGTCGCGGCCATCGTGGTCTATCGGATCGAGGACGCTTTTCTCGCGCTGACCGAGACCGACAACGCCCAAGATACAATCCACGATGTCTCGATGTCGGCCATCCGCCGCGTCGTCAACGGCTGCACATTCTCCGAGGTGCAGAAAAACACGACCGCCAAGGGCAACTCACTGGACGCCATGCTGCGCAAGCGACTGCAAGCCGATCTCTCGACGTATGGCGTGGCGATCGACCGCGCGTTTCTGAGTGACCTGTCAAAGCCGATCATTCTGCGTCACCTTGGCGACCCCCTGTCAAACTGAAGGACCAGAACTTGACCAAGAAGACGACCCCGACCCCGCGCGTCCAGAAGTCTCCCGCGCCGCGACCCACGGCGGGCCAGCGATCCCTGCTAGATGCCGTGCTTGCCGTCACTCCCCGCAACTCGCTGGACGCGCTCGACGCGCAGACGCGAGCGCAAGTCATCGAGGTCGCGAAGGCGTTCATCTCCGGAGAGCTGTCCCTCAGCAAGAAGCAGATCCTCACCACCCTCGCGCATCAAGGCGTCCCACTCGGGCGCTACACGTTCGACAAACTGCTCGAATCCATCGTATCGGGAGCGAGAAAGTGAAGAAAAAATCACTGTTGGACGCTGTGAATTCAGAAGAATCCCATGCCAAAGCTCGGGAGTCGGAGCGAAAGCTCGCTAGGGCCGAGAACGACGCCAGGTCTTGGAAGGCGAAGTACGAGAGTGCCTGCGAAGAGTTGGAGATGGCCGAGTCTCGCACCGGGATCATGAAGGCGATTCGCCAGCCGATCCCAGCCGACGCCATCAAGCGGCTGAAAACCGGCGGCGATGCCGTCGCAGTGCTGGCCCTGTCGGACTGGCACGTCGAGGAGCGGGTTGATCCGGCTGTTATCAACGGCATCAACTCATACTCCCCCGAGATCGCCACCAAGAGAGTCGAGGAAGTATTTCGCCGCGCAGCCATGCTCATCGACTTTTCGCGAGGCTTCTCCAAGATCGACACCGCTGTTGTCTGGCTCGGCGGTGACATGATCACGGGATACATCCACGACGAACTCATGGAATCCAATTTCATGTCCCCTACGGAGGCGATCCTGTTCGTGCAGGAACTCATCGTGAAGGGGATTCGCTTCCTGAAGCGAGAAGCCAAGCTCAAGAAGATCATCATCCCGACCAGCTTCGGTAATCACGGTCGAACGACCGAGAAGCGGCGAGTTGCCACGAGCGCGGCCAACTCCCACGAGTGGCTGATGTACCACAACTTGGCATCGTTCGTGAAAGACGCAGGGTTCGAGTGGAAGGTGGAAAATGGCTATTTCAATTTTGTCAGGCTGTTCGATAAGTTCGATATCCGGTTCCATCACGGCGACAACATTCGCTTTGCGGGTGGCGTTGGTGGAATCACAATTCCAGTCAACAAGGCCCTGTCCCAATGGTCGAAGATTCAGCGGGTGAATTACGACGTTTTCGGGCATTATCATCAAAGTATCGACATGACCCGATGGACATGCAACGGCAGCTTGATCGGCTTCAACGCCTTCGCCCTGTCGATTAAGGCCGAGCCTGAAGAACCGAGCCAGACGCTTTCGATCATCTCCAAAGACAGGGGCAAGGTACTGACGATGAGAGTTTTTGCACAGTGAGTCCGCCCATCCAGCTAAAACGATAGGAAATAAATTGGCCTACGAGCAGCGCGATATGCAAGGAAGTTTGTTTGTCAACGATCGCAAGGAGAAGGACAGCCACCCCGACTGGAGCGGCTCGATCATGATAAACGGGAAGGAATATTGGCTCTCGGGATGGACGAAGCAGGGCACTCGTGGCGAGTTCTATTCACTCGCCGTGAAGCCCAAGGAGGATCGGCCAGCCAGCCCTGAGCCTCGCCGCCAAGAGCCATCACGACAGGAACCAGCCCGGCGTGAGCCACCGCGCGCCGCAGCACGCCCCGGCCCGGTCGAGCCGCCATTCAGCGACGGCATTGGGGATGAATTGATCCCGTTTTGAAGCTCAGGCAACGTCCAGCATCCGGCGGATTTGGCAACGCGCGCTGAGCGACCGGCGCTTGACCTCCGAGAGATGGCACAGCACGCTCTCCGAAATCTCGCGCAACTGCTCTCCGCAACAGAATCGCCACAACGCTTCTGATTGTCTTTCAGGGAGTCGGGACAGGCACCCCTTGGCTCGACTCACGTCCTCGGCGACAATCGCGGCCTCCAGCGGATTGGCCTCGCGCGACTCGAACAGCGACACGAAATCCTCCTCATCCTCGCGGCCACCGCTCGGGCCAGAGAGAGTCTCGGGGTGTCGCTGCCGCGCACGACACAAATCGGCAATCCGGTTTCTCGCGATCCGCCGGACCCACGGCCGAAACGCCCTGCCCGGCTCGAACGTGTGCCGTCTGGCCACGACTCGCAACAGGACTTCGGAAGTCAGATCATCCGCGTCATTGTGGTTCAGGCCGTGTCCGCGCGCCAGTGAGTGGATGATCGACGACGCGAGGGGATGCAGCGCGGTGAACGCCGCATCATCACCATCGCGGTATCGCGACATGAGATCGTCTTCGGGGTGCGTCATACCATCACCGCCTTCCGTGCCGTGGAGTTGATCAGTTTCAGGACATCGAGCGCCTGCACTTCGCGGAATCGTCCCTCGTCGTCAGGGAGTTCGAGGCCGTAGGAGTTGCGGAACACGAGGCCGCTGTCGTGGTAGTAGTAGTCCCCCTGACTCCAGCTCCCCCCGTCGCTGTCGCAGCGCCGCCACCCGTCGGGGAGTTTTTTTCTCGCGATCACCCGATACACGGCCTCACGCGCCTCGGAATCAATCCGTTCATGCGTCACCGCTTCGCGAAACGGAATCCCGTAACAGAGTTCGGCGATGTTGTCGCAGAAGCCCTCAACCTCCCGGTCGAGGCAGATGCCAAACATGGTGGCGACGTGACGCCGACGTGACGCATCGCCCTCCTCCAGTGCGCGAAACACCGAGAACTTGTTGACCCCGATTTGGCACATGGCCTTGAGCTTGTCGATTGCTTGCATGGTCTCCCTCTCAGTTAAAAAGAATCGTCTCGCCAGTTCTGTTTTTAAAACACGCCGCTGCTGAGCGCGTAACTCAGGTAGCGCGACCGCTGCTCACGGTACGCCTGTAGATCCAGAGCATCGAAATCCTCGGTCTCGACGGCGAGCAGCAGGTCGGCCGCGATCAGCACGGCGTCCTCCGAGCAGTCGATGATCCCGCCGCAATCGGCATCGACCACGAGCGCCTCAGTGACGGTGGCGATGTCTTCCCCCGACAGAACTCGCCGATACGCTTCGATGGACCGGCTGAACAGCACTTCGGCGAACCAGTCGCCTCGCTCCCAGCGGTAGACCCGATCGGGTCCGCCGTAGATCGCGCTGACCGTCCACGTTTCATGCTCCAGCAGCAGGATGGGTTTCGTTTTCATGTCGCTCCCTTTTCAATGGAATTGCCTAGAAGTTTCCACATGATATAGATTTAGTCGGTACTGTAAAGTCTCGAAATAGCGATGTTCCCAGCGAATTGTCCAAAACGCGCCGCCACGCGCTCCGAAACATTTGTGAGAATATTTTTCGCAATTCCAAGAAATCTGTGTCCTGAGGGGCCGTTTCTCCGTACTCAGGGGCATGACCACCACACCCACCATCGACAGACGCCGCAAGGCTGCTCACGAGCGACAATCCACTCAGGTCGTGTTTCTCGCGACGGAGGAATTTCGCGACCTACTCGACCGCGCGGCGTCGGCAGCGGGCTACTCCACCCGCACGGGCTGGATGACTCAGGTTCTAAACCGCGCGGCCCATCGCGCTCTCTCACAGAAAGCGACTCCTTGAAAGCCACCTTCCACCGACAGTCTCTCGCGTCGGCCGTGCGCGATGCCTCCCAGATCGTGCCGACGCGCACCACGAAGGACATCCTCAAGTGCGTCAAATTGACGATCGCCGGGGACGAGTGCCGGATCGAGGCCAATGACGGCGAGTCCCACGTTGTGCGCTATCTGCGGGGCGTCGAATGCGCACGCCCCGGCTCGGTGCTGATCCCGGCGGCCAAGCTCAACGCGATCCTGTCTGAAGTGACCGCCGAGTCGATCGCCCTCGACATGAACGGGACGGACTGCCGGATCGTGTGCGGCCGCGTCAAGCTCACACTGCCCACGCAGCCCGCCGAAGACTTCCCTTCGATCGCCGAGTGGGCGTTCGACTCGTACCATACGATCAGCGCCGGTGAACTCAGCCGCGCGCTCAGGCGGACGCTCGTGTTCTGCGATACCGTCTCGACCCGCTACGCACTCGGCGGGGTGAATCTGGCCGTGGCGAATGGTGTCCGGGCGTCGTTCCAGTCCACGGATTCGCTGCGGGCCGCCGAGCAGATCGCGACTGTCGTGACCACGGGTGAGGACTCGCCACTGCACGGGGTGACTGTGGTCCCTCACCGGGGAGCATCGGCTCTGCTGTCGATGCTGGATGTCGATCCCGTGGACTTCGCGGCCGACGCCAATTCGCTCTACGCACGGAGCGGCGACTTCACGCTGAAACTGCAATTCGTGCAGGGCCGGTTTCCGGATTTCAACAAGATTTTCCTGCCGATCGAAAACGTGATCCCGGTGGTGGTGGGGCCGCTGCGCGATGCGTTTCGGCAGTCTCTGCTGACAACCTCGCCGGACTCCAAGGGGGTGGGGATGACGTTCGGCGGCGGCACGCTGCTGCTCTCCAGCAAAACGGCCGACGAAGGCAGTTCGGAAGTGGACATTCCTGTCGAGTTCGCGGGCGAGCTGAAGATGTGCCAGAACGCCACCCTGCTGATGTCCGCGCTAAAGTTGTTCGACGGTGCGGATGTCCTCCGGATGTCGGTCTCAGAAAAATCGCTGACGATGACGCTGGCGACCGAAGACGGCTGGCGATTCATGCAGATGGGCTTGGCGGTCGAGTAAACACGAAAGGCAACGAAAATGGATCAGGAAATTCGGGACATTCTTCAATCGCGCGGCGAGGCCACATTCGACGAGGTGTGCGACGCAGTCGGGTGCTACTTCGATGTGGATCGCGGTGCGGTGCGGCAATCGCTCGTCGGCATCCATGCCGCGCAGCTCGGCGAGTGCAAGATTATCGGCTCGACGATCTTTTTTCCCCGCAACGTCGGGATGGACGGGTGGTGGGACTGATGTCGAAGTCCCCATCTTTCGCCGAGATCATCGCGGACTGGAGAGTACGGCTGCTCGTGTCCGAGCGGGACGCTGTCGTCGCGCGAGAGAGCCACCAGCGGGTGGCGACATTGGCGCTGCGCAACCTGCTCAGTGGCATCGCCAAAACACATGACGCGCCGATGTCATCCGAAGCACATCTCGACACGGCTATCGCCGCACTGGCGTCCGCCACGGACTGGCGACCGCAGAACGCGGAACTCGCCGAGATACTCGCCGACGCGATTGAGTTCGTGTCGCTCACGCGAGGCAGCGGATCAGCAAAACTCGCGTCGGAGTCAGGGGAACCCACCGGTAGAATGTGGCAACCCGATTCCGAATCTTCCCCCGAATAAGGCTGCACCATGCCCGCTGATTTCCTCGAAGCCCTCGCCGTTGCCGCCGCCCATTACCTGCCCGAGCATGAGTTTTCGGCAATGCCAGCCGATCTACCGCAGACGAAATATACAGGGAACAAGCCATACACAGGGAAGTTGCCGACCGGAACGGTAGGGCGCAAAGTCGCCTTACCTCCACCGCCACTCATCCACGGGACGGACGCCGCCGGATACCGGACTTCATTCGCGCCGACAGGCGGCGCGACCAAGGCAGCGGCCGATCCATACACGGGCACATTCGGCCCGAAGCCACCTCCACCGCCAGAGATGGTAAGATTGAAGGAGCCGAGTCACTCGGACTTCCAAGTGCCGTTCCCCGCTGACGCACACCGCGAACACCTCAGTGGCCTGGCCAGCATAGCAAAAAGCAATCCGGCGGCACTCCACCGGGACGATCACGCGGCCCTGTTGAGGCACTTCAGCACTCAGGCAAATCGGTTCTCCGATCGCGTCAAACGCGGCGAAAAAGTATGGCAGGGCGAGGCCGATCACTTCCAAGATGCCTCGCGAAGCCTGTCGAACCACATGACCAGGCAGCAGCAGTTTTCTCGGCGATCCACCCCCGAGGAGATCGCGGCGAACGAAGCCGAGCCGACGCATATCCGGCGTCTCAAGATGCCGGACCACAAGGATTTCCATTCCGGCTATAGCTACGGCGAGACGTTTCACGGGCACGTCAACGACATGGCCGACCTGGCCGTAGCTGACCCGAGCCGCATTCACCCCGACGACCATCCGGCACTGCATCACTATTTCGGGAAAAATCTGCACATCAAGCGCATGGGGCAGGCGTCCAAAATTCTGCGGGAACATGCCGCCAAGTCAGCAGAGTCAGCCAAGAAGCCATCGCCGCAGAAGCCCAACTATCGCGTGACGTTCTCGCGCGAGGAGACGGCGACGGAGTTCGCCCGCAAGGCCAAACCCGCCGCCGGTCAGAAGTCGATGTTTGGCGATGACGACGACGAGCCGAGCGCACCCGCTCCAGCACCAGCGGCGCAGGCGATCACACCCACCAAGGCCGGTGCCGGAGACTGGGACGAAGACTTGCACCCGCGCGGCGATCACGGCAAGTGGGCGCTGGCGGAATCGCACGAGCCGCAGCCGAACCACATCCACGCTGACGTGCGCGACCACGAAGGCGAGACGATGGGCTATCTCTCGCATCCTCACGACGGGACGACGAATGGCATCCGCGCGGCCCACGCCGAGGCCAAGGAGGGGTTGACCTCGGCCGGTCACGACTGGTCGAGTCCTCACACTCGCTGGGGCGCGACAGACCACACTGGGGAGCCACGGCATCACATCAGTCACGACGGCCAGCAATTGACGGACGTGGCCGATCCCCGCAACGCCCAGCGCGGCCCAGGTGGCTTTGAGGCACCGCCGAAGAAGGCGCGACCAGCACCATACCCGAAGGCGCCGGAACGAGAAGACCGCAAAGCGGAAAGGGAAAGCGCATTCTATCCCAAGCAGGCAGCGGAGCCAGCCATCCCCGCCGACCTCGCCGAAAAGTACCCGTCGTTGGTGGAGCCGCACGCCGCTGCCCCCGAGCCGGAGCAGCACTGGTATGGGATGCACAACCGCCCGCCCGCGATCGGCGCGATCCCCAAGGGGAACTACGACCACAAGCCCCACGACGAGTTCCGGCACGGGCAGATTTCGTATGGCAGGCCGCTCACTGAAAAGGAGCAGTACGACTACGAACTGACTCCGATTCGCAACGATTCAGAAATTCCCGCGCTGGCGAGGGGCGTTGCCGAACGAATGGGACCGTACGTCGCGAAGTATTTGGCACCGGGCGCAGAGAAGCTGCTCAATGGGTTTCTCCGCCATGGACAATCCGCAAAAGATCTTGGGCACGTCGATCCCGAGAAGATTAAGGCCGAACTGCGGAAACAGCACGGATCAACCGAATCCACTCCCAGCGTCGCGGCCCAGGAGGAAGCTCCAGTCGGGAAACCGGCGAGCGACGCGCAGGAGGGGGCCAGTGACGGCCGGGAATCCGTAAGCAACGACACGCTGTTCAAGCGATCCGGCCAGCAGTTCGAGGAAATTCAAAAGTCACTCGGCATCACCAAGCCGCAGATGGGACAGCAGGGAGCCGACGCCGTGCGCAAGGCTTTGGCGTCTCGCGTCGGCGGCCCCGTGATCGCCGAGATGCTCAAGGTCCACGAGCATAGCCCGGACGCATTCGCGAGACACGGATTCGCCACCGGCACCGAGGCTTATCGCGACTCGCTGAGTGGGAAGTTCTCGAAAGAGCAGTTGCTCGACGCCTCGCGATTCGCGGCCGGACACGAAAACGGCGATATGTCGCGGTTCGTGCGCGACAGCATTCGCGGCGCGACAGCGACAGACGGTGGTGTTAGCGCCGAGGACCACGCACGCGCGCATCAGGCTGGCAGCCTAGATCGTCTCGCGAAATCGCAAGGCGCAGATGAGGCGAAGGCGACGAAGCGGCAGGCCGATGATTTGATGGTTCCGTCACCGCCCGCGTCAGGTGACGCGAATCATGGCTCGCCAGCTTCTTCCGAGGCTGACTCAGAATGGAACCACCAGCACTCCGACCAAGAGAAGGGCTATCGAGAGCAGGAGCGGACGTTTAGCGAGGTCATGAATGATCCGAGCAAGTCGTCGCTGAGGGATTTGACGCTGGCGTATGGACAGGGCACGCACCTGATGCGGCACTGGGACCGTCGCGCCGAACGCGGAGAGATCACAGCCCAGCAGCGCGACGACCACAATGACGGGATGCGGCGTGAACTCGACCACATCAGTAGCCTCCAGAGGGACTACATCAACGGGCGGAAAGCCGCGCCCGCCGACGACATGAGCCGCGCCGAGAAGATTGCCGAAGAGGCGTATCACTCGAAGACGCCGCTGGAGTCAGTCGCTCGCAACATGGGATTGACCAAGAGCGAATGGCATGACGAACGAGCCGCAGCATCGAAGCTCCACGGCGAGTTGAGTCAGTACGATGGCGAGCCTGCGCAGCCGAGCAAGGCCCGCGCGAAGGCGATGGCGAGTCAGCAGGCCAAGCAGGCAGCGGAGCCGCTCCCCGCCGACATCGCCGAGAAGTACCCGTCGTTGGTGGAGCCGAAGCCAAGCCACAAGCACATCCCTCTGTACCAGAACCCGCCAAAACGAGAGGGCGATCTCGAAGTTGACCACGACCCCGACTACCATGTGACGCGACACGCCGACAGGCTGAATGACGCAATCACAGACGCCAAGGAGAGCGGCGGGATAGACGCACCGTCGATCCAGAGCCGACACCGAATCGCCAAGGGGCTGAGTCCCGACGAGATGACGCGGCTCGGCGAGCATCTCGGGATCGAAGACACCTCGCCCCGTGGTGTGCAGGAACACATTCAGGCTCAATTGGAAGACGCGATCAGCCAGCACGGACAGAACACCTACGCCGCCGCCGGATCGAACCCCGGCAATCGCCCAGACGACTCATCGGGAGCAGAACGCCGAGTCAAGGCCGCCGCCGCGAAGCTAGTGGAACTGGACGACAAGCCGTTCTCGCCGTACTGGCAAGACAAACGATCCGAGGCCAAGAAGGAACTCGCCGCCGCTAAGGACGAGATGAATCGGTCCACGAATGCCGCGCGAGACTCCAAGCCGGAGGCAGCGAAGCCATTCCGGCCCGAGGCGGTCCCCGGCCAACAGATGGGCATGTTCGGCGAGGAGAGATCGGGACAAAAGCAACTCTTCAACGTCGTGAAGCCGAAGCGAGGCGACAAGCCGCAAGCTGTCGCGCCGTCAGAATTGGAGAGGATCGGCGACGAGATTGACGCACGTCAGGCGGAACGTCAGCCGCTGCCGGGGCAGAAGTCGATCGCGGAACCTGAAGATCAAGAAGACGAGAAGACGTTTCCATCGCAATCTGAAGTCGATTTCGCGAAGACTCTAGCCCAAAAACATGGTTCTCCAGTCTCTCCCGTAACATCAGCAAGCGGGCGACATGAGTTGGCGTCTCGGTTCAGTAACATGCTGGAAAGGGCCGCAGGCAAGTCCACAGACGAATTGGAGTTGGAACAAATCCTGTCAGCGGCAAAGGGGAAGACGGATGAGAGCCGCGTTGCATGGGCGATTGCAAACAATCCGCATTCAAGCGACGCCGTGTTCGAGAAAGCAAAAGCAAACGAGGCGATGAGGGAGATGTCTCCCGATTCCGCCATCAGCCACCTTGATGCCCGCCGAGCCGAATTGAGGAAGAATCGCGGCCTTGCGGCACCATCGCAGTCGATCGAGGAGCAGTACCCGTCGCTGAAGGAGCCACCGGCAGGCGATATCGCCAAGCGAGTCTCGAACGACGAGTTCGCCGACGGGGACTGGGATCAGGCCCACAGCGGACTCGCCAGCGAAATCGTCCAGTCGAAGATGGTTCAGGGCATGAAGGGGATCGAAGGCCGCGAGTACGGGATGCGCGAGCATTCCCCCGGCAAGTGGCAGATGGTTTCACGACCGGGCAAGACGGCGGAACAGATCAAACGAGACAAGCCATCAACCCAGCGAGAAGCAGACGAAGCAGTCGTCTCGTCGAATATGCGATCCAATCTCTTTGATGAAATGAGGGACGAAAAAACGCAGTCGGATCGCAAGGAAAAAGTATCGAAATGGAGGGGCCAGTACGCCGATTCGCCGCGAGAGAACATCGCCTCTGGAGACATAGCAAGGCACGACTGGGAAAAGGCTATTCAAAACGGAGTTGCGCCAGCACGTCTCTCCGAGATGGTTGAAGACGCAATCAGGTCGGGCGCTTTAGACGCCGGTGTCGGGAAGCACCTGAAGGAAAAATTCTCCGTCGAGGAGCAGTACCCGTCGCTGAAGGAGCCAGCGGCACCCGAAGGCGCGGATGAGTCGCACTACCGCGACAACCTGAAGGACATAAAGAAACACGCGGCGACTGCTAAGGCCGTCGCAAACTCAGGCGTCAACGCCGGTCACAGTGTGCAGAAAATGATGTCGGACTTCCGAGATAACGGGATGATGGAGGGGGACGCGCGCCGGACAATTCTCGACGCATTCGACCGCACGGGTGTCCCTGTCAATCACGGAGACGCGAAGACGGCGGAACCAGCGTCCGTCGATCACAAAGAGGCCGAGCTACTCCGACAGCAGATCGCGAAACTGGAGGGACACGCTGAGAAGCTGGACAAGGGCGCGGCGTCACTCAAGGCGAAAGAATACAAGCCGAACAGCGGGCGGATCACGAAGCTCGACCAGTTCGGCGAAGAGGTGGGAACGCAATCCATCGGCGACGTGAACGAGAGGCGTCGATCAAGGTCGATTGACCTATCGAGCCACCAGTCACAGGAGAACCGCGAACTCGTCGCGAAGCTCAAGGGGAAACTCGCTGCCACCGAGAAGCGGATCGAGAGGGATGCGCCGTATCAGGACGACGGCAAAACAGAAGACGAACTGATGGGCGAATGGCTGAAGGAGACTCACCCGGAGCTGGCAAACAAGTCTCCGAAGGCTGAACCGCCAACTTCCGGCCGAGAGAACAACGCAAAGATCATCCGCGCCGAGAAGAAAATCTCTGACCTGCGACAGGAGAAGGCGCGGCTCGCGCCGGGCCTGAAGATCCCCCACAAGGCCAGCGAGGCGGAACTCGGGATCGCGGCTCTCGATGCCAGGATCGCGAAGGCGCAAAAGTCACTGGATCAGGTGAAGGCCGAGTCCGGCTTCAAGTCCGCGCCGGACATCACCGACCAGTACCCGTCGCTGAAGGAACCGGAAGCGGTGGCGAAGCAGCCTCATGAGATGACAAAGGACGAGTACGTCCGACAGTTGCCGGAAGGTGAAGAATACCAGCGGCACGCCAAGGAGTGGGCAGCAATTTCCGGCGACAAGGAATTAAGGAGACTGTCAAGGCAGCAAGAGGAACATGGATGGGAGAAGCCTCCCACTTACAGCGACAGGCGTCGCAAGTGGGATACCGACAATAGTCGAATAGAGGCCGCGATTTCATCTAGGGTTGCGTCGCTTGGCCTTCCACCAGAAGCAGAGCCTATGGTCAGAGTCCTGACCGTCCGCGAGGCGCAGCACAACAAGGCGATGGTGCAGAACGGGAAGACCCCGGAGCAGCAGTCAATCGACGAGCCGGAAGCGGTGGCGGATAAAAACGCCAGCACTTCCGCGCAAGTGAGTGCGAAACGATCCACGGCAGAGTTCCTGAAGACGCACAAGGACCAAGTGGCGAAGCGGGCCAAGAAGAACCCCTCTCCAAAATTCTCCCACGAGGCCGAAGCGGAAGCTGTGGCTCAGAACCGGGCCGCTGCCGATGCGAGGCAAGCCGCCAAGTCCACCGCCGACATCACCCAGCAATACCCGTCACTCGCGGAACCGAAGGCGGAAGATTCAGCCGCAACAGAACCGGCACACAAGCAGTACGACATCTACGAAACGCACGCCAGGAACCACCCCGACGGCGCGAGGACGATGCACGCCGTGGCCATGCGGGAAGACGGCAAGCGAGGATTCGGGGACACGCTCCACAACACCCACGAAGAGGCGGTCGCACACATTGAACATGCAAAGGTCGCCGCGAAGAACAAGCAGGAGTGGCAGGCCAAGGTTGCGGCCGACGAAGCAGACAAGGAGAAGGCCAAGGCCGAGAAAAACGACCTCGGCGGCTACGAAAGCACGCTATCTGCCGCCTCAAGAGGCAAGGCCGTCGAGCATCTCGACAAGCTGGCCAGGCTCGACGGGAAGGATGCCCGCCTCAAGGACCACGTCAAGCGGCTGGTGGAGGCGGGCGAGGTCACGTCCACCCGAGACGAGGACAAGGTGAAGCCGATGACGCGGACGCAGTTCAACCGCGCCGACAACGCCCAACAAGAAGCCCACGAAAAGAAGATGAAAGCGGGCGGCACGAAGACCAACTACCTGCTCGGCGGCTGGAACGTAGGCAAGCTGGCCCATGACTACGCGAACCATCTGATCGCCAAGAAGGGGGCCGCTGACATCACGAAGCAATACCCGTCACTGGCGGAACCGAAGGCCAAGGAGCCGCACGAGATGACGTGGCAGGAGATCAAAGGCGGACACGCCAGCGAACGCGCAGCGATTCCGTCTCAAGTGGCGGCGGCGGAGTCCGAGTACGCACAGGCTCGATCGGGTTTCGACGCGGAGTCGAAAAAATCAATGGACCGCGTCAGGGCGATTTCCGCCAAGGTGAGACGACTGAATCCCACTGGCGACACTGCGGACATCGACTCAGACAGCCAGAAGGCCGTTGAAAAGCTCAAGAGCGAATGGGACACGATCTCGAACAGGCTTCGCGATCAGGAAGCACCGCACCGCAGCGATTTTGTTGCCGCGCGGATGCCGCAAAGCAAGCTCCCATCTGGACAGCACGAACACCGAACTCTTGTGGCCAAGGCCATCTCGGACGGCAAGATCGCATCGCACCCCGATTACCCAGAACTATCCGAAAAGGACGAACAGGAACCCGAGATGAACGGCTGGTCCCCCGAGAACCACGTCAAGGTCGCCGCCGACTCGATCCAGAAGCTACGCGGCCAAGATGTTCACCGCCTGCTCGACTCAGCACCGCCCGAGGGAATGGAGAAAATGGCGAAGTACATCCTCAAGCACCGGCCAGAACTCGTGGGCGACATCCGCGACGCCAAGATCGACATTCAGGACGAGCGAGGGCAACAGTTCAGCCGAGAGGAAGAGACCTGCGAGGGCGCGACCTGCTCGCCGCGCGAAGCCCTCGTCAAATGTCTCCACGAGTGCCTGAACCACGACGGGCAGGCCGACATCGAACACGAGGACACCGACGGCTCGATTGAGTCGATGATCCCCGCAGACCCGAGCCAGCTTGACCGACACGTAGCGGAAACTATAAGAACTTTCGCGGAAGTTTCACCAAAACTGGCGAAGGCGCTGGCGGCATACCAAGGGGGACGATCGTGACTCGAAAGGAAACCGCGATCTACGTCACGGGGCTGCTGCTGGCGTGCGGGCTAATCTGGATGGGATCGTTGCCGATCGTCCCGCCAGCACCCGAGAGTGTCGTCGCGCCGCAGTTGTCACCGGCCCCTGCCCCAGCCATCGACGAGGCTCAGGCCGAAGCCGATCGCGATCCGTGGGAGGACGAGCCGGGAGGCGACGCCCTGCCCTACGGCGCATCCGCGTCGCGGGGCAACGCTTGGGCCAAGGCTCGCGACGCCTACCGCAAAACGCACCCGACGTGCGCGGCGTGTGGTTGCTCGGGGTCGATCGCGATCCACCACGTCAGGCCCTGGCATCTGTGTGAGGCTGAAGAAGACCAGTGGATGAGGACCGATCCAGCGAATCTCGTTGCGCTCTGCACCTGCAACGGATCAGATGGCAGCGGAAAGCACAACTGCCACTGGATCCACGGCCACCTCGCTATGAACTGGAAGGCCAGCAATCCCAACGTGCGGGCCGACGCCGAACGATTCCGCCAAGCCCGCATTGCAGCCGCCCGTCAACTCGAACTCGAAAAGAATCCCGATGCCAGCGATCCCCGAAACTGCGAGTAAGCCGATCCCCAATCCCGGCTCCAAGGAAGCCATCGAGCAAAATTGCTCGTGTGCAGTCCTCGATAACGGCCACGGGCGAGGCTGCGGGCGCTTCGACGAACACGGGAAGCCGCTGTTCTGGATTACGTGGGAATGCCCGCTCCACTCACCGAAACCACCCGCCAAAAGCGAGGCCGCCCCTGTTTGAATTGTGGTTCTACAAGGCCCAGTTCGGCACCTGGCAGGACAAGTTCATCTCGTGGTGGACGGTCGGCCCGTACTCGCATGTGGAACTCGTGTTTCCCGACGGCCGCTGCTTCTCGTCCAGCCCGCGCGATGACGGCGTCAGGGTGACGCGCATCCCGCCGTCAGATCACTGGACGGTGGTGAAGTTGCCGCAGATGCCCACCAGCCCGGCAGGCGCTCTCGCCGTGTCGCTGGAGTGCGCCCGATTCATCGGGCGGGGCTACGACTGGCTAGGCTGCTTCGGCTGCTGGACGGGCGTCTCCAGCGTCCACGACGGCAACCGCTGGTACTGCTCCGAGATCGTGATTCACATGCTCAATCGGTTCGCCGTCGGCCCGGCGATCCCCGAGCGACTGAATCCCAACAGGCTGTTCGATCACTTGGCGACAGCAGGTCTTCGCGCCTCAAACCCGTCGGCCAGCACCTGCGCGACGCGCGACTGAATCTCGCGATCCCGCAGCGCGAACTCGCCGTCGAGGATGCAGTTGTAGACGCCGCCCGAGAGATCGACTTCCTCGCCCCGTTCGGCCGAGACCGACAGGATCGCCTCGGCCCATGCCTCGGCCGGGATGTATTGGTTCGCGAACACATAGGTTGCACCGCCACGGACCAGCACGGCACCGGGTTGCGGGCAGTCTGTCGCGAACTCAGGCACGGCACCACGTTGACCGCGCGTTCCCTTGCAGGACGCCGGGGCAATCCGCCCGTCCGGCAGCAGCCAGCCCTCGGAACTGTATTCCATGTCGATCGAGCCATCGAAGCCGCCGAACTTGTAGCAGCGCGTGATCGCCTCAACGCTGTCCTGCATTGGGAAGCCGTCCCAATGGATGTTGACCGAGTTGTAGTCACTTGTGACAGAAAACTTGACGCCGGGGAATTCACTGGCGAGGCGAGCCTTGACCAACTTGCCCACGTCCTTGGCACTGATGTGAGCGCAGCCGTCGCCGTCTCGGGAATCGCGGGCGGCTTTGATGATCTTGGTGATGGCGGGCGAGGGTTTCATGGTTCGTTTCGTTGTTGGTGGGCCGGTAATCATGGCGACACGCTCAAGCGGAGAGCAGATTCTCAAGTCGTTCCGCCCAGTAGGTCGCTTCAGGGTCGGTGAACCCCCGCTTGGCAATGCGGAAGATTTCGCACAGCGTGGACGAGACTGGAATCGTTTGCGGCGTCAACTCGGCGAGTTCAATGGCGGCTTCGAGTCGTTCGATGGGTGGCATGGTTCGTTTCGTTCTTTGGGGTAGTGTTGGGATTGCACTGGCCGGGATCAGGCGGACGCTATCGCGGCCTCAGTAGCGCGGGCGTTCTCGACAGCCGACTCGAATCCCGTCCAGTCCACGTCGAGAGATTGCAGCGAGTCCCACGCTGGTTCCTGACCTTCGGCGTGGACAAGAACTTGCGGCCATTCGCGGATGGCACCGTCAGCAGTCAGCGTCAATTCACCGAGTGTGTCGCGACCGTTCGTCGCGTCTTCGACGAGCAGCCCGAGAGAGACGGTCGTTGAATCGACAGTCACCAGCAGCGATTTCCAATTGATCTTCATCTTCGTTCCCCTTGTTTGAGTTTCGTTCCGTCACCACCAAGTGATACCCAAGGCCACCGCGTTGTTAGCGCGAAATCTCTACCGGCATCACTTCCGACCAAGTGATGTCACCGCCCGAGTTTGGAGCCTCGGTTGAGGAGATGAACACAGCCTGACGGTTGCCGAAATCGTCGTACTGGAAGCCTCGATAACGATTCTTGATGCCCCGCACTGGCAGGCGAACCGCTCCGGTGATTCGCAGGACCATCTCGAAGTCTTCTCGGCTGGATGTTGTGGTCATTTTCATGTTCCCTTGTTTGAGTTTCGTTGCGTGCGGAGTTACTCGCGAATAGTCGCGCCGAGTTTTTTGGCGTTGCGGTAGTAGTCGCCATTTCCAAACACGGCATCAGTGACATCGTCGTCATCCATGTCGGGATGCAGCGCCTGCACCTGTTCGCACAGTTCCACAAATTCTGCCAAATCAGCCTCGGTTGCTTCGTTGCCGAGATGCTCTGTGTCCATGTTGCGGAAGTCAGTCGTCATTTTCGTTCCCCGTTTGAGTGTCGTTTCCGTTGCCACCCAGTGATACCCACGGCCACTGAGTTGTTAGCGCGAAATCTGGCAGAAAATCGGTTAGTCCGAAATCAGACGAACCGATCAACCTGCGCGGCATCGAACCCGGCCCGCTTGGCGACGGCCCATGCGGCATCAATGGGCAGGTCCGTTTCCGTCGGCACGTCCGCATCGGGGTCGAACTCACCGCCGAGGGCTGCGATGGCGTCGATCATGGCTTGATTCGCGTCGTAGAAGTCGTGGGAGGCGCAGCAGCCCGAATACTCGGGCGTCAGGTTGTGCCGCCGAATCTCGGCCAACTCCTCGGGCTGACACCACTCACTGAGGATGCGGCTGAACTCGCGGGCCAGATCGACCGCCTCGATTGTTGTGTCCGTCATGACTTACTCCATCAGTTGTTTGATTGTCTTCAGCGGCGCGACCACGCGCCACCGCTTGAGGCCATACGGCTCGACCACGCAGCGCAGATCGAAGCCGATGGCTGTCAGCCGCTCCATGTCTCGGCGAACGGTCTTGAAATCGCAGCCGCGAGCCGTGGCCATCTGCTCGATGGACTGGCCGCGCCCCCGTAGCAGCGCGAGGATCGTGAACAGTTGCCGCCAGTGTGCGGCGATAGTCGGTGCCTTGGGCATTACTTGCGACTCCCGTAGTGAAGCGAACCGTTAGTTGTGTTACGCAGCGTCCGTCTCAGGGGACATCAGCACGTCGATGCTCGTATCACCGTTGCAGATACTGTAGATCGGGTCGCCGTCCGTGTAGTGAGGCTCGCCCTCGACGACAGCCTCGATCAGGATCGCCGCGGCGACGACAGTCTGCTCCGCAGTCAGGCCCATGTCGCGCGCCGATCCCGCGCGGTCGCAGTCCCACCATCCGGCTGACATCCACTCGTCGGCCGAGTCGGCGTCGAAATCGGCATCCAGCCAGCCTTGTGCGGCGTCGCGAGCCACGCCGCCCGTGAATGCGTCGCCATGTCGGCTGACGGCCGCGATCATCTCGATCAGGGACGCGGGGAGCAGCTCCTCCTCGTCGCCCGTCGTCTCCGGCAGCAGGCCGTTCCACGACTCGAACGGAGTCGGGCCGCCCTCGTCGATCTCACAGCGGGTGATCGAGAGCGTCAGGTCGCTGCGGTCGTAGGATCGGCAGTAGAGATATCCGTCGTCTGCGTGACAGTAGCTGATCTCGACCGTTTGTTCGCCATCCTGAGGGAGCATGTGGTAGGTCAGTTTTTCGGCCTGTTCCAGCGTCTTCGTGTTGCTCGTCATCATGTTCGTGTTCCCTCGTTCGTGTTTCACTGGCCCGCCGCGATGTTGCGGCGGGCTGCTTGGTTGGTCACTCAGTACGTCACCCATCCGACGTGGGGGATCAGCACAGCGCACAGCTTGTTGCTGTATTGCACCCACCCGACGTTTCGCACGAGGAAGAACCCGTCACCGTTGTCGTTTGTGGTGTGCATCCCGTCGATGATGTACTTGCCGTTCTGAGTCGTGGTTGGCGTTTCGAGCATCGTCTTCGTCATTTTCGTTCCCCTTGTTCGTGTGTCACTGGCCCGCCGCGATGTTGCGGCGGGCTTTGGTTCTTCACTCCGTCGTGACGTGAATCACGTCGCGGTCGTGTTCGACGCTGATGATTGTCCCGAGTACAAATTCTGAACACTCCTCAGTGATTTCATGTGAGTCAGTGCCTGATGCAATGACCGATGTTGTGTAGACGGTCCCTACGTTGTTTCCGTCTTCGTCCGTAACCACGAGTCCGGGTCGCGTTGGATGTTCCATATTTGAGATCGTGTAGCTCATCATTTTCGTGTCCCTGTTTGTGTTTCGTTCGTCCGATGGCACGTGATATTCGCCAAAGTCGGCTTGTCAGCGCGGAATATGCACCCCGCAAGACAATTCGCAGTCGCTCATGTCGTGGTAGCCGAGCGGTCCCGACTTGCGATTCAAATGCCCGAGGCCGACGAGGTAATCAATGGCATCGGACAACTCGCCCCGCGTTGGCTTCCATCCGAATGGAGCGAACGCCTTGACCAGATCGCCGCGCTTGATTGTCCCGCCAGCACAGCGGACACCGATCATCACAGTGCGGGCCAGCTTGCGAACGGCCAGCCGAGCGGATTCGATTTGTTCTTGAGTCATGGTCACGTTCCTTTGGGTTTTGTCGGAGATGATTCGGAATCCGTTGAGTTGTGAGTCTGTCATTTTCATGTTCCCGCGTTTGAGTTTCGTTTCCGTTGCCACCCAGTGATACCCGCCGCCACCGCGTTGTTAGCGCGAAATCGCTTCGGTTTCTTCGAGCATCGAGAGCATCCCGCGAACATTGTCGAGTTCAGCGGAGATGGCATCACGGATCGCCACGGCTGCACCCTTGGAACCGTTGCCGTCAGACGCTTCCGCAGCGACAGCCTCAGCACGCTCCCGTGTGTAGCTGTTGGCCATCGGCAGACCCCGCACGCTCACGCCCTCGTCCTGTGTGTAGCGAATGAATCCGCCGGGGAGTTGCACCACGTAGTTGCAGTCCACAACCGCCGAGGCGTAGGAGTCACGCATCCGCAGGAGATCGTTCAGGGAGTTGTTCAGAGTGGATTGGATGTTGTGCATGATTCGTCCTATTTATTCCGCAACCGCGAAGTGCGATTGACTGCCGAACTATACATGTCCCGCCACAGTTGTTAGCGCGGTTTCTGGGGGAAAACGCGGAATGCCGGATTCTCAAAAATCGTGATATTTTGCGACCTGACAGCCGCTGACTGGCGAGTAGAGTGTGACGGGACAAGACTGGATGACACGCTAGCACGGGGAACGCAAATGACGAGTCAGAACACGGTGAGCCTGCCAACGATCCGCCGCCAAGCGGAGTCGGTCAGCCCGCACGGTTGGTACGTGATCCTGAGTGACGATATCAATCGTTGGAGCAAGACGACTGGCGTCTACGCCACGATTGAGCAGTGCTACGTCGAGGCGAGACAGATCGTGGCGAGGCAATTCCAGATCCCAGCAGACGCGAGGATCGTCGATTTCCACGGTGAGTGGCCAGTTGCATGAACCACCAGCCCCACTGCAATCTCTCAGCGGGGCGTAACAGGAGTAAGGCCGTGATAAAGCGAGTGACAGGGGCGATTTTACTGGCGGCGATGTGTGGCTGTGGAGGAACCTCCGAGGACCGCGCTGCCCTAGACATCGTTGAGCAACGCGAGAAGCAGGAACGCATCGCAGCTAAGGTGGCAGCGATTGAGGCCGACAAACGAGCGACGGAGAAGGCCAAACGAGCGGCAATGGAATCTGCCAAGACCCCGGAACAACGTGCAGCCGAGAGGGCGTTGCGTTTTCCGGAACTGCCAACGTCGGACGGACCCGGATTCTGAAAGCGAGAAATACTCAGATGAAGACGACCGCAACCAAATGCCGCAACGGGAACGCAGTCGAATCGTGGTACGACCGCTCCTGTCGGTCATGGGTCGTGCGTACCGTTGACGCTGACGGAAACCAACTCGGAGACGCGGCCTATGTTGGGACGCGCGCTGGGATGGACCGCGCCAGAGAGAGCGCGATCACACAGGGCAACACATTCAAGGGGGAGTTCAAGTGAAGAAGCAAATGATCAACGACTACGAATGCACCGTCAGCTATCTCGCCTGCGAGGACGGTAGCTATGTCTGCCAGATCACATCCGTGTCAGGCGCGTCCGGATGGGACGGCATAGGCCCTCCGCGACAAGAGTTCGCATGGGAAGCCACAGGCCCGAGCCGCAAGATCGCTCGGGCGGCTGCGGAATCGGCGATGCTGGCCAGCGGCAGGATCGAGGAGGAGCGGGAACTGATCCGATTGTTCAGTGAAGACGACTACGAAATCGCCGACGCGCTGTTCACGTTTTTCGAGAACCACGGCCCCGGTGACTGCTGGATCGGCCTCGGTGATGAGGCCGCTCGACTGCACAAACTTCTGGAGGAGAGAACAGGCGAGTCAGTGACGCTCTATGAAATCGGAGCGATTGCGGGCGCAGTAGCGGCCGAGGCGTACAATCGCGGGTTGCTCAACGCAGCGCGATACCTCGGCGTCCCCGCAGATGACTTGGTGTTCGGGGTGTCCGAACTGCTCGATGGCGACAGGGAGCCGCTCACTGGCATTACGATCCCGGTATGGACTGGCGAGGCGCTCGATTCTGAGGAACTTGCCGGAATCCCCGAAAAGAGTTGAACTCGACTCACCGGCGACCGTAGTGGTTTCAGGCGAACGAAACGAAACCACGCGGAGCATGACCTTGAACGACGAGCCATTGACGATCGACTACTCGGACTTCGTGCGGCGACTCGCAAAACCGGGTCAGGACATCCTCGCCGGGATGACACCCGAGCAGGCCAACCTGATGCACATGGCCATCGGGATTGCCGAGGAGGCCGGGGAGCTACTCGGCGCGATCAAGAAACACGTCATCTACGGCAAGCCTCTGGATGTGGCCAACGTGATCGAGGAGCTAGGCGACCTATTTTTCTACATTGAGGGCATGAGCCAAGCTGTTGGCGTCTCGCGCAACCACGTCCTCCAGCAGAACGTCGCTAAGCTCGCCGTGCGCTACGAATCACTCCAGTACAGCGATCAGGCAGCAGCCGCACGGGCGGACAAGGCAGGTGAATCATGACGACAATCAATCCGATGAGCCAAGGAGCTGTTCACACGCCGGGACCGTGGGAATGTGAGAAAGATCACGATGAACCGTTCACGGAAATTGGAGAACCGATTGCCATCGTTGGCGGGGAAGAAACCGGCGAAGGAGTCCGATTCGTTATCGGCCGAACATGCGACTTCGGCCCACACGGCGACAGGCAGACAGCGGCGAACGCTCGTCTGATCGCAGCCGCTCCTGACCTGCTGGCCGCATGTGAGGCGGCGATGCGGATAGCAATCCTGTGGTGCCCGGAGTCGTGCAGCGATCCTCTCCACATGGAGGAGCTTGCCGTTCTCGGGGCGCTAAAAGAGAAGATCAAGACTGCAATCGAGAAGGCTACGAACAGATTCTGTTTGTCCGAATTCGGACGAACAGAAAAAGTGAATACGGCCTGATTGCCCAAGTCGTTGGTTTGTATGACTTTGTGGCCAACGGCACACGAAAAGACGCAAGTCGTTGGTCTATATGGCTTCACGTCGAAAAAGCGGAGAAAATTCGTCCCGTCGGACTTTCCCTTCCCTACAGGGAAGAGAATCGGGCAACACAACGGCAGGGAATCGGGAAGGGGATTGGAAGAGAATCAGGAAGAAGAACGGAAGAAGAACGGACTTCATTGCCAGTGTGCTGGCGTGACGCGGGGATGTTTACTCAAACGGGGAGATAGTGATGCGTGCATTGTTGCTGTCGGTTGCGTTGCTGTGCGGGACATCATTCGGCGCGGACGAGGTGCCCGCCAACGTGGCCGCATTCAAGGAGCGGTGCGAGGCGGCGAAGGTGAAGAATGTCGCGAGAATTGAGAAAGACTACGACGACGCCAAGTCGGCGGTGAAGGCCGCGACATCCAGCACCGAGAAGGCCAAGAGGGTCAAGAACCTCAAGGCGGCTCTGGAGAAAGTGAAGGAGGCCGAGGCGGAACCGTGGCACGCACAGCGGACTCAGATCGACACCGCGACGGCGGGCAGCATCGGCGAGTTCTTCACGTCGGGCTACAACCACTCGCGGATCGGGGTCTATTTTCACGCCGACAAGGTGACGGCCGACAAAGTCACGGGCTACATCGTGCATGACGGAGCGACGCCGAAGCTGCTCGTGCGCGCTGGGGGGGCAGTCGCGAACAATGTCTACTCCGAACCGGGGAAGGGTTCAAAACAGCCCGCCACGATCCTCGGCGGAACGGGGTTCACCGAGGGGAAGCAGGTGGTGATCAAGGGTCGCTACGAAGTGGTCACGACCAAGCCGCTCACGTTGAAGCCGTTCGACGTTGAACCGTTCCAGTCGCTCAAGTGATTGGGATCTCGCCGCGTTGGATGACTGGTGTTGAGTGAACTCAAGTCGGCCCCGTTGCGGAAGTAGTCCGCATGGGTGGTGGCGTTGGAAGCGGTTGTTGGCAAGTAAAGAGAAAGGCAAAGATGGCTAAGCGAACCCCGTTTGCGGTACACGATTCGACGCTATTTGTGAAAGCAAAGTATTCCGGAATTCACCACCTGGTGATCATGTGTGATGGACTCCCGGTGACGTTTTTCGGCGAGGAGAAAACAGATTACATGAAAGTCTCCGAGGTGATCGAGTGGCACGAAAAAGAGCTGGCCGAAAGTGGCGGACAGAGCGGCGACAGGGGAGTTCTGGAGGCGTTGCAGGTCGCGATGGAAAAGTTCCAAGCTGGATCGTGCGTGGAAGCCTAGTTGCGGTCCTGTTGTTCACCGGTTGGGCATGGCAAGATGCTGCATGTGCATGTGCCAATTACCACGGCGAGTTCGGCTGCGGGTCGTGACGGAGTGAATGGTTGTTGTTTAAGGGGCAGGAAATGAAGCTGATTGAAAACAGAATCGCAGACGAGGATACGCATCAGGAACTTCTGAGGGCGGAGCCGCACGGGAAACTATGCAGGGGCAAACTGTGCGGGGATTTGTTGTTGTTCTGGCCAGAGGCAGAGGATAGCGATAACGTCGCGGCCTATCGTTTCCGTGTCGCAGACATTGTTGACGACTGGATCAACAGCAATGTCGGCGGAGGGACGCGACAGTTCCACGGGGCCGACAAAAATAAAGCCAAGATGCTGATTAAAGACTTGGAGTCGATGATTCAGCGAATCAGAGACGCCATGCCGGGTGACTGAGTAAATTTTACTAGGGGGTGTTCTGTGAATCACTACGCTTGAGCCGTTCAATCACCTTGAGATCGGTTAGCCAACACAACCACCCCACCCCCCTTGACAGCCAGCATCCGTATAGTGAACATCTGTCCAGTACATGCAGTGTTCACTCATACCGGGGTCGATCAAAGTCATGGGAAGCCACCACAACAACAAGGGTCGCAATAAGGGTCAGGAATTAGCCGCGCCCGAAGCCCCCGAAGTGTTGACGGACCCGAACAGGACCAGATCAGATTGCCGTCTTGCCGCGCGGGCCATCAAGGAGCGCTGGGCCGTCAGCCCCACGGCGAAGACCGCCATCGTTGAGCGGCTGACTGAGATCGTGGAGAAGCGCTCCGTCACGGTCACGAGCCGCGAGGGCAATGTGGAAGAGTGCGAGGACACGGCGGACATGCACGCGATTGCGGCCTCCCGCGTCTTGGTGGCGATCGTCGGCCAGAATCAGGCTGACGAACACTTGCAGCTCAAGGCCGAGATGGCGGAAGACAGTGCCAAGTCGTCGGGCGACACGTACAACATCGGCGTCGTCGGCTCGATGATGCACGGGGGCGAGCCGGTGAGCATCGACCAAGCGCGGGCGCAGGCCATTGAGGCTGTCGCCAAGCTGATGGACCGCACCACGACTCCAGATCGCGTCCCCCCCGCTCAAGCCGCATCCCCGCAGACGGATTCGCTGGAACGGCACGGGGCTGGGCTGGAGGACATCTAGCCCAGATGCCTGCTCCGCTCGAATCCTCGCCTGAATTGATAAACGAGCTGGATTTTCTACTCGGCAACTGGGATCGACTCACGGACGCGGAGCGGGAGTTTTTAGTCTCCTGTTCTAGGTTCATCGACCGGGGCTACCGCGTCAATAAGTACATGATGGCAGTGCGGCCGAACCTGTATCCGAAGCAGCAGAAGTTCTTGGGTATGAACGACTTAGAGGTGTATACCGGAGGTTCCGGGGGTGGTGGAAAAAGCGATAGCCTTCTTCTGGCGGCCCTTCAGTTTGCGGATGTCCCCACGTATTCCGCTGTCGTGTTCCGCTCGACATTCAAGAACCTCAATCGCTCCGGCTCGATCATGGACCGTTGCCGGGACTGGCTGCGAGACTCCGACGCCCACTGGGACGGCAATGACTACCGGTTCACGTTCCCCGGCGGCGCGAAGATCGGGTTCGCCTACATGGAGTCACTCAAGCACGCGGACCAGCACCGATCGGCAGAGTACGTTTTTTGCGCCTACGACGAGGTGACGGAAATCCCCGAGGAATGCTACCGGTTCCTCTTCTCGCGTATGCGACGCAACAAGAACGGCCCCGCGATCCCGCTTCGCTGCCGCAGTGCCAGTAACCCCGGAGGGGAACACGCCGCGTGGGTCAAGTCCCGCTTCATCCCGCCCGAGTATCTGGCGTGCAAGGACAACGACTACCGGTTCAGTCGCGCGTGGGAGAAGTCCGACCCGTGCGGCGACTGTGGCGGGACCGGGAAGCTCGACGACATCGAGTGCCTGTATTGCGACGGGCTGGGGAAGCAGGTCCGGGTGTTTCTCCCGTCGCGAGTGCAGGACAACCCGGCGCTCGACGCGAACGAGTACCGCAAGTCCCTGTCACGCATGACGTGGATCGAACGGATGCAGGTCGAACATGGGGACTGGGACATCACTGCCGAGGGTGGCGTCTTCCGCATGGCCTGGCTGCGATACTACACCGTCCAAGGGGAGTATCTGCGGCTCACTCGGTTCGATGAACACAACCGCCCGCTGCCGGACGTGATCGTCTCGCGCAGGGAGGCGATGGTGTTCGTGACGGCGGACACGGCAACCAAGGCCAAGACCAGCGCCGACTACTCGGTGATCGCAACATGGCTGTTTCATAGGGCTACTGGCTCACTGGCCCTCCTTGACGTAATCCGCAAGAAAGTGGACACTCCCGATCTGTTGCCGCTGTTGTCGGGTGCGTGCCTACAGGCCAAGGCCAAGTTTGTCTTGATTGAAGAGGCTTCGTCAGGGACGGAACTGATCCAGTTGTTGCGGAAAAACAACGCCTGTATCGGTGGCATCCCGGTCAAGTCGTATCTGACGGGATCGCTCGACAAGGTGGCACGATCGGCCCCGGCTCAGTTACGGATGGAATCGGGGATGGTCTACTTCCCTGCGTTTGAGACGGCTTGGAAAGCCGAGTGCGTGGCCGAGTTGCTCTCGTTCCCGAAGTCGGTCAACGACGACTTTGTGGACAACGTGAGCATGGCGGCATGGTACGCCGAGAACCACAACTCGATTCACGTTGGCGGAAACAACGCCAGCAACCTGCCCTCCGAAATCGGCAGCGGCCCCCTGCTTTCATTCACTCGCAGTTCACTCGATGAGTATTGATTTTCAGAACATTCACAGGAGTTCTTTTCGATGCCGGTTCCCGAGCGTGGTGTGGTGTATGTCGAGACCCCGAATTTCGAGCGTGTGACCACTCTCGTGGCGGTTCATTTCATGACATCCCCCCCGAGGTTTACGGCCAGCGTGTTCGAGGAGATTCTGTCCCGTCGCTGGGTCGATAAGCTCCAGTACGGCAGTTTCACCCACGGCCAGAGAACCCAACTCATCGCCGCCATCCAAGCGTGGAACGCCGTTCACGATCCGATCATCAAACCTGTCGCCCCAGCCCCAGCCCCAGCTCCCGCGACTGCGAGGTTCCCTGCCATTGGCTATGTGTCGCTGGAGGTCATCCGCGACGGTGAGACATGGCGACTGGCGATGGGTAGTGAGCGACCTCACGGCACGCTCAATGTGTTCTTCCTGACTTCCATCGACGGCCACAACGCGGGCGACTACATCCAGATTGCTGACGGATTATGGGTGTCGAACTCGCACCCGATCGACCCGTCGCTGCTGCCGCATGTTCTCGCCGAGATCGAGCGGTGGAAGGCCGAGCAGTCCCCCAAAATCGAGAACAAGCCCCCCGCCTACAGTGGCGAGAACAAGGGGTCGCCGGACGCGATGATTGCCTGGCTCCGGAGGGACAAGTCAGCGTTGGCCACGGACGCGGCCGACGAGATCGAACGGCTCCGGGGCTGGCTGCTGCGGATGTACGAGCAGGCCGCCCGCAACAACTGGCACATCTACTCGTGCGTCGCCCATGACGCCCTGACGGGCAAACCGGTTCCAGAGCGAAAGGTCCAGGTATGAACGAGCCGACGACAAGTCTCCGTGAACGATTCGAGCTGTCTTATGCCGAGTTCCTGAAAGCGCAGGAAGGCTACTCTGACTGCGAAAGCATCCTCGCGACGGTCAGGCACTTGGATGAGTTGCTAATGCGGGAAGGGGCGGGTTCCTTGGAATACCACGAGAAGGAGACGCTGCGCGGTGGCGTGTACCACTCCGGTCGCAGGAGATCGTCATCGCGCGACGAGGCGTCGGCCTATATGGACGCCCTCATGGCGCAGTTTATCGCCACGGAGTTCGCGAAACGTGGCGGGCAGGCCGGTGAGATGAAAAAGG